CTTCCTTCTCCTCTGGAGCAGGAAGTCCTATTCTATTATTTGAAGGTAAACCCAGTTTTTCTCCGGTTGATGGAAGAGTTTTCTGTTGAGTTTGCTGTTGTTGAGCAACACCTTCTGGTGGAAGAACCTCAAAATCAGGAGATATTGTAGATGGTTTTGGATATTTGTTCGGATCTGAAAGATAATTTTTTAAATTTTGAATTACTTTTAATTTTTGAGCAATTACAGGAAAATCTTTTTCCAATTGATTGGGGTCTGGATCGACCTTGAATGATTTAAGATCATTATAGAAATCGTTTATTTCAGATTCTACTTTTTTCTTGAAAGAATTTAAAAGAGATTTTTGTTGTGCTTTTGCATATTCTGCTCTTGCAGATATTTTTGGGGATTCGGTTCCTGATATTTTTGAACCAACCTTTTGTAAGGTTGCGCCAGCACCGCGTAATAAGCCAGAACCTTGTCCACGAAGTCTATCAAGTATACCTTCTTGATATAGGTTTTCTAACAATAAATCATCTTTTCTTTTCATGTTTTATGTATAATACTTATACATAAAACAGGTCATTTATAAAATTAATAACACACAAGAGAAACATTTTGATATTCTGGTGCTGGTGAATATACAGGAGACACTCTTCTAGCTGGTTGATAATATGGTGTTTGATTAATAATTATTGGTTGTTTTTCAACAACCAACCGTTCTGTTGAGCCATATGTATATGATCTAGTTGTATGGAATGCACAACCAACAAATGAGAACGATATTGATGTTAGAATGATTGTTTGGAGTATTTTTTTCATACTCCTCACAGGTTACGAACAATTTTTTGTAATGTCAAACCAAATTTTAAATTTTTGTGTTTAAATTAAACGATGATGTTGTTTCTTTTTCTTCTTTATTCTTTGATTGTAGTTCTTCTAAATCTTTACAGAAATACCAAACTCCATATGCAGTCTCTGGTCCAGCTTGCAAAAGTCCACTAAACTGATTTTTTTCTTTTACTGGTACAAGTTTATGAAGTACACTTCCGGTTTTTTGGTCAAACAACTCTAAATAAGTGTTTGATGAATCCCATGTTGCATTATTATTATAATTAGGATTTCTTGATATTACGAATTTTCCAATGTTATTAGGGTATATGCTTTCTGATAAATAAAAAGTATAATATTGTTCTTCATTGTCTGGTATGATTGAACGTCCTGTTGTTTTTACTGTTGTTGGTGGTGGTGGTGGTGTTGATTTACCAATTATACTATTGAATTTTGATTTTACCGTATCTTTTATATCTTCAGAAAATTGTTGCCATTTTGTTAAAATTGTATTCAATGTTGAATTTCCTTTAGGAGATAAAACAACCCAAAATTTTCTTCCTGCGTTATTATCAATAGGAGGAAGTTTATAATTATTTTTTGTTAAATAATCTAAAAAGTTTTTAACAATTGTATCCTTTTGGGATACTGCTCTACCTATTAATTTTCCTTTATTTGGTACATTTTTATCTGTAACATTTGAATCATATAAAACGACTGCATTTGGTGAAAAAACAGGATTTTTTAGAAACCTATTTGCTGCTATGCTTAACCCCCTAAGCATATTTTCTACTGATGATCTTTCAACAGGTTTTATTTTATTTGTTTCAGAAAAAAAAGAAGATGCGATATTTAATAATGGACTTAAACTTGGGTTTGTTGCAACTTGTTTTGCTGTATTGTATACATTTCCTATACTATTTGTTATTCCACCTAAACCACTTGAACTTTTGATTATTCCTTCTGATGCCTCATTTAAAACTTTATCAAATTTATTCATTATCATAATATTTAGTATTTATGGATAATTAATTATAATGTTTGATATTCCCTTTTACATAGCTGAAGAATATTATTATAAAAATAGAATATATAAAGGAAGATACCCCATTTCTATTGTAGATTCTCCTTCTACTTCTGTGTTTGTTCCTAGAACAGAATTAATAGAAGAACTTGACGAAGATGACATAATAAAACTTGAGATGTCAGAATCTACTAATAAGAATCCGAAATTTATTCTAACACAAACAGATAGTACAAAAAAACAACAAATACGAAAACTGGATGGAAGTGCATTGTATCCTGTTATATAAAAAAGATAATTATAATTTATGGCACAAGGACTAAAAATAAGCGAATTACCAAAAGTAGACAAGAATAATTTAGAAACGGGAGATTTACTTGTTATTGCTGAAAAAATTAGAGAAGGTGTTTACGCTACTAAACAACTCAATGCTTCTTATATTCTTAAACTAAAAACCGAAGCGGATAATGCTGGTTCCGATGACGGAAGAGTTCAAATATATAAAAATTCTACAACTAGTAAACAAGGAACAACTGTTTTAAATTTTAGGGGTTTAAAAGCAGGAACTGATATTGTATTAACACAACAAACAGATAATATCTTGATAGATGCAAAGGTTGATGGTGAAAATACAAAAAGCGAAGCAACAAATGTTGTCGGTATTTATGCTGGTAAAAATACTTCAAATTCAAATTTAAAATTTAAAAGTATTTCTGGTGAAAAAGGAATAACATGTAGATCCGATTCTACTGGTGCTTATGTTTCACCTAAATCAAATCATTATTTTTTAATACCAGCCAACCCAAGCAATCCTTCATCAAATCCAAACATTTTAACCAAAAAATATGGTTCTGATGGATATATAGCAACCCCCGATTTAGGAAATTACTATACTCCCGAATGGAGTTCCGGAACACAAGAAGTTGATTTAAGTTCTATAATAGATACATTACCATCTGATTTAAAAGAATCATTAAATTTAGCAGAAAAAGGTTTGGCTTTTGTTAGAATTAGGTTAAATGTTAATTCAACAGATAATATTCCCCACTATCTTAGTGTAAAATCTACTGAAGATTCTGCTTGGAATAATAAAATAAGCCTTGATCCTACTGGTAGTTCTAGAACTACTGATTGGGAAGGTGAAGATGCTTTAACAACTATTGTTGAATTTAATAAAACTAATAAAAAGTTTAACTGGCGAGTTATGGCAAGTGCAGGAAATAAAGACGTAAGATATTGGCAAATTAATGTACATATGTATTTAGAGGGGTTTTTTGTTTAAAAATAATTTATAAAATGAATGATGAAAATAAACCATTATCTTATACTGATTGGTTAGCCAAAAATGGACTTTCGGCTACTGATGATTATTATAATTATTCAAATTATTTAGTAGAATGGTATAATAATCAGAAATCACCAAAATCAAATTTAAGAAACGAATATGTTCAACTTTTAAAAGAAATAAATTATGTATTTGGTGATGAAAAAAGAGACAGATTTTTATCTCAAATAGATTTTAATAATAGAGAAGATTTAATAAATTCTCTTCCTTATTTCACAACAAAAATTAAAGAACTTGCAAAGTCTTTTAATGAAAAAAGAAAAGCATTAAAAGATTCGAAATTAAAATATAATTTAACTTCTTCTAATAGAGGAATAGAAAAACTTTTATATGAATATATTTTAAGGAGTTTTACATCTAAAGATAAAATATCTCCTGTTCCTTACAAAGAATTAACCGGTCTTGTACCAGAATTAAAAGATGTAAATAGCTTGTTTTACATTGAAATAGAAGAACTTTATGACAAATCAAATTATTTTGATCAATCTCCCAAATCAAACATTGAAGATTTTGTTAAAACAAATGATTTATTAAACACATTTCCATATAAAGGTAAGATAAACAGAAATCAACTTCTCGGTTTACTATCAACATCAGTTAAAGAAAGAGGAGCAAATGATCCTTTATCAAAATTTTATCAAGAATTTTTAAATTTAAATGCAGATATAGAGGATGATACCACAGAATATGAATATTTAAATGCTATTAATACAATTGCATTAAATGAAAAATATATGGGTAATGATCTTTTCGGTCTTACTGCTGTAAAAACTGATACAGAAATAACTGCTGACTTCACAACAGTTATAAACATGCAACAAGGGAATAACTGGTTTTTTTGGCCAAGTGGAGATAAAGTTTATTCTATAGAAAACATAGATAATATCTATTATCCTATAGAAATAAACAACTCAAATCTAATTTCAAACGGGGCAACTGGTGGAGGTTCTTTTAAAGAATCTGATATAATTTTAACAGATAAAAAAGGTTATGTAGAAGGTGCTTGGTTGATGGGTCCAAGAACAGAATATAGTGAGAAAACTGTTTCATTTACAGTAGATCCAAATGAAAATAGAAGATTTATTTGGCCTTATACTGGTTTTAATTTAACAAAAAACACAAATCAGTGGAGAGGGTTTTTAACAAATGATGATTCTAATAAATTCTTTTATTTTTTATCAGATAGAGAAAAAAGTATAATTCTGAACAATTATTATACTCTGCCACTACCTTCTTTATCAAGTGATAACATTTATTTAAATCAAACAGATTTTTATAAACAAGGTGCTTATTCCGATAAAACGGCACTGGATTCTGATGTTATTATAAAACAAAAACATATACCAGGTGTATATACATCATATAATGACTTAATTGGTAAAACAGAAGTAGCTTTTTTGTATAAATTTGAAGAAACAGAAATACCAATATCAGAAGGACTAAACAATATTGTTTGGCCCTTAATGAAAGTTGAGAATGATTTTAAAAATATTCCATTAACAATCTCAAATGATTTTTGTGATCCCGTTGAATTAAAAACATTAGATACTGAAGAATGTTTCAGGGGTGCTGTTGCTGGTAGAGATATGGAAGAATCCGATTTAATATATAAATTGGATAAAAGAAGTGGTACACCAATAGAAGCTGCTTGGCTTAAAAATATAAGTATTAATGATTTAAATATATTTGAAAATGAAATACCTGTGTATAAAACAAAAGCAACTTGTTGTGAAAAATATACAGATGGTCCTAATCAAAATGGTTTACATACTGTTATAGAATCAGGTCAAAGGATATCGTTTATATGGTGTGGAGAAGACACTTTAGCTGATGAAGTTTTTCAATATTCTAGTCATCAAACCAATTGTGAATATGATGATAAAAAAAGAGATTACTATATAAATCAAGATTATTCAAATCCAAAACCAATAACAGATAATATAGATTTTTGGAATTTATGTACATGTAAATCTGTTTTATATTCTCCAATAGGACATAAGGGTAACAATGTTACTGATTATGATGGAATGTGTGATGTTCTTTATGCTGATCCACAAGGTCTTGCTGAAGATTTTGATTTTAGTACTTGGCAAGATACAAGATGCCTTGATTATAAATCAAGTCCTCAATTTTCTTTTTTTAAATTAAATTCTTCAAATTCAAACTTAGTTGGATTTGGGTTAGGTTCTTGGAAAACATCAACAAACGCAAAAATGGTTCTAAAAACTGGTAGAAGATATACATATTTTAGATCACATCTCAAAAAGGTAGACAATTCTGGACCAAAATTTGTAATTTCTTATGATTATAAGAATCAAAAATCAAAATGTTTATCCTCTGTACCATATGATATTGTTTTATGTGTTGATATAAGTCAATCACAAAAATACAATTTAGATACATCTAAAGAAATAGTAAAATCTATTGTTTCAAATGTTTCTGATAATGTTCAAATAGGAATAGTTGTTTTTGATTCTAGACAAATAAGAGCATCTTATATGTCAACATTCCCTGACTTGTTTTCCTTTTTAAATATATTAGAAGATTATAATGAAAATAACGAATTTACTTATAGAACAAATATATATGAAGCTGTAAAATTAGCATATTATCTTTTAACAACACAAATAACGGAAAATAATAAAAAAAGTGTTTTAGATTTAAAAAAACTTTGTTCTGATGTTAATGCAACAATTGTAAATGCACAAAGAGTTCCTGTTTACAATCAACCTAGACAAGATGCAATAAAACGAATTATTATTATAAGTGATGGAAACGAAACATCAGAATTAGCAAAAGATAAAGATGGTAATTTATTGTTACCGTCTTATATAGATCAAATTACAGGAAATTTAAATTTAATAGCCAGTCTTAATACATTTTCCGATTTAAGCAATATAACAGATGCATCTAAAAATGATGCATATTATATTGATGATATTGATACTTTATATAAATGGAATGGTTCAGGATGGGTAACTACAAAGGATTCCACCATTCAGATTCAATCGATTGATCTTGGGCCTATGTCTGTTTTAAACAATGTAATGGAAAATATATCAACAAAAGGATTATATTTTAATTTACAGAAATATTTAAACACGAATGATATTGATAATGTTGAAAGAATTATAAAAGATATTGTTTATAAAATATCTCAGTGTGGAGATATCAGATCAAGATGGATGAAAATGATTAGAAACGGAAATGGTGATTGGATATCTACAGAAGAAGAAACTGACATCATTTTAAGACCTAATGATAATATTGCATATGTTCACAGGGATGCAGTAAACTACTCTTCGCCTTTAAATGAATACATTTCCTTTTCAACTCCATCTAAAAATTTTATAATAAAAATACCATTAAGAGGATGGGATTACTTAACAAACAAATATGTTAAAGATAATATAATTGTGTATAGAGGAGCTAAACCATTCTGGGGTAAAGCATATGTAGATGAAGACAAAGATAATAACTTTAATAAAGAACTTATATACATGGGTGGTCATGTTAGGTGGTTGGATTATCTACCAATAAAACAACCAGAAGTTTCTGAAATGATTTTTGAACACAGTGATCATATTGAATATGTAAGAAGAAGCCCAGAAAGAGTTAAATTTTCTCATATTATTCCAATGAAAGAATCTAAAACAAATTATCAATGGAATAAATTAGAATTTTCTAAACAATATTCAAATTTATCTAAATTATTTAAAAACGATTCTTTAGAATACATAGCGAAAGGAACCTTTCAAAAATCTGATTTTGTATTAGAAGAAACATATGAATTTAAACCAGCTAAATATAACTATTTTGCCAGAAATGCATTATCGTTTACTCAGGATCTTTTCTTGTTATATAAATGTAATCCAACATATGCACAGTTGCTTTCTGGTAAAGTATTAGAAGCAAAAAATCCATATGCACACTTGGATAATGTAAACTTCCCTACAATAGCAATTCTTCCTTATACAAATAATTTTGTTTCCAAAAAACAAACTGGTCATTATTTATTACCAACAAAACTAGGTGTTCCTTTTTTTGCTGGTATAGGATATAATATCCAAATAGATGAAGCAAAGGTATACGAACTTGAAAAAAAAGGAATAGAGCCTATATTTTTAGATCCTGAAAAGTATGGACCCATTACAAGAGGACTTTCAAATGTTGATAATTTATCTCCAACAAAAATAACTTCTATAGATAATAGGTGGATGATGCTTCCTTATGGGTCAGGTGAAGTTTCTGGTATAATAACAAATACAAAAAATACGCAAAAATTTACACCATATCAAAGTGAATATGAAATATTAGGAATAAATCAGTATGGAGTTAGTAGACCAACTGATCAATTTCAGTTTTATAATGAAAATAGAAGATGGACTGGTGGTGGTTTAAACTTCAGAGGAGAAGTATCAAAAGATATTTATTTAGATAGAAGAAATAAATATTTGGTTGATTTAGGTATTGTAACAAACTGGGGTATGGATTTATACGGAAACAATTATTCTTTATTTAAATCAAAAATTGATTCAAGATTTATAGAATTAGATGAAAATTATTTGAAAATAAATTATAATGATGTAGAATATGATAAATCTAGGTTATCAACAGATGATTATCCGAAAGATCAACAAAATCCGGAAAATTATGAAAATATAACATACAACGATAAAGAACAAGATTATCTTGAATTCTTACAAGAAGATTAATAAATAAAAATAACAAAATGTCAGAAATAACACCACAAGCAAATATACAAAAAGATAATGGTAGATCTTTCATGAGTTCACTAGTTTCAAAACTTCCTTTTATAAATGATGTTATGGAAACAGAAACAAACAATCCAAAATATGAATTGTTTGATAGGTTATCTAAAAGATACCAAATGAACGTTATGAAACAATCCGTTTTGGTTGGTCCATACTTAAATCAGGATGGATTTAATCAAATGAACCCTGCAAATGTTTTTGGTTCTGACAAAGGATATCATCAATACATATATGCGAATTTAGATGTTGATAAACAAAGAAGGCTATCCGAATACCGAAGAATGGCAGCATTTGCAGAAGTATCTGATTGTTTGGATGAAATTTGTGACGAATTCATAACAAAAGATGATAATGGAAAAGTTATAAAAATAATTTTTACTAACATAACAAAAATAGAAGAAGAAACAAAATCAGAAATACAAAAAGAATTTTATAAATTTGTACAATGTTTTGATCTTGATTCAAAGGGATGGGGTTATTGTAGAAAACTTTTGACGGAGGGCGAACTTTTCTTTGAAAACATTGTACATGAAGAAAGAAAGGATAAAGGGGTTATAGGTGTTCTTTCTATACCTGGTGAGCTTATAAACCCCATTTACGACAATGTTCAAAATAATATTATTCAAAATTTTTTATTTCAAAAACCTATTAATTTTGTAAATCAGGCAGATCCAAGAAATCCTAATTTTACTCCGAATGCAAACAATCTTCCTACTAATACAGGAAGTGCGAATGCTCTTCAACATCAAATGATTACATTAGAGGGTAATCAAGTAACTTATATTGATTCGGGTATATGGAATGATAATGTTACTATTAAGCTTCCTTTTATTGAAAATTGTAGAAGAGCATATAAATTATTGTCTCTTCTTGAGGATGCTATTATCATTTATAGAATGGTTCGCGCACCAGAAAGATTAAAATTTGTTATAGATGTGGGAAACATGCCTCCAGCTAAAGCAGAAGCATATGTAAAACAATTGATGCAAAAATATTGGTCTAAAAAGACATATGATAGTCAATCTGCAAATAGTGCATCAGGTGGAGGATCTGCTGGAAATATATATGATCCACAATCAATGCTTGATTCTTTCTGGTTTGCAAAAAGGGCAGGAGAACAAGGATCAGATGTGCAAGTTCTTCAAGGTGGACAAAACTTAGGTCAATTAGATGATCTAAATTATTTTGTATTAAAATTATATAAAAGTTTAAAAGTTCCAACAAGTCGTTTAAATCCACAAGAATCATTTAAGGATGGTGCTGAAATTTTAAAAGAAGAATTAAGATTTGCTAAATTCATAGTCAGATTACAAAATCAATTTTCATCCGGAATTAAAACTTCTTTCATAACTCATTTAAAATTAACTGGTTTATGGAAAGAATATAAACTTCAAGAATCGTATTTTAATCTTGAAATGGTTCCTCCTTCTAATTTCTTTGCTATTAGACAACAACAACTTTTAGAATTAAAACTTAAAAACTTTAGCGATATGTCTCAAAATGAAGGTATATCTAATACATTTGCACAAAGACACTATCTAGAAATGTCAGATTCTTCAATAAGTGAAAACATGGAATGGAAAAGAAAAGATGCCGCTTTAACTTGGGAACTTCAACAGATTCAAGCGGCTGGTCCAAATTGGAGAGAACAAATTGAAGCTACCCAAAATGCTGCCCAAGAAGCTGGTGCTGCTGGTGAAGCAGCACCAATGGGTGGAGAAGGTGGTGGAGGATCTATTGGATCAGAAATTCCTGAATTTGGTGGAGGTTCTGAAACACCTGTGGCTGGTTCAGCTAATTCTCCTGAAGGAACAACACCAGAAGGAACGGAATCAGAAACCTCTGCTCAATCAGAAACAACTCCACCAGCATAAATACAACTAATAATTAATTAAAAAATGAGTTATAAAACTGTAATAATAAATGAAGAAGATGAATGCAATGTAACAGTTGTTGTTAATGATAAAGCTCCCCAGTTTGATGAAATCAATGATCTTTTAAATATTGCTATAGGGCTATATCAAACTAAAATAGATACTGTAGTAAACAATGTAATAGCAAATTCTGCTCTTTATCTTAATCCAGAAGAAGTTGAAGAAGTTAACTTGATGCAAACCTTGACAGGAAAATGGATGGAAACGGCAGAAGAAATGGATACTATACAACAAAATTTTTCTGGTGGTTGGCAAGAAGTAACAGAGTATATTCAAGATGGTGTTGTTGATGCAGGTTTTTTTTAAAAACTATTCATTTTTTTTTAAATTGTCCATTTGATTGAATAAGTATTATTGCCTATGTCAACAATAAATACAATATTAATTAAACGTCGTTTACCTGATAGTCCATACAACAACATACCAACATTGAGTGGTGGTGAGTTGGCTTTCAGTGAGAAAAACAATACTCTATATTACGGAGCATCATCTGGTACATTAGAAATTGGTGGAGATGGTGCTTTTGTAAGCAGAACATTGTCACAAACAATAGCAGGTGATAAAACTTTTTCTAGTTTAACCACTCTATCTTCTACCACATTCTCAACTGGTTCAGTGATTGATGCTGGTGGTAATGTAATAGGAAATCTTTCAGTTCCTGTTCTTAGCGCAGATGCTGCGACCAAACAATATGTAGATGATTTAAGTTCTACAGTATCTCAAGACTTCGTAGATCGTACAAGCAATCAAGATGTTTCTGGTTCTAAAACTTTCTTTGATGTTTCTACTTTTAAATCACAAGTCAATTTAGAAAAAGGTTTATCAGTTACCGAAGGTGTTTCTGCTAATTCTTACAATATCAATAGTGATACTGTAATTGATTCTTCTAAGAATGCAAGTTTTGCTAACATCGATGCTAGTGGAGATTTAACTGTCCAAGGTGATTTGACTGTTTATGGTAGCAGCACTACCATTGAAACAACCGTTACTGTTGCTAGTGCATTTAGCGTTACAAATACTGGTTCTGGACCAGCTTTATCAGTTACTCAAACTGGTGCTAATGATATTGCTAGTTTTCTTGATGATTCTACTACAGCATTAATTATCAAAGATGGTGGTAATGTTGGTATCAATGTTGCAAATCCAAATGAAAAATTAACTGTTTCTGGTAATATATCTGCTTCACAAACTATATATGCTGTAAATGGTGATTTCACTGGAACATTTGATGCTGATGGTGCTGCTACATTAGGATCAACTTTATATGTAACTAATGCTGCAACATTTGCTTCTAGCGTTTCTGCTGCTGGTGCAGTTGAATTTGATTCAACTCTAACTGTAGATGGAATTACTACTATTAACAATAATTTAATTGTTACTGGTACATCTTCTTTTGATAATGGTACGATAACAACCAATGGTTCTGGTACAATTACTGGTACTGCTGGAGTATCTCAGCTTATAAACTTCATTGTTGATGGAGGATCGTTCTAAAAAAAGTTTTAAATATTAAAACTTAAAACAAAAACTCTAGAATGGTCTAATTCCATTCTAGAGTTTTTTTTAACTAAAATTTAATAAGCTAAATATATGAATATGTGGAAAAGTATTAAAAACATTTTTGATGTAGTTATAAAAAAAACTAATTTTAAATCTTCTGAAATAAACAAACAAGAAGAAGAGGAAGAAAATGTTTCAGATTGTGATCAAATTCAATTAAAAGAAAAATCTATGATTAAACGTTTAAAAAAGAAAAACATAAAATCTCGTAAACATATTTAAATTTTAAAGATAAATAAAAACAGATGCTTCCTAGTTCCATTATTTTACATAAAAGAAATCCTTCATCGGGAATAACACCTTCTGTTAGTTCTTTAAGTGCTGGTGAATTAGCTCTTAATACAGCTGATGGTAAATTATTCATAAAGACAATTGATAATACAATTGAATCTTTTTCTAATGATAGAAGTAGACCTTTTTTGTTGAATGAAAGTTTAAGTGGTGTTTTACCACAATACGGTAACAATACCATTTCACAAATTTTTGCTACTATTTTAGGAGGATATAATAATGATATTATTGGTGGGGGATCTACTGTAATAAATGGTGAAGATAATGATATTGCAGGAGATTTCTCGATAATTGGTTCTGGTTTAGAAAACAAAATAAATTCTAATGGAGATTATTCTTTTATTGCTGCTGGATCTGGAAATTTAGTAAACCATTCAAATGTATTTGTTTTAGGTACTGGATTAAGTTCTCATTCATCTGACTTTACCTATGTAAATAATTTAAGTTCCAGTGGAAAAATATACGCAAATGGAGTTGAAATAACTGCTGGTGGAAGTTCTGGTGCTGATACAGAAGTTAGAAGTTTAACAGGTAATTGGGAATCAACATATACAACAGTACAAAATAATAGCGCAAATTGGGATTCTGCTTATAGTTCTGGTTTAGACTTAGAGGTTAGATCTTTAACAGGTATATGGGATTCTACTTTTACAACAGTTAGTTCAAACTCTGCTAATTGGAACTATCAAGGTACAGATATAAAAGAACTTTCTGGTAATTGGCAAAGTGCTTATGCTTATATTAGTGCAAATTCTGTAAATTTGACAGCTACTAATATTTTTGTAAATAATAATTTAACTGTTACAGATACAGTATCTGCAAAACACTTTCAAGGTACTTTAATCGATTGGATGACATTAGTAAGAGGTTATAAGACAACACCAACCTTACTAGAAACTATAGCTGGAGGAGAAGTATACACTTATGTATACGCAACTACTGGAGCCGACATAACATATTATAGATACATAGAAACAAACGGAAGCGAGGATTCTTTTTATGGTAATTTCTCTAGTCCAACCCTAAGTAATCTAATAGCAACAAAAGCAATAATTTTATAACATGGCAACGTATATTTCTAAACAATCTGGTCTTTGGAGTTCAGCAACAACTTGGCTAACAGCAGCTGCTGGTACCTTTACTCCTACTGCTGATGCAGGTGCTCCACCGCAATCTGGTGGAGGCGATAAAATTATTATTCGTGGCGCGGATACAGTTGTAGAGTATGACGTTAATGGTGTCTTTGGTGATGGTACTGTTTCTCCAATTGCTCCTACCTCAATATCGACTGATGTTCAAGTATTATCAAACGCAATATGCTTGTCTGGTGGAAAATTAAAAGCAAGCAGAACTATTTCCACATCTCTTACTGCTAACGGAACTATTTCGATTAATAACCGCGATGGAGCATGGTTTGATTGGGGAACTTCTTCGGATCCAATATCTGCTAATGGAGTAACTGCTGAATTAGTACAAGGAGTTGCTGCAATAGCAACAAGGTTTGGTATTAGCGTCAGATCTACTCAAAGCCCTGATAATGGAGTTGAGTATAGTAGTGTTACATTCTGCGGCAAACATAAAACCAGAAACACGCAATTAGACGGACCACATTCAACTGGAACTAACACGCTTTCGGTATTAGATTGTACTAACTGGGAAGTTGGAGATATTGTAGTGTTAGAACCTCCTTATGTACCAGCACCAGCTACTCCTAATATCTTAGCAACAATTACAAATATAAACGGCAATGTTGTGACAATAAGCAACACACTAAATGCAAATTTTCCATCAGGTGTATATGTCGGTAATTTTTCTAGCAACGTAACAATAAGACCCGGCATTGATTCTATATCTGGCGGTTCTTCTAATGGTTATGGGGTGTTTATAAATACCAACGGTAACAGTTCTTTATATGAATTTAAAAACTGCAGCTTTACTAATTTTCATGGTGTTTATGGTGGGGGTGGTATCATATATGTCGCTGCAACATACGCAAGACGGTCAGTGCTCATTGATAGTGTATCATTCTATTCCCCTCGCAACGTATTTGGTACAATACTTTCGCTCGGAGGAGGTGTGTCATTTCCAACAACTATTAATAACATAGCTTCTTATGGTATTCAAGGTGTTGCGAGAGGTGTCGGGTTGGGTTCTGGTTCTTCGGCAAATGTATCTAATTCTTGTATATATAGAACAGCTTATGGTTTTGACAGTAGAGGCTGTTTCGATTTAAATATTAATAATCTTAGAACATTCACCACTAATAGTCTTTTTGGTGATGCCCTCCAAGCAGCAAGAATTAACATTCTAGATTCCTATTTTAGAATAAACGGCAATGCCAGTAATTTTAGACTCGGACCTGGTATTTTTGATAAGGTTACAGTACGAAATACATACCTCGAATCAGTAAATGGCCCTCTGGTTGCTATATCAGAATCTTCCACTGGGTTAATGGATTTTATAAATTGTACAACCGTTTTATCTCCTTCGTTGATTACAGTAGGCACATTAAAAACGAGCAAACAATTTGTATTAAACGCGTATTCTCTGCAAGAAAATCCTCTATCTAACAGCAGAAATAATTCTTGGGTTGCATTGAGTGGAAATTATTCAGTTAGAAATAGAGGATTAGCTTCGTATCAATTCAACTCAAGAATAGCGAACCAATCTTTTTATATTTCTGAAAAAATTCCAGCAAAAGCCAATATTTCGCAAAGATACATTGGATATTTAAAATACGATTCTATTTACGGTGATCAAAATTTACCTTATGTCACATTTACTGATGATTTTGGTAACCCTGCTGTCACCCAAGAGTTTAATTGTGACCCTCTTCCTGATCAATGGCAAAAATTTGATTTAACAGTAACTCCAGTAAATGACGGAGATATAACAATGACTGTATTTGGTCAGACTTCATCTATAACAGCCAATATATATTTAGACGGACTAACTTTCGACCCGATTAACCCAGGTTCTAGGCATTATGGTTTTATTTTTGATCCGTTTACATACAAAACCGTAGATACGTTAACAACATTAACCGAAAATCAAGTGTCTGCAATTTCTGTAGTTAATAATTTAGATTATTTATACGATGTTTCTAACTACTGGTCTGTTACAAATCCATCTCTTTCCACTTACGTAGATTTGCATACTAGGGACGGAAATATTTTAGACCTTGGTTCTAAAAATATTGTTATTGATAATTCTGTTTCTGAAGCGCTCTCATATGTGGAAGCTTCTAGTACTTTAACTATTAAAACTCCGTTGTTATCAAGTGGAAGTAATTTTATTGGTTTAAGAACAACTGGCAACATTTACCTTTCGAGCGGTTCAACAATTGGAGAAATTGATATATACGGAAATGTATTCCAAGCAACTCCTGTAAGCTTGTCTGGAATCTATATGGAAGGAACTCTTGCATATAATACTAATTCTAATACAACCATAGAATATACAGATTGTACAATGGATACTGTTCAGAATGATGGTAGTGGAATTGTTACAGTCAAAAAAACTAATTCTACAATAGCTAATGGATCGGATGCTGAGATTGTTGACTTTATTCCAACTATTTTAAATGTAACTTTAAATGGTGGATATTTAGCAATATATGATGATACAGGAACGAGACAATATTATCAAAATACTGATGGCACAATTGTGTTACCTTCTAATGCTACGGGTACTTGGACATATAAAATATCAAGATACGGTTATCAGTTTATTCAAGGTTCCTTTGTAGTTGATGGTAATACAGGTGCTACAATAGAAATTGCTCCTAGTTATACACCTGATAACTTTGTTACATCTGATCCAGCAACCGTTGCGGCTTATACAGATTTAAATACATCGGAAAAAATTTACAATTATTTAAACTACTGGACCACTACAACATCTGGTATTGATTACGTTCCGTTCTATGGTAAAGCATTTGGTTCGATAACTATTAATAAAAACGTTACATTAGATGCAACTTCTGGAAGTATACTGACATACAACGGCTCTACTTTATTAACATTAAAGTGTTCTGGTTTAAGTGAAGATATTCTTTTTGTTTCTAATGGAAATATAATTGCTCAAAACGGAACAACTTATTCTGATGACGTTAAGATAAGAGCAACAAATATTAATAGCGAATTAATACTTGGTGGTGTAACTTCTTTAACTTTATTCCCAACCGAAAACGACAGAAACAATAATACAAATGAAGGAGATACTTTAACCGGAACAATCTATAGATTCCTATACGGAGATGTTGTTAGTGGTGTTACCTTAAGCGGTACTATATATGCAAAGGTAGATGTTGCTGGTACGATATTGCTTTATTCAGATGCAATTACAACTGGAAGAAATGAATTAGAGTTTGGTACTACTGGAACCCTTCAACAGATTATTAACAATCAAAAGGTTATTAACCAAGGTATACAAAAAGCTAGTATATTGGTTCCACACACTACAAATATATAAGTAATATAATATGTCATATCCTCCACAGCCAGTATTACCTAACCCTTTTCATGGAAGCACAACTTTTAATTCAAAAATTAAAAGTTATGATCACTTAGCTCAAAGAGTTAGAAGATCATTAGGAGAACCTTTAATTGAAGTAGAAATAAGCAGTGAGCAAATGTATGAAAATATAGATATTGCTTGTGAATATTTCACGAAATTTGGTGGGACCACTGAAGAATATTTAGTATTTAGATCAGACCTTTATGAACCAGGAAAAGGTCTTAGAATGGATAAACTTTTCAGTGTAACACCAGAGATGTATAATCCAAATAGAAACGATATACTGACCGATTCTGTTGGATTAAGTGCTGCTTATGATTTCGACATGGATGACTATAGAAAGGTTATTGATGTATTCTCGTTCATGGAAGGAAATAATTCTGGTGTTAATACACTTTTTACAATAGAACATACAATAGCACAACAAGCATATTTTGGTCATCTATTAGGAAATGTTGGATATGATTTAATTACATGGAATGCACTAAAAGAATGGTTAGATACTAGAGAGAAATTATTAGCACTAAAACCATATTTTAGATTTTCTCCAGAAACACAATATTTAAGATTAATTCCAGAACCATCAACACAACAAATATATTATGGATTAGTTGGTTGTCATGTACAAAAACCAATCAGAGATATTGTTAGTCAACTTTGGATTTATAGATATGTTCTTGCTCTTAGTAAAATTACAATTGGTCATGTAAGAGGGAAATATAGTGGAACTAACTTGTTTGGTAATCAAACAGTTAATCATCAAGATGTAATGAGTCAAGGTATAGCAGAAAAACAACAGCTTGAAGAAGAAATTACAAAAGACTTAATAGATAGAGAACCAATAACAGCATTTTTTGTTGGATGATAAAACCTCAATTAATTAAAAAAAATACAAATTATAAACAAGGTAGATTTAGACCACTAAATCCATCAAAATATAAAGGAACTCTTCCTATTATATATAGATCTAAAATGGAACTTAATGCAATGAGAATGCTAGATAACAATTCAAATGTATTAACATGGGGTTCTGAATCTGTTGTTATTCCGTACATTTCTCCTCTTGATAATAAATTACATAGATATTTTGTTGATATGGTAGCTAGTATAAAACAGAAAGATGGTAGTATAAAAAAAGTTTTAATAGAAGTAAAACCATTTAAACAAACACAACCTCCTATTCCTTCTAATAAAAAGTCACAGAAGACAACAATATATGAAAATGTTCAATATGCTACAAATACAGCTAAGTTTAATGCAGCAAAAAAATGGTGCGAAAAAAATAATTTTTTATTTTTAATACTAACTGAGAATGAAATTACACTTAACTAGTGTAAATAATAATATAATATATTATGCAGAATAACGCCTATCGACTTTTAGTTGAAGAACCAACATATGAAGTTCAATATTTAGTTGAAGAAAAAAACAGGAACTCTCCTTCTAATTTATTTATTCATGGTCCATTTTTGATGGCTAATGAAGCTAACAAAAACAAAAGAATTTATCCATTGGAAGAAATGGTTAAAGAGGTCGATAGATATTCTAACGAGATGATTTTAGGAAAAAGGTCTACAGGAGAATTAAACCATCCTTCCTCGCCAGAAATAAATCTAGAAAGAATCTGTCATATGGTGACAGAATTAAAACAAAACGGAAATATATTTGAAGGAAAATCCAGAATTCTTTCTACCCCTATGGGACAAATTGTTAGATCACTTATTCTTGATGGAGTTAAATTAGGTGTTTCTTCTAGAGCATTAGGAAGACTTGATTCAGATGGTCAATACAATAAAGTTTCAGACTTTAGACTTGTTGCTGTTGATGTTGTTGCTGATCCATCCGTTCCAACAGCATTTGTTAATGGTATTCTTGAATCAAAACAATGGATTTTAACTGAAAATGGAAATTTTGAACCATTGTTTGAAAGATTTGAAAAAAATATTGGTAATCTTCCAAGAAACAATAAAAATCAATATTTAAAAGAACAAGTAATTGCGTTTATTAATGCACTCAAAACTTTGTAAGTATTAAAATATGAGAAATGACATTTCAAAATTTATAACAGCTATTTGTGAAAAAAATTATTCTTTAGCGGATTCTCTATTGAAAACTATTTTGACAGAAAAGGTAAAACAAAAGGTAAAAAAAATAGTTAAAGAAAAAGAATATTGCTGTGATGATTGTAAAAAAAAGAAAAAACATTGTAGTGACTGTAAAAAAAATAACAAAACTGTATCAAAGAAAGGTAAATAAAATTATATAACTTATGGATATTTCATCGATTCTCAAAAATTTGGATCAAACCGTTCTTAATGAAGAAACCGCTTCCGCAATTGCAGAAGCTTTTAACAAAGCGGTAAATGAAAAGGTAGAAACAAAAGTTTCTTTACAATTAGAATCTGCTCTTTTAAAACAAGATGAAGAACACGCAGAAAAACTTCAGAACTTAATAGAAGCATTGGATCTTGATCACACCAATAAGTTAAAGCAAGTAGTTGAAGCAATCAATGAAAACCATACAACAAAGCTTGAAGAAGTTATAGACCTTTATAAAAATTCTTTGAATGAAAAAGCTGAACAATTTAGTAATAATTTAATTAATCAAATTAGCAATTATCTGGATCTTTATTTAGAAAAACAAATGCCAGTTCAACAATTAGAAGAAGCTGTTGCAAATACACACGCAAGGACTCAATTGGAAAAAATCAAGAACATGCTTAATCTTGATCCTGAACAATTAAATGAAAATGTAAAAGAAGTTCTTAAAAAAGGAAATAATCAAATTAATGAACTTCAAGAAAAACTAAATGAATCCTACAATGAAAATGCTAAACTTTCTACACTTGTAGAACAATCAAATTCAGCACTTCTTCTTGAAAAGAAAACAAAAGGAATGGGTTCATCCAAAAAGGAATATTTAAGAAAAATTTTATGTGACAAATCTCCAGAATATATTGAAGAAAATTTCAATTATGTTGTTGATATGTTTGAGAAAGACGAAAACGAAGAAAGAACAGTTCTTGCTGAACAAGCAAAGACAAAATCTGTATCAAAAGATGCAAAAGTTCCTTCATTAGTAGTTGAATCTGTAAAACCAAATTTACAGGATTATAACCCTGTAACTGATTATTTAACAGAACTCAAAAGATCATAAAAAAAAGATTTAAAGTTGTAGAAGAGAATGGTTCTTTTCTAGAAAAACATAATCCAAAAAAAAGAAAGGTAAAATAAAAAACATATGAATACAATCAAACCCTCAACAGGATTTATCGACAAAGGTCGTGCTAACACTCTCTTAGAGAAATGGGCACCCGTTTTGAACTATAGTTCAGATCGTGTGAAGCCTATCGAAGACGAGCATTCTCGTCTCGCTACGGCTATTCTCATGGAAAACCAAGAGCGTTGGTGCATTGAAGAAGCTGGAAATACCGCAGGAGTTCTCGGTGGTGTTTACGGTGGAAGTGCACCTGGTCAGACTGGTCTTTCTAACAGTGATAGTTATGCAACAGGTGATGCAAGACTTCCAAAGGTATTAATACCAATGGTTCGTCGTACATTCCCTGAGCTTATCACTAACGAAATCGTCGGTGTTCAGCCAATGGCTGGTCCAGTTGGTTTGGCATTCGCTATGCGTTACAAGTATGATACCGCAAGTTTAGGTGGAACAGGTGTTGACGGATACGGCTCACTTGGACCACAAACCGTCGGAAATGATGGCGTTCCACGCCAAAATAACGGTGGTGAACTTGGTTATCAAAACCTTGATACCCGCTTTACTGGCACTAGTGGTGCATTCCTCTCCGGTCATGACGACTTCAAGTACGTCTCCGAAGATCAAGGTGTTGCTCAACTTTTAAGTCAGTTTGAGTTAACTGGAAATATTCCTCAAGTTTCTCTTGAGTTCGCTAAAACAGCTGTTGAAGCTAAGACTCGTCGTCTTGCTGCTCGCTGGTCTGTTGAACTTGAGCAGGACATGAAGAACATGAACGGACTCGATGTTGATTCTGAATTAACAAACGCTATGTCGTATGAAATTCAGGCCGAAATCGACCGTGAAATGATCATGAGAATGGTCCAGATCGCTCTTAATGCAGGTAAAGGTAATGGATATAGTTTCTGGTACGCTGCTTCCGCTGATGCCCGTTGGCTTGGCGAACGCAACCGTGACTTCTACAGCAAGATTATTGTCGAGGCTAACCGCATCGCAATTCGTAACCGCCGTGGATCTGCCAACTTCATCGTTGCCACTCCTCGCGTTTGCACAATCTTGGAGATGTTACCAGAGTTTCAATGGATGCCTGTAAACGGCAACGTCAACACTCAACCTACTGGTATTGCCAAGGTTGGTACTGTTGGTGGACGTTTCACCATCTACCGTGATACTCGTACCGAAGCTCAACTCCTTGCTGGCGCAAGAAGCCAAGCTGATGCAATTGAGTATGCACTTTTAGGTTACAAAGGTTCTGAATATTATGATACAGGTATTGTATATTGTCCGTATATTCCGGTTATGATTCAGCGCACTATCGGTCCTAACGACTTCTCCCCAAGAGTTGGTCTTATGACTAGATATGGTGTTGTTGATCATATCTTCGGTGCGAGCTTATACTACCACCTTATCATCGTTAAGGGACTTGGTACCGACAATGTTGCTCAAACTGCTGGTCGTCTCTATCTCTAAGTTGATAGAATCCTCAAAAAAACCCGTTGATAGAAATATCAACGGGTTTTTTATTTTCTATGTATAAGTTTTTTCAAACTTAAAACTTCCACAATCCCATATTCTATCATATCCATTTAGTTGCATATTTTGCCATTCTGATAGATTTCCATCATATGTCTTTAACAACTTTGATAGTTCAGATTTTCTGTAAGCAAATCTATGTTTTCTTTGGTTTTTTATGATATACCAATAATTAGGTTGAGTTTCTCCTACTAAATTAAATCCTAGTATTTTATAAAGATTTCCATCTGACCATCTTTTATCAGCATAAGAAATTATTTCTTTTGGATTATATTTAGTTTCAAAATATTTTAATATTTTTGATGCACCACCAATGACAGAGAAGTTAAAGTTTGAACAAAACCTAGTTAATTCATAACAATTTTCTTTTGCTTTGTTTCCTAGTGCAACTCTATAAGGATTAAATGTCATAACAGACACCAATCTATTTTTATAAAATAAACCTAAGTGTAAATTAGATTTATCATTTCCTTGTATATGGTATTTTTTTAGAAATTTAGATTTAATTTCTGATGATATTTCTTTAACTACGCATTTTCTAGCATATATTTTTTTAAGGTTCTTATTAAATAAATTTTTAATTCTGGATTTTACAATTTTTTGTTTTTCTATCCATTCATCCTCAAATATTTGTATTAATTTATATCCACTATTATTGGTATTTTTTCTTTTTAGTGAATGATAGAATTTTGTTTTTCTTCCTGTTATTTCAGAATGCCAATATAATCCATCTATTTCTATTGCTAATTTATATTTTTCTGAAACTATATCTAATTCTAATGGTGATATAATATCTCTATTTTGTTCTTTAATATCTGGATCTAATATTTTTACAAAATCACATATATCTCTTTCTAATAAAGATTGTCCCCCTGTTGTTATCTTTGGGTTACATGTAAAACATCTCAATGATTCTGATGATAATCTTAAATTGGTTTCTGATACAGTTGAACAAACACTACATTTAAATGGGTATTTTAAAAGTCTTCCTTGATAATCATCTATATCAAACAAAGGTTCTAATGTTCCCATTTTCCCTTCTTCTTTTAACCTATTTAGGATAGTTTTATAAAATGATTTCTGTGATTTTTCTCTTACCTCTTCTCTTGTAGCTTTTACTTTTTCTGAAATTAAAGTTTTGATGTGATCTAATTTTGAAGGATTATCTACTCCATACTTTTCTAACCATTTTTCTTTTAATTTGTTTTTTACATCTATACTTTGTGCTGCATATTTTGTTCCAAATTTTTTTAAATTGGTTTCTTCTTTTTTAGTTTTAATATCTTTGGATTTGCTAGGATTTGTTACGCCATATTTTTCCAAATAAGCTTTTTCTTTTTTAGCTTTTACTTCTGGATCTCTGTTTGAATGACCTACTACATATTTGTTTTTTGGGTTTTTTAATATTTCTCCACATCCACATGCACAATTTTTAATAATTTCCATATATTATAATTATATTACCTGTATCGTAACTTCAAGAAAAATCTTTGACTTGACAATACAGTTTTTTATTTTTAAAATTCATACGATGAATAAAAAATCAATCCAAAAAATCAAAAATCCAAAAGGACCATATAAAGTTAAATTGACATATAAAGGAACTGATTTTACCGTTACAATAGATAATACTACATTTCAAGATTTTAATGTAAAAATGATTTCTAATAGTGTTGTTGATAAATCTTTGTTAAATTCTCTTAAAGATTATTTGAAACAAGAAGGTTTTCTTGATGAAGCATTACATCACAACCTGTACTGGTAATTTGGTAAATATATAGTATGAATTTGTTTAATGATTATTATAAAGATTTGGTAAATGAAATGGCAAGAAGTCGTCTTAAAACAAAGATGGCTGATGTAGAGCAAACTGGAATTAAAAGAGCATCAATAACACAGAAAGATGCTATAAAAAAAGCAAAAGCAGTTTTTGCTGGTGGAAAAGACAAGGCTGTATTTGCTGAATTATCAAAATCAATTTTATCTGGAAATGATGATATTGATAAAGCTATTAATTTATTCAATTTAATTAATAATTTACCCGATTTGGAACTCAAAAAGACAAAAAGAAAATTGGTAGAAGGTCTTATAAATGCAACAACTTCACCTTATCATTCATTTGATCAGGTTAAAGAAAATAATGTAATTCAATTTAAATATTATAATACACAGAAAATACGTGAATCTAAATTAAGACCGAATGTTTCTAAACAATTAATTGAAAATCTTCAACAGTGGCACGGTCTTTATTTTAATATTGCGTTTCTTTTAACCAAACTAGATATTCTTCAAAATCCATCAGAATATGGAATTACAGAACAGGATTTTTATAATATGGGTGAGGTTGCACAAAGAAACTTCATTAAACCAAAAATTGTAAAATATTATAAACCAAAATCAAAGACTGATATTTCAACTGATAGTGAAACATCAGGAAAACAAATTGCTGGTCTTGAATCTAGAGATAAATCTGTAATTTTCTTCTTTGATAGAGAAGGAAATCCGTTTAGATCATTAGTAACTATTGATCCAGTAGAATCTCAAAAATACTCTACCTTAAAAGAAAAAGAAGATAATGTTAAATTAACCACACCTCCTTTTCAAAAAGGTGGTGGAACCATGTTAGGGCAAAGAACACCACCGCCAGCAGGATTTGGTTATGGTCCTAGATCAATGATTGGAAAAACTGTTACTGAAATTAAACAGATGGTTAAAAATGACGAAGCATTTAAAGCATTCAAAGAAAAATATCCACCTACAGATGAAAGATTCGCTAAACTCTATAGAGGTATGGACAAGGCTGGATTAACATCTTCTTAATCTTCAACAACAGCATCCTCTATAAGCTCAACTTTATCTGTTCTTGGATTTTTATCAAAAAGTTTTTTCATTACTTCTTCTCTTGTTGCTATAGCAAGAACATTTGTTGTTGATGTTTGCATTTTCTTTAAACTTTCGTTTTCAAGTTTAGCAACCTCAATATTATTCTTATGTTGTTTAATCTGTAGATTAATCTTATTAAGACCATCAATTGCCTTTGTTGTTGCTCCTATAAGCTGCGCCAAGGCCGATATCTCCTTTGGGTCTTGTCCTGTCATTACGGAGTCTTTTAAATTGCTTATAGCATCTAAACCAGATTCAATGACTTCTGCTGTTTTATTATAAACATAATCGTTTACATTTTCATCAGTCAATCCTGTTAGTGTTGGTTTTCTTTTTGAACTTGTTGAATTTTGAACAGAATCATTCTTCAACTGATCTATAATAGAATCTATTTCGTTTGAATTATCCATGTTTATGAACTATATATATTTACTTGCTTTTGAATATTTTTCCATTTTTAATGGACATTGAGATAATAATATAGTAATATTGTAAAAATTCAATGAAAATATCTCATTATAACGATTTGTGGGTTGAAAAATACAGACCAAAAAAACTAGATGATCTTATCTTAGATGAAGAAACAAAGAAATACTTTCTTTCACTAGAAGAGGATATACCAAACCTTTTGTTTTATGGTGATGCTGGTACAGGAAAAACTACTTTAGCAAAAATACTTGTTAATGATGTTTTGAATTGTCAATATTTATACATCAATGCAAGCGATGAGAATGGTATAGACACAATTCGTGGTAAGGTAATGTCTTTTTCTCAGGTTAGATCATTTGATGGAAGAAAAAAGGTTATCATACTCGATGAGTTTTGTGGAATGACTTTGGATGCTCAAAAGACTCTTCGAAATGTCATGGAGGAATTTCATAATTCGACAAGATTTATATTAACAGCGAACTATATTAAAAAAATTATAGAACCGATTAAATCAAGGTGTTCTATGTTTGAATTAAAATCTAATATAGATGATGTTATTAAAAGATGTGTATCAATACTTGTTAAAGAGAAAATTCAAATAAGTGATGATGAAAAAAAGAAAATAAATAATTTCGTATCTTCAAGATTTCCTGATATAAGAAAAACAATAAACGATTTACAAAAATTCTCTATATCAGGAAATCTTTTTATTCTAGAAAATGATGAAGTATTGGATTTTGCTAATTCTGTATATAAAAAGATAATTCAGAAAACTTCTTCTTTAAATATAAGAAAATATATTATCGAATCTGAGAATCTTTTTAATTCAAATTATCAAATACTTTTAAAAAATCTTTTCGAGATATTCTATGAATCTGATTTATCAGATAATCTTAAAAAGATGATTTTATTGGATATTGGTGAATATATGTATAAAGATAATTTTGTAACTGATCACGAAATTAATTTCTATTGTTGTATCTATTCGATAGAAAATACTTTAAAAGTTTAAACTTTTATTTTTATATTTTTAACAGTAAGTTTATCATCTTTAGGTCTATTTCCTAAATTCATAAAATCAGGTGCTTCTTGTGGTGTATGATCTGTAAAGGGTTTTTCGTATTTATTAGGTACACCCTGAACTGGTGGAAGATTTGGACCAAAATCTAAGACCTCTAAATATTTAAAATTTGCTGGAACATCAAACTCGTTATATTCAGTAGAATATGCAGGACATCTTGGATCTGTTTTAATTGTTAAAAACAAGTGTTTTGCCCCTGAATAGTCTACCGCATCTTTAGCATCACCAGTTGTATCACTAGCATTTATTTTATGAATAAAAAAGAATATACCTTGTTTAATCATATTTTTTAACCAATCTGTGAAACCATTATCTCCAGAATATCTTTCTTTATAATAATCACTATTAAAATAAGTGTCTTTTATTTTTATTGGTGTATTTTCTCTAAATGCACCACCATTGGCATATTTTGAAAATGCCTTTTCATAAATAACGTCGAATGAATTATATTTTGCCATAATATTTAGTTTTTCTATAAGTATATTTATCCTAGTATGGCTACAGTTCGTTTAGATAACATAATAAAACCAAAACAGGTTAATACACAACAAACAAAAGTATCCGAAGATACTTATGATGATATTACTTATACCGATTTACATTTGGATATAAAAATGTCTGTTGCTGTTGGAACTAGATTAAAGTCAGGTGTATCTAATGATATTAAGGTTTCTTTTGACGAATCAGCAATAGCAAATTCTATATTTAATTGTATTAATACAAAACCAAACGAAAAAGTTCTTGATCCAAATTTTGGTATGAATTTAGATAAATTTTTGTTTGAACCAATGAGTGAAACAAACGGTGATTATATAGGTAGATATGTGTTAAATAGATTATCTGGTTTAGAAAAAAGAATAAATATCTCAAAGATACTTGTTAATGTTCTATTTGACGAAAATATTTACAGAATTTCTGTTTTTTATGACATACCTAGTTTAAACAAACAAACATCTACTGATATAGTATTAAAATCCAACGTGCAAGATTCTAAATAATAAATATGAACGAAATATATTTTGATAAAAATACATACTTAAACTTTGATGCCTTGAGCTTAAAGTCATTGATAATTGACAGATTAAACAAAGGAAAGGTTTTTACTGATCAAAACTATCAAGGGTCAAATCTTTCTGCTTTAATAGATGTTATAAGTCTTGTTTTTGGTAATCTTTTATTTTATTTAAATAAAACTTCATCTGAAAGTATGTTTTCTGAAGCTCAACTTTATGAGAACATGAATAAAATAGTTAAGATTTTGGGATATAAACCAATAGGTAAAACAGCTTCAGTTGTTCCTGTAAGAATAATTGCTGGGTTGTCTATTCCAGCAAACAATTACACAATTCCTAGATATAGTTATGTTAATGTTGGTGGTAGTGCATTTTCTTTTACAAAGGATACTTTTTTTACAAAACTTAATGAAGGTGTGAATGAATTAATAACAGCATTGAATGATAATGTTTTATTAAAACAAGGTATATATGAAGAATATCCTGTTTATACTGCATTAGGATTTGATAATGAAAGTTTATTTTTGAGTTTGGATGAATCAATGTTTATTGATCATTATAGTATCGATGTATATGTAAGAGAAAGAAACTCAAATCAATGGGTTAAATATTCTCCTGTAAATGAATTATTTCTTCATACTTCAAATGAAACTGTTTATGAAATAAGATATAATGAAAATAAGAGATACGAAATAACATTTGGTAATGATATAAATGGTAAAAAATTAAATACAGGAGATGAAGTTTTGGTTTATTATTTAAGAATAAATCCAGATGATGTTTCTATTGGATCTGGTGGATTGGGAAATCAATTCGTTGTTAGATTTAATTCTGTTTTATTTTCTAATGTTTTAGATGATACAAATTCTGTTAATGCAAATTATTTAGAACCTTCTCAACTTAGAAACATTTTTATAAATAATGCATTTCCATCAACCGATTTTAAACAAGAAGAATCTGTTGATGAAATAAGAAAAAATGCACCGCAATCTTTTAGATCTCAATACAGATTAGCAACAAAACGAGACTACGAATCTTATATAAAAAATAATTATTCAAATTTTATAAGAGATGTAAAAATATTAAACAATAATGATTATTTAATGAAATATATGAAATATTTTTATGATATAGGTCTTAAAAATCCTCATAAAGAATTTAATATTTTATTTAATCAGGTTAAATTCTCGAATGCTTGTAATTTTAATAATCTTTATATTTGTGCTGTTCCAAAAACATCAAATCAATCATTTTTAAATCCGCCACAAAAAGAATTAATGATTAATGGACTTGAACCTTGGAAAATTGTTACAACAGAACTTGTAGCAACAGATCCCGTATATATCATGTTTGATTTTTTTGTTCCTCCAAAGGCAGGTACTGAAATATCATTAAACGATCTTACTCCAACAATTTTAAGAGTTTTTAAATCTAGAACATCCACTCTTTCTGATTCTATGATAATAAATCAAATTGCTGATGTTTTTAAAGATCAGTTTTTACCAGAAAACTCTAAACTAGGTCAATATATTGATATTAATAGAATAACATCATCCATACTCGCTCTTGATGATGTTGAAGATATTAAAACTTATAATAAAAAAACAAATTCATACACAGATGGTGTTAGTTTACTAGCATGGAATTTTTATTATCCAGACAATGATAAAAAGGTTTATACACAAAATGTATTTTTAGATGAATTTAAGTTTCCTATATTCAACAACCTTTCAAACATAGGTTCTCAAATAGAAATTTATAAAGAACCATCAACAATAGAAGCAACACAATTTTAATCTAACATGATTACAGTAACTTCAAATTCATTACTACCTAATGAGGGGTTTATAAACGATACTGTTTTTACATTTACTGTTGATGACTTTTCTGATGGATCTGTTTTTTCAAATGTAACTTATGTTTGGGGTGATAATACTAAAAATGATGTAAAAACAAAAACAACAACAAAAGTTTTTGGAAAAGCAAAAAAATACAAAGTAAAAGCCACCATTTTTTATAAAAAAGGGAAAAAAACTTTAAGTAAAATTGAATATATAGATATTAATGTAAAAAATATTCCAGACAAGAAATTTTTAATAACAAGAACAGTTAGAAACGAAAATGATAAAAACTATTCAAGAGTAACAAAGTTTACATTTACACCTAATCCTGATATTTTTGACATTGATGCAAAAAATATAAAATATATTCAATGGAACTTTGGTAATGGTGTATTATCAAATAGATCAATAGTAAAAGATGCGACATTTGATTCTGCTGGAGTTTTTAAGGTCGAAATGATTGCATATACATCAGCAAATATAAAATACGAATATTCTGAAATCATAATTGTCGAAGAATATATAAATGATTCTATACGATTCTCAAAAGTACCGCCACCAACATATGCAGGACATTTAAATAGATTTCCTTTTGAATTAGAAGTTACATATTCAATTACTAATGATGATAGATATATTGATCTATATTCTCAATTTTCAAAATCTTTACCTTCTCTTGATGTACCAACAAAGTATTCTTTTTTAAGACCTGAGTGGAGATTTTTAGATGAATCATTAAATGTAATAAAAGAAATAAAAGTAATAAAAGACAAAGACACTATACGTGTTAATGAATACGGAGAAGAAATAAAAAATATAAAAATTGAACTTCCCATGACAGATGGAAGTGTTTCTATTCTTTATTCTGAAGAATATAAAAATGGTATAGAAGTAGGAACAAAAGGAAAAGCAAAGTTTTATTTTGTTGATGATTGGTATAATCAAGATCAAATTATTAATAATGAACAATATACTGTATTATGGGCAACCTTAAGAAGTTCTAATATTAGAGACAATCAATCAAAAACAAATATAGATGGGCCTCATCCTAGTCATGCAAATAATACAGCCCAAACATATGTTCCTTATGTAACATTATGGAGGGAACCAGAAACTATAAAATTTACAAGAAATGGAGTTAATCCAATACCTCCTATTCAATGGCAAGGTTCAGATATTCCGTTTATTGCTAGTGTGGGATACTTAACCCATCAAATAGCCGATCCACATAATTTAGAAGCATCAATAAGACTAGCTGATAAAAATGGAGGATTTGCACATTATATACCAATATCAAAAGAAGAAGAAATACCTTTAAATCTTGTTTTTTCTAATAATTTCTTACCAGTTAGTTCTTTTTTAAAACCACAAGAAGAACCTTTTATAAAATATAAAGATTCTAACAATTTTTTAACAGGAGGTTATTATAAATCCACATACGAACAAAAAAATGCTAGTACTGTAAATTTATCAGCATCTATTACGTTCAATAAACCAAATCTTGAAGCTAATAATTATAATTCAAATTTATGGTTATTGAATTCAACAACTGGTGAAGTTAATATTGCTCAATATGTTTTTACTAAAAATTCTATTATAGATTCGCCACAATATTTTTATAGTAGTACTTTAGATTCTTATAATGATTTGTTTTCACAGAAAAAAATCCCAATTAAAGGATCTGTTAAAAAAAATCCAAATATGGACACTGCTGTTTTATGGAATACTAAAACAGATAAAAAAACATATCCTCATATATCCAGTAATTATGACAATAAAAAGAGTTTAACTGGACTTCATTCTGTTGCTTGTTTAAACTTTCCAACCTACCATGCATGGGTTTCAGATGTTGAATTAGATAAAATTTACAGAATAACTTCTGATGGTAAGATTTATAAAACAATAGATTTAAAAACAATAAATTTGAATATACCTAATTTAGTAAAATATACTCCAGATAATTTGGTTGTTGATGGAAATTTAAATTTGTTTGTTGGTTTATCTAATGCTGGAACAATTTTAAAATTTAATGATAACGGAAATTTGATTGGTATTTTAAAATTAAACAACATTATACCTGTTTGTATAGATACTGATAAAGATAATAACTTATATATTAGTGGTATATATAAAAACCAAAATAAAAAAAGTGTATTATTAAAATATGACAATAAATTATTACATCAGTTATTAATAAAAGAATTTGACAACATTTTTTTAGGAAATATATTGTTATCACCTGAAAATAAAATATATGTTATTAATAATGGTCATCTTAATAAAGATTTAAAATACATTTACACAAACGATTCTTTTATACAGGTTTTTAATACAATAAATTTTGAGTTAATTAAAAAACTTCCAATATATTCTAATATAAAACATATGGTTTTAGATAAAAATGGAAATTTATATTTTAATCATTCTTATAGTAAAATAACTAAAATATCTTCTACTTATTTTATATTAAAAGAATTTGAAATAAAAAATAGTAATATCAATGATACTAAAAACAAATCAATAATAGATGGTATAGCTTACAATTTAAATGAAAGAATATATGTTTTAAATTCGTTACAGAATAAAGTTCATGTTTTAAATACATCTAATTTAAAGGAAGAATCATTCTTTTTTATAAATCCTTCCAATATAGAATATGATATTGATTCTGAAGGACAAATAATAACTCCTTATAGTATTAAATATTCAAAATTTTCTAAATCATTAAAAGCTAATGGTGATTTAAATGGTTGGAAATGGTGTTATAAATATACATACTTGATTGATAGTAATAAAACAGGATATGTGACAGGTACAAGTAAAAATATAATTTTTTCTAACAAAGACAGTTATAAGATATTTGTAAAAAATGAAGATTTTGATATGGGAAAATATATGTATGATTTCAGTTTTATGAGATCATTAAAAGAAAGTCCTTTTTTATATAATAATAAATTTAATGATTCTGATATTCTTTCAGAAGTTTCATCGGAAGCAAAGCAAAAGATAAGAGAATTACAAAAAGAACTTAACGATATTAAAAATACTTCTTCTTATGAAGGAAATAGTGAACTAGAAATATATTTAAATGATGAATTAAAAAAACAATATGATGATTTGGAAGAAATAAGATTAACTAAAACAAATAAAAAGGGATTTATGGGATCTATTTTTGGAACATATCCATATGAACCAAGTGATCTAGGAGTATCCACATTTTCGAAGATTGCGAACTTTGTTGATAATACTGCCGACATAGATACTTGTGATATAAAACATCTATATGATGTAATGTCTAAAATAGATTTTCAAGATGAAAGTTTTAGAGTAAGATTTCCTGAAGGAATATCTAGAATTGTTGACTATGCATCCATTTCTCCGAATAAATTGATGGGAATAAAATGTAAGTGTGGTGATGTTTTTACGTCTAATGAATATGGATATGGTATATGTTCATATTGTGGGAAAGAAAAACAATCAAATAAAGGAAATTTAATAGATACTTTATATTATAATATAACAGCAGGAATACCTGTTGTTTTAAGATACAAAAACTTAGATAAAAAATATAGAAAAATAAGCACTGGTTTTATTGATAATCAAAACATTTATTCTATAACACAATTAGCCACTTCTATAGGTTTACCAGAGGAATGGAGAGTTGATTATCAATTTTATGAATATAAACCAACACCTGATGATTATTCTATAACAAATTATAGGTTTACTTCAGCATTCAATACTCAACAATTAACTGCATTTTATAGCAAAGTTAATAGTAATAGTGCAGAAATATTTGTTAGTGAAATAGAAGTTCCATTAGTTTCAAGTATATATTATGCAATAACATCATTTTCAGAATTTTCTACAGAAAGTCTTAAAGACTGGTCAATTCACATTGAGGATTTAAAAACAAAAACAATTTTAAACTTCAGTTCCTCATATAGTGTAAATTTATCTTCTGCTTTTTATTATATAGAAACATCTGCTTTTTCTATACCAATGACAGATTTATCTCTATTCGATAATAAATTATTAGAAATAAAAGATATGAATGGTTATAACAAACATACATTTATTATAAATAAATTATCAGCAATTAAGTATAAACAGTTTATAAAACTAAACGAAAAATATAGGGTAGAAAATTTTGTTGATTGGGATAATTCGCAAACGACAATTAAAGTAAATTCAAATCAAAATACTTGGTATTCTAATAATGGATTATTTGATAGAATGATAAACTATGAACTTCAAAAAGGATTGGGTATAATTTAAGGTTAATAATACTAATTATATTGTAATATAAATGAATCCATATATAGTAACAACATCAGGAACATGGCCAAATGAAAAATATTTGTTTTCTGTCGATAGATCCGTTGTTGATTATAGATATTCTTTATTGCCTATACATGCAATTTTTTCTCCTTATTATTGCGAAGATAACACATATACAAAAAAATATTATGATCCTGCTGGATTAAATACTAATTTAATAGGTCTTAGTTCAAGTAAACCTTTGGTTTTTACTCCAAACAATTATGAACTAAATGCAGACCTAACAACAAATTTATTAACATTTTCTTGGAATCCATCTGCTTTTAGAAAAAATAATTACGGTAATATTCTAGGTTCTGTTATGTTACAAACATCAGAAAATAATTTTTTTGGAATAGTTTCATATCCTTCTCAATTGTTTTTGTACCCAACATCTTGTGAAGTTTTAGATGATAATGGAATAAAGTCTTATGTATTAAAAACATCAACAGTTTTATTAAGTTCTGATTATTTTCAATTTATAGATAATTTTTACACAGAAAGAGTAAAACAAGGACATAGTCAATTTATATCAAAAAACCCAGAGAATTTTATACCATTTAATTCTTCTCAGATAACAAATATAATGTATAGTTTATCTGGAAATATAACCAGAGGAAATAATGAAATCATAAAATTTACCGATACTTATAACCCAATTTTTTATAGAAGTTTACTAGAAAAAAATGGTTGTAAGATTAGACCAGATACTTGTAGGTTATCTTATTTTATAAGATATATAGATTATTTTTCTAAAGACAATTCTATTAGAGAAATAGGAGATTCTTATGATGATTTCTTAACTTTTCCAGATAGTTCATTAGTTACAGGATATATTTTAAATCAAAACGATTTAAATAAAACATTAACCTTTCAGCTACTTCAGTCTTCTATAAATCAAAATTTATCATTAGAAGACCCTCTAAACTGTGTTTTGAGTTCTACCTTAAATTTCGATACTGGTGTTTTTGTTTACCAAAGTTTTGGTAAAAAGGATTTAGATTATCCTGCTAATATTTTTACACCAATATCAGGCATTCCTAATACATCGTTATCTTTAAGATATATAGCAGAGTTGCCATTTATTTCAGAAAATGAAACAATAATGTCTAGTGTTTGTTCTATATCAAGCCCTTCTTCTTTTTCTATAAATCTAAATTCACCTATATTGGTTTCAACTCACAATAATTATGTGAGTTGGCATACTAAATATCCCCCTTATTATTATTCATTTAAAAATTCTTATAAAGACGCATCTAATGTTTTTAATTATGAAAATATTAATTCTTTAAATTTTAATTTAACATCTACTGTTGTTAGAAACATTAATAATGTATCAAGTGAAAACTTAAATGAACATTTTTCTGAAGCCGATTTATATACAAGTATATATTCGGATTATGATATATTAGAACTTCCATTACAAGAGTATGGTCATAATGATTATATTAAATTTAGTTTAGAAAATAAACAAAATACTTTAAGAGGAGATAAAATAAAAGCATTTATATTATCTTCGACTAATATAAATGATACTGAAAATGGTATATTATTACAGGAATATGATATAGTAAATTCACCATATATACCTGCTATTTCTGGAACATATTTAAGAATAAAATATGATTTGGATTTTGGTGGGACTAGTCTAACAATAAAACCATCAATTTCAACAAAAGTAGGAAATTTTGATGCTTATTGGTCAACAACCTTTACTATTGGTAGCGATTATTTTGTAAGAAATTCAGTTTTACCTCCCACTATAACGGTTTTAAATCAAAACATTTCTAGTGTAACTTTGTCTATAGCACAATTGACTAGTGAAAATTCTGCATTTGGTTTGGATCTTAGAAATAGTGAAATAGTTTGGAATATACAAGGTGAAAATACAAGTGATTTTGTAATAAAAAACGTAACTCCTGTTGATTTTGGTCCTTTTTCTCTTTTAAATAAAAATGAACCTTATTCATTCGACTATACAAATCAAATAGAAATAACAGGTGTATCAAATAAAGAATTTGTTGTTACTTTATCATCTATTTTATATCAAACTATAAATTCAATAATAATTTCTCCTGATTATTTTTATCTATATTCTGAAAATAACATATTCATAGATCATAATGAAATAGATCTTAATAATAAAATAAAATTATTAAAAGTCGATTGTAAGGTTCCTATTTTAAATAAAACTTATGATATTAACTCTGGAGGAAATCTTTTTTGGAAATGGTCATATAATAATATAGAAGATATTACTCCTGTAACAGCTTTTATAGTTCCTCCAGAACTAACAATTAATAGTTTAGAAGAATTTTTTAGTCTAAACGAAGTTTTTAATTTTTCTATATATGAAGAAAATACAACATCTTATTCAGATTTAATAAGCAGTATTTATTTTTTAGTAGAAACTGATTATACACTAACAGAAGAAACAATACCTTTTAATGTTTCTGTTGAATTATATGATTTAGGTGAAATTTTTAATGGTAATAAAACAATTCAACTAAACACATATCCAAATCCTATAATTTTCGGTACAAATTTTTCAGTATATTATCCAAATTTTGAAACTGTTTCCATATTAAATACAAATGATAATTTAAATTCCTTCACAAGACCACCAAATGGAACAAATTATTTTGCATTTAATGCTTTAGGTTTAAATTCATTAAATACTTCTATCTCATCTTTGAAGTGGATATTTGAAACAAAAATTTCACCAATTTCTGCTTTAAATTCCTATTATTATATAAATGAAACGCGAACATTAACACCTGATTCAAGTGGATCTTATAATTCCGTAATTTTTAAAGATTTAAATTCATATTACTATGAAGAAAATACATATAAAAATCTTGAGTATATAAACGGATTAACTTCAACTATTTTAACACAAACAGATGTAAATTTACTTTGTTCATATTTGAGTTTTGATAGATTAACAGCACTTACATCAACATTAATATCAATTTCTTCTATAGAAAATTTAACACCATTAGCTACCTCTTTATTTGTAACCAGTACATCTTTTTATACATCAGCTTTCTTTCAAGAGAGTGATTATTCATTTTTACAAGAAATAAATAATTTATACAAATACAATTTATATACATCATCTATAAATGTTGATGAAATAATTGATGGAGATTTGTTTACTTCTGAATATATTTTATATATAGCCGACTTTTGGTTGTCTGGTCAAAATATTTTAATTTCCGATGATCAAACAACTGTAACTGATTTTAGCTCTGTAAATATAGTATCAAATTCAAATTTATTAGATTTTTATACAACAACAAACAAAACAACATCTTTTGAATATACATTATTAGAACAATATATACAAAAAGAAGCATATTTTGAAACAGATGTAACATTGAAAGCGGAGAATGTTTCAATTTTAAATTGGAACAATCTTTATGATTTTGAAACAAAAGGAAAGATAGTTATTACATCTGAATCAGAATTTACAACATATCCTGATATTTTTGTAATACCTAAACATATATGGATTCCCAAGTGGAGGTATAATACTTTAGGAGAAGCATGGTCAAAAAAGACTGAAAAATTTGTTACTGTTTTAGATGGATATGATACTACGTATCAATATTTTTTAACAGGAAAAACATATGGTAATAGATTGTCATGCCAAGAATTTGGAATTATTATTACCGATACACAAAACTTAGATATAGAACCAACTGATCCTATTCAAATTTTATTTTCTGTAGGAAATGAAGAACAAGTTTTTTTAGATGAACAAATCATAGAAACTCCTGATCAATATTCTTTAGATGCAAATGATATAAAAATAAAAGATTTTAAAATACCTTGCTATCCTGATATGTATACTGAGGGGGGTATGACTGTTTATGTTACAGCTTTTAATAGATTTTTTCCATCAACTGGTGGTGTTTCGTATTATGGATTAAATGAATTAAGTTCAACAGAAATAAGTGTTTTTAACTACCCAATAACAGCTAAAACCCATTTAAGAGAATATGATGACGAAGGTTTTGTTACAGGAAATTATGCAAACTATAATCCTAGACTTTATGATTATGAACCTGTTAAGTTTAGATTTTATCCAGAAGTTTCTAACTTCGATTTGGATCAAAAAAGAACATTAAGAGTAAAACAAATAATAGAAGTTGATCCTGTAAATGCTCCTAATCTAATACAATTCAATGAATCGAGTGTTGTTTATGAATTAAGTTCATTATATTGGACTGTTTCTACTGTGGTTCCAGCAACATCAAATGAATATATAGATTTATTTAATTTAAATGTTGGTGATGCTTTTGTACCATTAACCATAAATGATTATGAAGTGGGTACTTTAGTATTAACAGCATCTGCTTTGGTTTCAACAAAAATTACTCCTTATACATTTAGTAACTATAGCTCTTCCGAATATACTGGTGAAAGAGATTTATGGGGTAGTGTTTATCAAATAGCAATAGGGAATGAAGATAAACCAGTATATGAAATTCTTATTTCCAAGATAAATACAATTACATCAGAAACCGAAACCATTTCAACCTATAATGCAATATCAACACACAATAATTATCTGCTTACAATATGAGTGATTTTTTACCAATAGAAATTAGACATTTAGATCAAACCGTTCAACCTCTTATATCGAGTAATCTTTTTCCGGTTGTAATAGGAGACGAAAACGAAGGTTTCGAAACAAGAGCAACTACCTTAAAAGAAATTTTCAACTATGTTGATTTTGAAAACCAAGAATCTTCTATAAACACTTTGAATGTAGTTAATTCGGCTATTATTCAGAATTTTTTAAACGTTGGTCAAATATTTGAAAACACTGGACACAAACTTTATGTTGATGGAAATGTGTTAATAAATGGTTCTTTAAGTGCATTAAGTGGTATTACATCCATTAATACAGATGTTATAAAAACATCTTCAATGTTTTTAAGTGGTGCTTCAGGTGTTCTTTTAAAAGTAGAGCAAACTTTAGATTTCCCTATAGCTCAGTTTTATGATGGAACAAACATATCTTTGCACATTGATGGTGAATCTGTTAGGGCTGGAAATGTTGGAATAAAAACATTAACACCAAATGAATCATTAACTGTAAATGGAAACATAAGTTCCAATTCTATAATATATTCTCCAAGTTCAATTATAGAAACAGCTAGTTCGAATGATTTAAAAACCAATTATTTATACGTTAATAATTTTGTTAATTTAGGTGTTAATGATTATTCATTAATTAATTTTGGAAATTCTTCTTCAAACATTGATATAAATGGTAACATAACTTTAAATACATTATATTCAGGTGTTAGTACTGTAATTGGTAATTCTGATTCAGATGTTTTTATAAATGGATATCTTTTTACAAAAGAAATTTCATCATCTGGAAATATTTCTTTAAATACAAATCCTACAGATTTATACAGTATTTCAATAGGAAATGAAAATTCTACTAATGTTATTTTAGGAACAAACTTGGTAAGTGGTGTTAACTATATTGATGGTGCTATAAATATAAATTCTGGTGGTATTGATAATACATATATCAATACAAATGATAACACAGGTATTGTATATATAGGAAATAATTTAAATAAAACTGAAATAAATTCAAACATTTTTTCTGTAAATTCTTTATTAACCAGTGATTATATATATATTAATTTTACTGATTATGAATCATTAACAGGTACTATAGATGACATTTTGTTTAATAATACAGTTGTTTTTAGTGGATTAAATGTAAACAGTTTAAATCCACAAATAACAAGTTTTCAATATAAGGTATTACAATTAGTCGAAGCTCAAAATATAAATTTAATCGATGATATAATAAATTTAGGAAATGATAACTTTTTATTTAATATAAAAAGTTCTAATTTAAATTTGAATTCTACTAATGATATTAATATTACAACATTATCTGGTGGAAATATAAATTTAGGTGGGGATCAAACCTCAACAAAAATAAATGGTGTTATTTTACAAATTAATAATCAAAATGATGGTGTAGAGAAAAATACATATATAAATAATGAAGACTATTCCGGTCATTTGTTTATAGGTAATGGTAATAATGAGCTATACATTAAAGGTAATTCCGTTTATATAAACACAGATTCATTATCAACCACAAATACTTTTATAGGAAATAGTAGTGCCATAACTACAATTAAAAACTTAAATATTTTAGATGGTCTTTCTGCTAATGTTCCAGAGTTTTTTGCTTCAAGTATAATATCAGATAATATAACAACACAAAATGCATTTGTTAATCAAATTTCTGCATCAGGTGATATCGAAATAGAAGGAAAATTAAAATATAAATTTGAATCGACTGCTCCAATTGATATAACAACTCCCGTTTCTTGGATAGATATTGAAGTTAATGGAACTATATATAAAATGCCTCTTTATTTATAATTTTACAGTAATTATAAATAGTATATTAAATGGCGTACACTCTTAACACAGGTTCAAATTCTTCTCAACCAAAATTGTATATATCATCATATTATACAATAGTTGGACAATCCATATTTTTTAAATTTGAAGTACCTACAAATATTGATCCATTAAATAATATAAAAACAATTGAATTATTTACTGGTGAAAATATAGAACAAGTTGTTTCAAGCAAAGTAATATTAGATCTTGATCCAAATACTCCTATTTTAGACAATGTTACATATAAATATCTTGAACAAGGCACTTATTATATAAGTTACGAAGTAACATATGTTAATGATACTAAAAAAATTTATTATTTAGAAACCCCTATTCGTGTATATAAAGAATGGCCTAAATTTAATCAAGAAAATATAAGACTTTTGGGTGAAAATATATTACAACTTCCTTATACCTTTGATGAGATAAAAATAAATCCTAATGAATTTGGAGTAAGCTCCATATATAATAATTTTTTAAAAAAACTATACGAATGTTTAGAGTATTTAAAATATAATACAAGAATTTTAAATACAAAAACTCCCTCATTATATTATGGATGGTTAGGATTAAATGCTTCTACTTTGTCATCGGGTATATCATGGCAAACTTTGGATTATAAATATAGTATAGAAGCATATTCAGATCCAGATAAATATACTGGTAGAAGTATTATAAATGCTTTGGGTAAACAATATAATGGATTTATAAATATAAAAGATATAGCAGAGACAAATTCTTTAATATTTGTTTTAGATGATAAAGGATTTAGAATTTTTAAAAATTCTAATAAATTAAAAAGAATAAACTTTGATAATCAAGATGAGATTACCAACACTTTAACAGAAATAATTTCATTTGATGTGAGTGATAATGGTAAAATGATTTATTTATTGGATCAAGTTCAAAATAAAGTATATAGAATAGATATGGATTTTGATTCTACTAATAGTTTATACGAATCTTATAATCCTATATTATCATTTACTTTAAATATAGGAACATATGGAGATGAAACCGATCCTTTCACATTTAATAACCCCACACAATTAATTTATAATAATAAAATGGTTTATGTTTTGGATTATAATAATCAATGTGTGAAGGTATACAGTGAAAATTTAGAATGGATTTACACCTGTAATCCTGCTATTTTTAAAACAGATATTCCAATTTCAATAGCAGTTCATCCTATTACAAGATTTTTATACGTTTTAACAGAAAAAAATGTATATGTATATCGTCACAAATCCAAAAGTTCTCCATCAATTTTTAGTATACAAAATATACAAAATTTAATACCAAAAAAAATATTTTTTGATGAAGCTGGTGAATTTTTTTACATAATAACGGAAAATTCTACCACAGAAAAATTTAGTGCAGTTTTTAAATATACAGCACTTGGTTTATACATGGATTTTTTAGAAATTCCTAATGCTAAATATGTTACAGGAAAAAAAGGGAAAAATAGAAATATTCTATTAGCTCATAATAATGCAATTATAAAATGTCAAGAAATCACTGATATTTTAAAAACAGGCGAAGGACTAGATATAAATTATTGGAGCTTGAATCAAATTTTAATTAAAAACGACGAAATGGTTCAAGACATTGTTTTAAATAGATCTTTATCTAGATTATGTCAAAATATCATAAATTTTAGAAACTCACTAGAATCAAAATTAGAACTAACAAAAGAATTTACTCCAGCAGGGGAAATTTCTTATTTTAGAACATATCCAATAAAAGCTAGTACAAGACCAAATTTAGGTACAGAAATAGAAAATAATCAAATAGCTGTAGGTGTAAATGAACTTCATACACCATCTGTTATAAATAAAGAACTTCAAAAAATTTATGATGCTTTATTAGCACTTAAAAAATTTTTAGATGTAGAAGTTATATCTACAGAAAGTGATGTTGGAAGAAATTTAGAAAAATGTAAATCTCCTTTTTGCTGGTCTTGGAAAGCCATGTCAACATATAATATAAAAAAACCAGTTATAAGACTTTGTAATATAAATCCAATTTCTTTTAAAGAACTTGAAAGTAAATTTCCAACAAACTATGTTCAAACTAAAACATGGGAAGAGGCAACAAGTATTTGTTGTTCAAACATTAAAACACCTTTAGGATAATATTATGAATTTAAAATTTTACGAAACAACATTCGACTTATTAAGTTCTGATAAAACAGCCGTAATAACACAATTTGCTCCTCTTAATTTCACTGTAAATCCATTTAATGCAAGACCTCTCTCTAATCAAGAGTCAGAAACTGGTCAAGGTCAATTTAAATTTGAATCAAAAATTTATAAAATAGTTTATGATTGGGGTGATGGAAATATTGAAACACAAAAAATACAACCTTCTTCCTTCAATTCTTCTTCTTCTTTATCATATCCATTAGAAAAAGAAAAAGGAGATCCTAGAAATTTTTCTAAAAATCACATATATAATTTAACAGATACGTTTAAAAGTGTTATAAATGGTAATGTTAAAATTTATATGTTTGGTGTAAAAAATCCATTAACTTATAAATTTAGAATTTTATTAACAGCACCAAAACTTGATGGTTCTAAAACTGGTTTTTTTAAACATTTTCATCTTATTAATTCTAAGATATTTGGGCCTGATAATAAGATATTATATATTTTTGAAGGAAAAGATCCTTCTTGGATTTTTCCAGTAATAACAGATTGGAGAACAAAAGTAGGAGAAGAATCACCTATTCCTTTAGAGGATTATAACACTTATGAACTAAATATCTAAAATGGGAAAATATTTTTCATTAACTTTTTACGAAAAAAATAGACAGGAAGGAGAATTATGGGTCAGAACACCTAATAATTCAATAGTTCCTGCACAAGAAGCTTTGTCTGAAGTGTTTTTAAAATATAAAAATGTTTCATCAGAACTATCAGAACAAGATTCTTCTGGAAGAACTATTTATCAGGATTTAATGGAAGGAAATTTCTTTTTAAGATTTGATATGATTCAAGATGTTTTATTTGTTGAAACACCTAGAGGAAATATATTTGATCAAATAGTAGTAGAAAATAATAAAATTTTACCAAGAAATCAAGACAATAATTTTACTACGTCTTTACTTTCAAAAAGATTAACCTTTCCTGATTATTATTTTGATGAAAATAATAAAAAAATATATATAGTAACCAATAAGATAGAAGAATATGAAAATTTAAATGGATTAAAACTTGGATATATAATAGAAGAGTTTGATATGAACTCTTCTGTTTTAGATGTAAAATATTATTTTAAAGTGTTTTTTAATTTTAATATTAAGAATTTTTACAAAATATTACCTATTGTTGAACCTTTAAAGTTGTCATATAATAGATTTACTAAAACATTTAATATATCACATATATGCAGAGGACCAAATAATGAATTTGGTCTTGTTAGTATAAATGTACTTAAAGACCAAAATTTGAATGTTAATTCAATAAATGCATTTTTTCCATTCCAAGATACAACAGATGTTGACTATGAATCCATTATTCAGAAAAAATTAACAATAGATTTAGATTTATAATGATTACTATATATAACAACGCATCTGCATTTTATTGGTATCCTTTAAAATTTGAACTACAAGGAAATCATTATGAAACAATATATCAGAAATATTATTTTAATAATGGAATGGTTTTTAACGGTCATGCCTTCTTATTAGAAGGAATGGATTATAAAAACAATAATAAAACTAGTTTATTTTTAACTGATTTATTATCTTCTTCTGAAATTTTTAAAAATAAAAGTAAACCAGAAGATTCAACAGAGTTAACTGAAATAAAAACTACAATTTCTAATAAAGATGGATTTGTTTTAACTCCATTAAATGTAAAAATAGGTAAAAAAGATATAAAAATTATAAATAAAACCGAAAGAAAAAAATTGTCTGATGTTGATCTTTTAAATTTTGTTATAGACAAAGAAAATAAAGACCTATTATATATAGAAGATCAATCAGGTCAAATTTTACAATGCAATTCTGAATTAGACAATTCTACGTTTTTTACAACAAAAGCAACTCCAGCAATAAACAAACAAAGGTTTGAATATTTTTTAAGTAATAGTGGAGAAATTGTATTGTTTTTAGCTGGATCAAATGCATCAAAATGTTTGTCATTAAACTCTAATAATAATTTAGTATTGTCTTCTGTTTCTTTGAAAGATCAATTTTTTAGAATACCTAATGAGATAATTTTCAAATTAGATTGTTATAATAAAATTAATTCTAATGAAGACTATATTGTTGATAGTAAAATTGTAGAATATAATAATAAACCAATAGACCCCATAGATTCTCTCTATAAGGATTCTAGTATTTTTAATAAACCATTTTTACAGAATTTTCTTTTGATGTTTCCAACAGAAAATCCTATAATAATTGATGATGAAGCTGTTTATATTGCTGATTATAATGGTCTTAAAAATTATCAAAATCCCGAATATGATTATGTGAAAGGTCCATATTTTGCTGAAGACAATCCTTACATAAGGAGAATATATTGGCAGATATACAGTGGTTCAAATCAAGAAAATGGATACGATGATATTTATTTAGGATACACGTCAAATAGTACTAAATTAGTTCTTAGACCAGACAGGGAAACCGAGTTTCAATATTCTCCTGCATCACAAAGAGTTCCTTTAAGTTCATCTAATTTAATAGAATCTGGTTCAATAGCTGGTGAACATCCTTTGACTTCTGATAGAATTTATGGTCTATCTGTAAATTACAAAAACACACTTCCAGAAATATCACAACCCATTTCTTTTTTTAGAGAAACTGGTACATGGCTTTGTTCTTGGTTAAAAGGGTCACAAAACGGTTCAAAGAAATGGATGGATAGATATTATAATTCTGCATATCTAACAACAAACGAGGCTTTATCTAGCGGTTATCTTAAATATAACGAAAGATTAGATCCATCTAAACCATATATTTATGATGTTGAATCTAGTCTTATTCTGGAACCTGGTGCAAGATACAAATACTTTAGACAAGGTATAAAAAGCTCACAAGAGTTTATTAATTATTTAGATTATACATCAGAAACAAAATATGGATCTAAAACATTACACATTAATACATGGACTTCCAACGAAGCTACAGACTCATCTAAATATAACAACAATGGTATTGTAATAAATAGAAACACAACACAACCTGATAAAACTTCATATAGTCTATATGGTTCTAATCATATAATATTTCCATCAACATCAGATTTATTAGAAACACAAAGAATGACTGTATCTCTTTGGTTAAATGTTGATGACTGGTCAAACATATATGGATGGCAGATTTTTGGAAATTATTATAATGGTGGTTGGGGATTAATAAACAATAATGGTCAGATATCACCTCTTTTAACAATAGTGGAAAACAATGGTAAAAGATCTTATGCTATTAATTATAGATCTGGTCTTACTGATTCATATCAACTATCAGGCGAAGGATTTATTAATCCAAAAAATTCTTTTTTTGAATGGGTTTTAAGACTTCCTGATTTTAGTTATTGGTTAATAGATATTTCAAATTTTGTTGCATATAGAATTGATAGTAATGGAAAAATATTAAACACAGATAACCGTAATATTAAAAAATCCATAACAAGTATAAATCAAATTTTATTAGATAAAGACATGAATTTAGTTATACTTGATTCTGAAGAGAATTTAATGTTAAAATTAAATTCTTTAGGAAAATTTGTATCTTTAACAGAAGGAATAAACAAACCAAGAATAGATTTTAGATCAAATGGAAATCTTGTAAAATGTGATTCTAATATCTCAATAATAGATAATAATGATAATTTATGGGAAATAGTTGGAGAGAATTTATACCTATGCACAAACTATGTTGGAGGAAATAGTAATTATTACAAAGATAAACAAATAAAAGCACATGTTGGTAAATGTCAGAGTATAACATGTGATAGTGAAAATAATCTTTGGTTTATAACTAAAGACAATACACTTATAAAGTATAATACAACAACCGATTCATTTGATGTTAATAAAAAATTGCTGGATGATTTTGTTAATACAAATGAAATGACGGATGAATCATATCCATATTCACATATAGGTATAATAAGAACATCTGCTTCTGAATTTTTCAATAACTGCAAAGAGTTACAAAAACAACTATATGATGTTATTTGTGTGGTTGATACAATTAATTTTAAATTATATTTCTTTCAAACATCTGGACAATTAATAAAAAGAACCGATTTACGAACATATATACAAGATGAAAGTATAAGATTTGAAACTTATTGGAAATTTTCAGCAAAGGGTGATTTTACGGGATTTGATTATATAAGAAAATATTTAAATCCATCTGAAAAAAAATTAAGTTGGAATCTTAAAACATCGGATCATTTAAAAGAAAATTTTCAAAATTTAACTTTAGATTATGATGTTTCACAATTGCCACCTAAATGGCATAATTTTTCTTTGGTTTTTGATGGAGTAGCTGGAAAAGTTGTTTTTTATATAGATTCTATAAAAGTAAATGAGAAAAACATTTCAAAAAACAGTTTAATTTATTATGAATATTTATCTCCTCTATTATTAGGAGCAACAACAGTAAAAAATACATCTTTAAATGATTTAGTTGGTATAGAAGATGGATATAAATTTATAGGAAAAGTTTCTGATTTAAGAATTTACAATAAAAGTTTTAATTCATCAGAAATAGAACAATTATATTTTTCTAATAATAAATCTATAAACAGAAATAATTTAAATTGGAATATCAGTGTTGGTGAAAGGAATTATGTAGAAAAAATAAGTCACTTCTTTAAGTATCAATTACCAGGTAGTAAAACTAATTATTACAACATTAATATACACAATTTAAAAGTATCCAATAGAATTAAAAAATTAATAGAAGAATCAATAAAAAATAATATAAACACAATATCACCTTATAATACATTCTTAAATAAAATAAACTGGTTATGAACTTTGATCTTTTAAATACATCTTGTCAGAAAGCGATATTAATATCTGAGGATTATTGTTTAGATAAATCTTTTGATATTATCATTCAAAATTTTAATGTTTTTTCTAATGATTTAGCAATGACAAATGATCAATTTGACAGGTTTCAAATTTTAAAAGACAAATACGAGAAAAATAAAGACAAATATAGAAAATTTTTGACATTTGTTTCTCAATTCAGTTCTTCATTAGAAAATGTTCAACAAGTACATTCTCAATATAAAAATATATGGTCAGTTATATCTACTCCCATGGAGATTTTTTATCCAGAAATATTATCAATAGAAAAATGGGGGTCTTTTAATATTAAAACAGGTGAAATAACAGAGGTTAATTCTGTTGAAACCGCAAAAACTATTAATAACATAGAAACTTGGGTTAATAGCAAATTTCCAGAAAATGAATATGGTATATATAAAAATATATCAGTACGCATTTATTTTTATATAGAAATACCTATAAAATATAAAATGAATGCAACATATAATGAAAAATGCATAGTAGGCGGGAAATCAACCAAGGTTTGCTGTAAACCGTGTGGTTTTGGTGGTTTTGCGCCATGCAATAGAATGGGCGGAAAAGACGAACATGTTTGTGGAAACATGTTTTCAAGATGTCCTGGTGCGTACTATCATAGTTCAAATTGTGCTACTGGATCTTGTTCAGGGTGGAAATCTGGAACAGACCCAAAGTTATGGAAAGGACAGGATTTAAAGATTTCCAGAGAAATAATTTTTAATAATGACAAGTTTTTTATTGGTTATTCTAAGATTAATTTATCAATAAATAGTAACAATAGTTGGAAACGAGTTTAATATATGCAAAAATATAATCTCCCAAAAAAAACACAAGATATTGGCAACTCTCTTAAAACAATAAATAATGTTTTTAATTCTTTAAAAACACAAATAGAAAATCAAAAAGATTTTTTAAATGAATTTAATGATTTTAAAGATTCTATTTCTTTGATTTATGATAAATTAAAATTTGCTAATGAATTTATGAGAAAAAGAAACCCTGTTTATATGGAAACATGGGAAGATATTTTAAATAATAAAGACAAATATATAAAACCTATAATAACAATATATCCTGAAAAATTTAGAGATGATTTGCGTCAAGTTTCTAATACTTATATAGAAAATATAATTCACGACTGGATTACTAACACATATGTAATAAAACCAAAAAAAATAATTAATCCTAATTATATTGAGGGTCAAAAAGCTATAATATATTATATAAAATGTGCAGAAGATACTATGAATATAAAAGGAGAATTAAATACTTCATCTATTCCATGCCAAACAGCAGATAAAGATGTTACTGTTAACTGCGTATCTAAGAGATCTGGAAGTGTTTGTATTGATGGTTGTGGTTGTGTAAATTGTTCGGGAGAGGCTACTTGTTCAGTTACCGAAACAGCAACATGTAATTATTCAGATAATAATATTGTAAGTAAAACAGCAAATAGATATTTAAATTCAAATACATCATTATCATTTGAAGAATATTTTGAAACCAAATTTGGATTTGTAAAATTTATAGTAGAAGATTGTATTTGGAAAGTAGATAAAACATAAAAATGAATATAATTCCTTTAAGTTTAGAAGATAATGTTGGTGATGGTTTATCAAAAATAAACTATAATTTTTTAAATATTAATTTAGAAAATTGTGAATTACAAAGTAAAAAAATTGAAAATGAAAAATTTTTAGATGATTTTGAAAATTTAATGATTCAATTAGATGATTTAATAGAAGATATAAATTATGATTTTCTTGAAAAAATGGAAACTACAGTTATTCTACTAAGTTCATATTGGAATAAATTTGAGTTTACTGTGAATTATCCATTTAATTCAACTAATGGATTTGTTAGTACTTTGGTATCTGCTGGTGAATTGGGTAATTTAAATTCTTCTACAGATGAAAAGACACAAAAAAATATAATAGCAGATGCATTAATTATTAATAAACTTTACGATAATAAAACGGATGCAATAAATGCTCTTTCCAATAAAGAAATTATATATGTGAAAAGAGATAATTCTGGTGATTTTATTTCTTGGGATTTATTTGATTATTCTTCTCTTTTTTCATTATCAATTGATATAGCCGGAAACTTTTATCTAAATGGAAATTTAGTTGATATTTATAGAATACCTTATTATAGCATAATAGCTCCAAAAAATGTTAGTATATCAACAAAAAATTTGACTCCTGATTTTAATAATAAAAGTTATTCTGTTTCTGGAAAAACATTTGTTTCTGATAAAAACAATATAAATAATAACAATTTAATAGTTTATTCTGTGGATACAAAAAAAGAATTGTCTGATACAAATCAAATATTAAATGTTACTAGATATAAACCAACTGTTAAAAAATTATCAGAGATAATTACATTCAAAAGTAACGAGTTTAAGTCAAAAATAACAAAAATAAATGATTCATTTTTAGAAAGTTATTTAAGCAATCCAAAATTAAATAATCTTGCTCTAACATTTTTAAATAAAAATTATAATCCAAAAAATTATCAAGATGATACTATTGTAAATGTTGTTTTCTTTTTATATAATATGGTTGGATATGATAGTATTTCTGCAAAAATTGTTACCGATTATTGGGAACAACCAGAATTAATAAAACCTTTAAAAGATACTAAAATTATAAAATCAGGAGAATTGAATTTAATTGCACCAAGTTCAAATACTACATTTAATATAGAATTTACAAAAAAAGATACATATATCGAAAAAATTGTAACGGTAAAATACATTAAAAAAACAAAAACAATGTTTGTTGAAAATCCAAATTCTTCTATACCAAAAATAAAAAAAGAAAATTTTTGGGAATTTGTGAATGCCTCTATAGGAAAACCTTATAAAAAAGGAGACACAACAATAAAAACAGTAGACGAGGCTCCTAAATATACTAAAACCGTTCCAACTGTTTTTGAGATAAAACAGTTTCCTACAACTATCTTAACAGATTCCGGTGATACTTTAACAACAAAAAAAGGAGATACCTATCTTTTAGGATAAACTTGTTTTTTGTATTTTAAAAATAAATAATGTTATGGCTAATAAAACTTTTGGAGATTTACCGATAAGAAGCAGTATAACTAAGAATGATTTTTTTATAACTAATAGAAATAAAGAAAAAATTTCACCTGAAGGAAGAGTATCATTAGATGTTTTAAAAAAGAACATTCATAATGGTTTGATTGTAAAAAATACCGTATATAATGCAAGTAAAAAGGTGGATGTTACAATAAAAAATAATACTTTAGATATTAAAACAGATGCAAATGAGTTAATAACATTTAATGACTCTTTAAAAAATGTTTATGGAATTTTACAAATATCATGTAATAGAACAAGTGGTTCACCAATAGAAAATAGTGTTATTTGTGTATTTGATCTGGTTTGGAAGCCTGCTGCAAAGGGTAAAGATGATATAACTATTTTTGAAAACCAAAACCTTATTATATCAAATCATCCTAGTACTATTACTAATAATAATTGTCTATTCATAACTCCTTTTATTCCTCAATCTTCTGGATATTTTAAAATAAGTGCAAGATTTACACAAACAGTTAATACTTCACAATGTCTGATTGATTCGGATCTTTGGCTTATAGAAACACAATAATATGAATAATACCATGTCATGGAATACAATAAGAGAAATAAGAAATTATTTTTTGAAACAATCTGATTGGACACAATTTGATGATGTCGATATGTCTGATGAAGAAAAACGTAAATGGAAAGAATACAGATTAAAATTAAGAGATATAACAAAGACATATAGAGTACCTAATGAGGTTGTTTGGCCGATTTCTCCAGAAATAGAAAAATTAAATGAACAAGAATCCTTATCTACAATATAGACATTCTGAGGGGTTAGGTGATTTTATTGCGTGTACCCTTCATAGTAAATTTATATTACCAGTAACAAAATTAATAACTGGATCTGAAGAAATATGTTTTTCTTGTGATAAAAGAAGACAAGCATTAAATTATATTTTTCCAATTCCATTTTGGAAGGTTTTTTTTGAAAATTATGACAAAAAATTACAAGATCTTCAAAAGTATTTTGATTTAAAAGAAGAAGAAAAAGAACCAAAGAATGATATTGTAATTCAATCTGATGAAGAAATAAAAGAACTTGTTATGGAAGAAGTGAATGTTTCTATTCCAGAATACAAAATATTAAGTGAATCATCAACAGAAATTGATGATTACATATTTAAAATAATAATATATAAGAAAAAATGATAAACACATACATTTCACAAAATATGACAATAAAAGAAAATAATATAAATGACTTTTCTTTGTATCTTTGTAATATCCTAACTTCATTTAAAATTCTTCATTGGTATTCAAAGGATTATAATTTTCACAAACTTGTTGGTAAATTTTATGAAGATTTTGATTCTTTATTTGATTCATTAATGGAAGAAATAATAGGAGTATCCAATAGTCAAAATATATGTTTTTCAGTCTCTTGTCCAGAGGTTAGTTTAAAAAATGTAAACGATTCAAAATGTTTGGCTAGTCAAATAGATGATCTTTTCTATATAATAGAAAATTTAGAAAAAACAATAAAGAACGATGAAATGAATGATTTTGTCAAATCGACATTTAATGGAATAAACAATCTAATCGAAGAATTATTGTCTTTATGTAATAAAGTAAGATATCTTGTCTCTATGCTAGAAACAAATGATCAAAAAACCAACCTTATACCGCTTAAAGATATAGGCATATAGAGAGAAGAAGAAACTTCATTACTATATGTTAAGTATTTTTCTGTTGATTCTTTTATAAAACTCCTATAGCCAGCTTCATTTTCAACAATTACATCTATTGAACCTCCGGTATTTATTGATGAGAATGGTAAAGAAATTGTTAATGTCTCATCATCCAAAATTTCAAAAGAAGATATAGGATAACCATAGAAACTAGGATAATGTGGTTCTAATGAAGTTAAACCAGCAAAAGGACTTAATAGCTGTGGTTCTTGTCCCATAAATCCACTATTAGATGCACTTATGTATACTGCTCTAGTATATGACAAGAATTTACCAACAACATAAATTGCTCTGTTATTATAATAAAAATCTATATTATTTTTTGTTATAGTTAATGGACTTACCCATTCAACATGTGGTCTTGCTGATATGCTGATTCTGGAAGTTTGATATTGGTCTAAATCTGTTATAAGATCACAACTATTAATGTCATCCTCATTAGAGACAACAAAATCACTATTTATGTAATAAATTTTCTTGTAAGTTTCATTGTATTGGGTACTTTTAAACAACCAACCCTTTATAGTAAATGATGTGTCTGCTGTTATTCTAAATGATTGTGATGGTGGTAAATCTGTAGGATATACTAAATTTACTGTTCCAGACCAAAGTATTTCTGTTCTTATTTCATAATCTTTATTATATCCAATAGGCATTTTCCATGAAATGATAATATAAGAATCACAATATGGGATAAAATTTGACAAAATTTGATCCATGTCTGTTTGATATTTTGTTATAATAGACATGTTTATTCCTATATTAATAGGAACTGGTTGTCTTATAAATTTTACAAAATCTAAATCTCTACCATATAGCGATTTTGCTTCAAGTTCAAACCCATTATTTTTATTAAAAACTCTTGAACCATCTCTTTGTAACGATGCTATGTTGATAGCTATTGCTGGAACCGTTAACCCACCTGGTGCGGGTGTTCTTAGGCTTTCTAATACTCTTTGTTTAGGAGCATATACAAATTTAACCTTTTGTTGATTGCTGAAATTATCATCTTTATCAAATCGTTTAATTATTATATCGTTAAACGCTCCAGCAAATTGTTCAACAAGGGTTTGAATTTCTTTATTATAAGACCAACTTTTCACTTATATATTTAGTGTATTCTACTTAAAAAGTGTTTCGGTAAAGTGTTTTTATATTTTTTAATAGCTTTTGTTGCATTACCATCAAGTATATATGTAATAGAATAATCGTCTTTAGATCTTGTACATCTACCAGACATTTGTATCAATGCATTAAGCATATAAAACATATATTGATCTGGGTCAGATTCAAATTTTCTTTTTATTCTTTTTGAGCTTAAAGGAAGAAACGGGGCTTTCAAAACAATTTGAAATCTACCCAAGTCTCCGTCCAAACTTATTCCTGTATCTAATGATGGACTAACTAAAATAGATGCGTTTTTACTTTCTTTATGAAGTTTTAAAATATCTTCATTTGATACACCCTCTATTTTAAATAGAAATCTAGGATCATCTTTCAATACAGAATAAAGTTTTTTAGTGATTTCATTTGTATGAGTATGAATTAGTCCTTTATAATCTTTGTGTGATTTACATATTTCCTGACACGCATTTAACATTTTATCCAAATCTTTATTATTGTTTTTATAAGACAGGTTAAAAATACTTGAACAATATATTGGAGATTTTTTTGAATCAAATGGAGATTGTAGTTCTATATATTCATATTCAGATTCTTCTATTCCCATTGTTTTAGCGAATTGTTTATGATTGCTTAATGTTGCTGACATTAATAAAACCTTATCAGAAGAACCAAATATATATTTAAATAATTGCCTTATATTATAAGGAACAAGAACAATTTTGTCTGTTTTCATCTCTTCTATAAGATAATTGCATTCATACCAGTTCTCTATAGTGTTTTTTAGTGATGAATATATTTTCGACAATTTGCTTATTTGATTAAGTTGATGTATGTATAAATCACCCATTTCAGATTTTTTAGATAAAGTTAAAGATTTTTTCTTTAACTTTTCTAATTCATCTTCTACTTGAGAAAAAATATCAATAATCCAAACTCTTACCTTTTCTATATTATCTTCTTTTATTTTGGTGAAAGATATTCCACAACTTTTAAGAAAAGAATAATTTATTTCTAGTGTAAAATGAGATACTAGTTCATTTTCTATACCGTCTGCTTCGTCACATATAAAAAATTCTCTTTTTTGCAAAAAAGGTCTTAAGTTAAAAAAACTTTTATAATTTAAAACAGAGACATTTGAATATATTGCTTTATTTTTTGCCTCATAATATGGACATATACAAGAATCAAAACATGAATCTTTTACCTTTCTAGAGTATACACATGGAGCAAATTCAGTAGTTTGAGATAAGTCAACCTGACATTGATAATTGTTTTTACCCTTAAAGACATGGATATCATTAAAAATATGTTGATATTGGTCTTGTAAAGATTTTGTTTTAGTTAATATAAAAGAACCATAATTGGGATGATTTACATACTTTTCATCGTATGAGTAATTCCCACTAGAATCCATTCTGTATAATTCATAGTTTTTTATATCATCTTTCCTCGATTGATCTATTTCTTTTGAGGAGTTAGCTATTGAGGTTGCTATATGACTTTTTCCTATCCCTGTTGGTAAACAGGCTATAACATATTTTTTATCAGAATTCCATGCTTTTTCTATTTTATCAAAAGCATCAATTTGAGATTGTCTTGGTTTAGAATTTTTTGGAAAAAATTTTAAAAATACTGATTCTTTAAATGTTTGCATTCCTTGTTAAGAGGATATCTACATTTATTTGTTTTTTCAAGCAAGAACATGGTATATAAGTAAAATCTGTTGTATTTTTTCCAGAATAGCCTCTTCCATAACATTTCTTGCAAGAAGATGATGGTTTTTTCTTCAGTGGAATTTGTCCTTCTGATAATAGTTTAAAATCATCTGCAAAAATACTATAATAATTTGAATTAAACAAATTATAACAAATTAACGGTTCTTTATTCATGTTTTATTGTTTCTATCATTAAGATAGAATCTCCAAATTTATTATTTTTTTTATTTTTGTCAAATATTTTTTGTAAAACATCTAAGCTTTCTGGATAATATTTTGAAATTGTTTTAAATCTATAATCAAAATAAACTAAACCATCTTCTTCGTGATTTTCTAATGAAAATGGTATAGGTATTTCAAATTTTTCCTTTTTTTTGCTTTCTGTTAAAATATGAAAAACTAAATAAAAATTTCTTTGAACAAATAATTCAATCTTTCCTTTTTTTATTATTTTATTTTTAATAATAAAATTAACATTTCGTTGCAACAACGAACTACATGTTTTTTCTAAAAGAGAAGATGAAATATTCATTTTATTATAAAGTTTTGTTTTTCTTTTTTGGACATGTTTCTTAATACTTTGTCAAAATATTCCCAAAATGATTTTTGTGGATTTGTTGGAACAGCCATAACAACCATTGTATTTTCTACTGGTATATTTCTCCAATCTTGGAAAATAATATCAAAAACCGTAAGAAGATTTTTTGAAACTGTATTGTATGGTGCTGCTTTTGTAGGGACTACAAAATTAAATGTTAGTTTACCAATTTCTGAATTCAAAATTCTCATATCTCTTGTGCATAACATTCTTCTGGTTGGAATATTGGAAGATGTTTTATTTCTCCTTATAAATTTTAATTCAACCAAATGTGTTTCACACAAAGACTTAAGTCCATTAAGAGTAAGTTTATTCATTTTTATGTGAACTTCGGTTCACACACACCAAAAATTCTGCTTTCACTTAAGAAAACAATATTTTTAATATCATTTATGTTAGCTGCTTGTATTCCTTTATCATTAGGGAATACAATGTGATCATTAACTTTAACTGTTTTGCAATTAGGACCAGCTAAAATTACCTTTCCTACACGCCAAACAAAAGTTACTGTATTTATAGGAACCCACAAAGACCCTCTTTTTATTTCTGTTCCGTCTTCGTTTACATCTATATATTGAACCATTAATATATCGTCCAATACATTTGTAAGTTTCCATCCATCGAGTTCCAGTGCGTGACCCTGATATTGTTCAAGTTGAACTATTCCACCAATTTTGTCTTCTAAGTTTGTTGGTCTTTGTATCATATGTTTTACTTATGTAGTGAATTTAATTCTTCAAGCATTCTTTTTTGTTCTTCTATCTCTTTTTTAGATATTTCTCTTTGTATGTGTTCAAAGCATACATCTGAATTGCTTTTTTGTTTTTTTTCCTTATTCTTTTTTATATAATTTATTTTTTTAGTGTTTTTTGGAATTATAATTCTATATAAACTAGCAACACACTCTGTATCTGTATACATTGAATTTGTATAATACCACCTATTCAATGTTTCATTGATAATATTTGAATGATCTGGTCCAACCATACTTAACCATCTATTTAACAAATAGGTCGAACTGCTTTCTTGTATATTTAACTTTGTTTTTGGTTTTTTTAAAATCCAATTAATTAAATCAAAGATGGAATCATTCATGATGGTTTTATTATTTCTAGAGATATAGATTTAATTATTTCATAAAAAGATTCGTTTATTTTTTCATTTAATTCTTCTATTTGTTTATCATTTAATGAAAGTTTCTCATTGTTTAATCCAATATATCCTAATGAGAAAACATTATCTGGTTGTTTTAACATACAAAAATTTACTTCTTTTGCTTTTTTATTTTCTTGATGCACAAATATAGAATCATTTTTATTTAATTCAACTTTAGTGTATAGATTTAAATCATTCAGACATTCTTTTATCTTATATAAGAATAGCTTTTTGAAACAAATATTACCGAGTTGTCCTATGTTGGGAATTTCCCAACATATATTTATAGAATCATTAAATGTAGGATAGTCATGAAAAAAACAATCCTTATCAAATTGAATATCCATCTCTCCTCTAAATATTACAACAACCCCAGTTGGTTTATAATTTTGCTCATAAAAATCATAACCAAATTTTTGTTTTAATAATAATCCATTAAATGTTATTTTATTTTGTTTATATATCATGATTTGTATTCTTTTTTAAATATAATATTACTGTTTTCCCAATCTTGTGTCAACATACTATCACCCAACCCATGATGAACAACTGTTATAGGCAAAACTCCTACCTTAACTTTTTGTTTATTACAATTTAAACAAAAAGCCATGTCATAGTGATGAAATTTAAATTTTTCATTAAATCTGGCATTTGTTTTTAGAATTTCTTCGACGTTTATAGAGATAAACAACCCGTCTATAATTAGTACCCTTCCAATGGTTGGACCAAATACAGATGTCCATATAAAATTGTTTTTTTTGTGAGCAACCTCACCCATCATATCTTCTTTTTTACAACATAAGTGCCATGCTAATTTATCTTTTGATAAATCACATGTTTTAGATCCAGCCAAACCAGTAACAACATATGGTGATTCGTTTAATTTTTCAATTAAAAAAAGATCGTTTATCTCTATATCATCATGCATAAAGACTAAAATATTATTCTTATATTCTTCTGTTATATAAGAGTTATATACTTCAGATAATCCTTTTTTATTATCTTTTATTATTCTAACATCAAATTCCGATTCTGAATATAGTTTATGCAGTTTCTCTAATGTTTTATAAATCGGTCTTTCTTTAAATTCATCAACTGTCTTGCTTAAAGTGCAAATCACTGCTATTATTTTTTTCATTATTTTTAATATAATATAATACAATAAATAAAAAATCAAGTTTTTACATTAAAAAAGAGTAAATATAAATATTATTCTATATAAATAAATGAAGACTTCATCAAAAACAAAATTAAAAGTAGAAAGAATTATTAAAAAAAATTCAGGAAAAGGATTATTTGAATCAAATAATCTTTTTGCTAAAACATTTCTCTCAAGTCTCTTAAAAGAACAAGATGAACCTCCTCAAAACCCAGAAAATTTTACACCAGAAAAAAACAAAGAAGATTTTGATAATTCTTTACAACCAGAAACTTCTGAAAAAGAATTTGATGTAGACGGAGTTTCTATTGAAGTTCATATAGAAAATATAAAAAAAATTAAACAATTTTCGGATAAATTAAATGACTTTGCTGCTTATTTAAACGATCCTCACAGCACTGAAAGTTTGCATAAAATTTTATCAGATAACGACAAACCTGGTTCACTTCTTCGTGGTATAACAAGAAAAACCTCTGATGGTATAACTAGAGTTGCTGGTGAAATTGAAAAATTAAAAGAAGTTTTAAATTCATTTATTATTCTTGCTCCAAAAAAATTAAGAGATCAAGAACCAGTAACTAGTGGAGGTTAATTAGTTGGATAAATGTTATTTATAATAGATTTATAATCTATACCATTTATATTTTGTTTTATACACCACTCGTTCAAATCTTTAAATTTACAACCTAACGGCCACATATAAACATTTTCTTTATTATAAACAAATTCTTTTGTTTTTTCTTTAGAAGTTTCATCAACAGATGGATTATCCAATATCCAGATTTTTTTATGAAATGGATATTTTGAAAGTTGATTTTTTTGTAAATCCGTTAAACTCAATCCAGCCACACCGACACCGTTTTTAATAAACATAGAATCTATTGGTCCTTCTGTTAAAAAGATATAATCAAATTCTTCATCAATATTGTTTATATTAAAAAGACCTTTTTCTCCTCCGCTTTTACTTAGATATTTTGGACAAGACTCATCTAAAGATCTTGTTTGATAAAAAACAACTTTGTTTTTTTCATAAAATGGTATACATAAACGATTTTTGTGAATATAATCATTAAAACTTATATAAAACGATTCACATTTGTTTATTGCTGTATCAAGTTTTCTTTGTTTTATATAAGAAAGACATTTTTTAAGTATGATATTGTCTTTATAATAAAAAACCTGAGAGTTATCTTCTAAATTTATACTATCTAATGGTAAATCATTGGATTTAATCCCTTTTTGTTTTATATTTTGTAAAACAAAAACTTCTTCTGATGAAGATTCATGTAAAATTTCATTTTTTAATTCATCAATAGATGAATTAGATACATCTAATATCCAAGAAAAAGCATTCCATGACTTAGAACAATTAAAACAGTAAAAACTTTGAGTTTTTGGATAAAAAAACAATCTTTTTCTTTTTCCAAAACTTTTACCCTCTTTACACACAGGACATCCTGCATTATAAATTCCTTCACTTTTTTTAAAAGTTGGATTATAACTATAGTTATAAAATTTCTTTAAAAGAAAAGAGTCTGGTATTTTCATGCCAGACTCTTTTTATCATTTTTTTAATATAATGTCAATTAATAATCTCTACTCTTATATGGATCGCTTTCAATTGCATCTCTGAATGCCGCATCAACATCTTCGTCTTCATCTGTTAAATCATCTTCTCTGAATGGAATTCCTGTTTCGTCCTGAATATCAAAATCTTCATCTGAAACAGTACCTAAAGTCTCTATTTCCTTTGTTTCCTTGCTTATTTCTAGATTTCCTTCCTCGTTTTGTACTAAATCACCAGAAGAAATCAAAGAATCTACTATGCTTTCGGCAGATATTTCATTTCTACCCATTCTTCCTATAAGATAACGGACTATTTCTTCTTTTGACATGGAATCAGATGCTTGAACAGTCTGTAGAACTTTTTCCTTTATACCTTCGTTTTTAGATGTATTATCCTGTGGTTCTGATGAAAAATCTTCATCGCTTTCATCAGAAATCTCTTGTTCACCTGAACCCTGTTCATGGGTATCTTTCATCTTTTGAATCAATCCTTGCAATTTAGAACTCCATCTAGTAGCTAAGGTAGACATCCCTTCTTTATTTCCCTTAAATCTTTCTCTAGTTACGTTATCTACTAAAGAATTTATATCAGAATATCTCAAAGAGTCAATTCCATCATTTTTAGTTTCCTCTAAATGAGTTGCTATTTCATCCAACATAGATTTAATGTTATCTGTGGTTAAGTTTCCTAGATAACCTTGACCTTTCCAACGTTCTATTGCTGGATCAATGATTGATTTGTAATCATCTGATTCAGAATCTTCTAGTTTGTTTATAAGTTTTTCTACATTAAAATTAACATTACCATACCTCTGTTGTTTTGAGATAGTTCCTTCATTTAACATTAGAGATTCAAATAAAGTATCGAATTTAAGTTTTTTCATATTATTATATTATATTTTTATTTATCTCAAAATATTCCAGTTAATAAACTTTCATTTTCTCCATAAGGAGTTCCTTGTTCTGTTAGATATAATTTAGTCATTTGTATTCTTTCCTGTGGAGATCCAAAAATTTCAATAATAGCAGGACAATCTTCTGACGGGAAAACTTTTCCTTCTGCTTTATGATAAGAAGCAACAAATGTTTTAAATATGTTATCGATTTCTTCTCTATAAATTGGATCATTGTCTCTCAATTCCGATTCTGTTAATTCAACAGGTGAAACCTTTGTTAGTGGTATGAAAAATATAATATCATAAAGTTTTAATGTTTCTCTTACTAAGATTCTTGTTTCGTCTAAAAATTTATCCGATACTTTATCCTTCAAATAAAGCCAACTTGTATATGCCATATTGTCTAATACACATCTATCAAAAATAATATTTTCCTTTTTTGAAAATTGTGTTGCCTGATCAATTAAAGCATTTAAAATTTGTCTCTGTGAATCCTCATCACCATTGGATGAATGGTTTAAATTTTTTGATTTAATCAAATCTCTATATGTTTTTTCTGGATTTTCATAAGAAGCCCATTCTTTACAGAAATCTTTTATATATGTACTTTTACCAACACAAGATGTTCCACAAACTGCTATTTTCATACTAAATCCTCCTTTAAGATTTCAGGGAAATTTAAAATAATTTTTGGTGTTATTTCATCAAAATACGTATTTCCGTTTTCAAGTAAAGGATTATGAATAAAAATATTGTTCATTTCTAAATTAGAACAATTATTTTTTATTTTTTGTGCTATTTCAAAAAGATTTTCAATATCATCTCTGTCCCAATTCGCACAAACATCACAACCCAGTGAAAATAATAAACTTTCTGTGATGTACGAAAGTTCATTTTCTGTAAAGTTTAAATTTTCCATATATTAAGAAACAAAATATACGAAAATTTATTATAAAAGTCAAGATGTTTTTTCTGGTGGTATAGAATTGAGTAGCTCTTCTATTTTTTGTTTTTGGCCTTGTATATTATCTGTGTCTTCTGACAATTTACTAATAATATCTTTTACATTGTCATTATCTTTATCCAAGAAATTTAATAATTTTACGATTTTATCTATCCAATTTTTTTCTATAAGACCCTTTTCTTCTTCCTTTAATGCTGATGCTTCTTCATCTGGATCTAATTTAGGAGAAACTGTTGCATCCTCCTGACCTGTTTTAACTGGAGTATTTTCTGTGTCGTCCATTCCTTCTATCGGTTCTGATTGAATTTGATCTTCTTGTTGTTGAGTTTCCTGTTCTGACAACAATTTTTGTCTAATGTTATTATATGTTTTTAAAAAACTACTCATATTTTATATTTACAGTTTTATGGACAATTTTTAAATAAATATAAGTAAATTATTATATGCAATACATAAAAACTGAAGGTCTTTTGATAGATACCGTAAATAAGGAATTTAACGTTCTAAATGATGCTATCTCGTTGAGTTCAACAACCACAAAAAAAGAATTTAATTTATTTGATAAAGAGGGTATTGCATTAGATGTTATTAATAAAAAAATTAATGTTCTAACTGATGCTATTTCTCTAAGCGGAAATACAAAACAATTTAATGTTTTTGGTACAGAAGGTATTAACCTAGATGTTAATAATAAGAATATAAGTTTTTTAAATGGAGTAATTTCTTTTAGTTCGGATGTTAATGTAAATAATTTTAAAGCCGTTGATAATGGTACTGTTGGTAAGTCTTGTGTAGGTATTGTAAATAACGGGAATACAACATTAGACACATCTGTTTCAATAACAACAACAAATTCAACAGTATCATCAAATTCTCTTTCAGTAAATTCAAAAAATTCTATATCTAAACATGACTCTATTTCCTTATTAGGTGATTCAAATACTTTAGCAAATTCATCTATTAATATTTTAGGAAAAAATAATATATTAAATAATAATTCAATTTTATTTAATTCAAATAATAGTACAGTATCTTCCGGATCTGTACAAATAAATGGAAATGATAACTTTGTTGATAACAATAGTTTATCTATTCTAGGAAGTTCTAATTTTGTAACAAATTCATCAACAAATATTGCTTCTAATAATAATAAAATTTATAACAATTCCTTAAACATTGATGGATTTAACAATTTAGTTTCATCAAATTCTGTTGCATTAAATTCTTTTGATTCGAATTTAAGAGATACATCTTTAGCAATAAACACATTTAATTCTGGTTTATCAACAAATTCTATTTTAATAAATAGTAGAAATACAACATCTAGACTAAGTTCAATTAATTTATTAGGAAATAATAATACTCTAAATGATAGATCGGTTTTATTAAATGGTTCAAACAACACAATTGCAACAAACAGTTTGGCATTTAATACAGATAATAGTAGTGTAACTGGTAATTCTGTTGTTTTGGGTGGAAATTCAAATATAGTTAATGATTTTTCATTTGTTGTTGCTTCAAGTGCAAGTAAGGCTTATCAGGAAAGTTCTGTAATAGGTGGTAAGGGAAATACTGCTTCTTTAAGTGCTGTTGCTATCGGTTCTGTTAATACACAAATAATAGGTCAAAACTCTCAATCAATTGGTGGTTCAAATAATGATTTTAATTCATCCAATTCTGTATTTTTAGGTGGACAAAACAATGCTTCTGCTAATGTTCCTAATGGAATAAGTAATGGTAATAATTCATTTATAATAGGTGGTAATAACAACAAAACAGGAAATAACGGTATTATTATTGGTGGAAAAGATAATTCTGTACAAAATAATTCAATAGTTATTGGTGGAAGTGGTAATAATACTGCAAATTTTTCAAATGTTACTATTATAGGAAGAAATAGCGTTGTTGTTAATAGGGATAATGTGGTTTATTTACCGGAAATCATTTCACAAGGAAATTTAACTATCACAGGAAATATTACTGCTGGTGGAAATATTACAAGTGTTAATACAGTAACTGGAAATGTTAGTGCATTTAATATTAATAACTTTCTGTATGATATAGTTCCATTACAGGTTGATCAAAATAAAACACCACTTGTAGGAACTTTGGATTCAGCAAGATTTAATTATTTTGGACAACCAAGACTATATGTAAACAATCAAGGTGTTTCGATAAACACAAGTTCATCGGTAGCAAATCAAGCATTGACTATTTCTGGTAATGTTTCTGCATCAGGTAATTTAAAATTAGATAATACTTTATTAATTGGAAGTGATACAAATTTATATAGATCTGCCACTAATACATTAAAAACAGATAATACATTAGTTGTTGGAAATATAACTGTTCCTACTACATTAGCTACAGGATCTACTAACAATATTATAACACAAAATGCAGGAACTCTTCAATCAAGAATAATAAATTCAAGAGTTTGGGATACTGCTGCTACATTTTTAAGTGGTTCTGGAACCACAAATACAATTTTAAAATCAACAGGTCCAAATACTATAGGTAATAGTTCTATAACAGATAATGGTTCAACTGTTTCTGTAACAGGTAATCTAAATGTTGATAGTAATACATTATATGTTGATTCAACTAATAATAGAATAGGTGTTCTAACAACAACACCAAATGAAACATTGACTGTTTCTGGTAATATTAGTGCCACTGGAAATTTAACAGTTAATGGAAATGTTGTTTTAGGTTCGGATTCTCTTGACACATTAACATTCAATGGAGGTCCAGTAAACTTTCCTAATGCTACTTCTGTTGGAGATGCTATAGTTCTTGGTGGAGATGCAAATCTTTATAGAGATTCTGCAAATTCATTAAGGACAAATGATAATTTTGTTGTAGATGGATTTATTTTTGCTAATGGTAGCATAGCTGCTACTAATACTTCATATCCTCAATATATTTTAAGAGGCGATACATCGAATAACAATAGATGGGCGATGTGGATAGATGAGATTACACCAACATCAGGAAAACCTTTAATTATAGGACCACAAAATACTAGTGGAACTGGAAATGGATTATTAACTTTAACCAGAACATCTAGTAGTACTAATGCTGTTGGAAATGTTGGTATTGGAACTTCTTCTCCAAATGAAAGATTAACTGTTCTTGGAAATATTAGTGCTAGTTCTAATATTACCGCTTCAAATTTTGTTATGGGTACTCAGGCTAACAAGGCTACCTTAACATATACAACCAATGCATCAAGAACATATACAATTCCTGATGCTGGTGCAAATGCGGACTTTGTTATGAATGCTGGTAATCAGACTATTGCTGGTACTAAAACATTTAGTTCAAATATAGCTGGTTCTATAACAGGAAATGCTGGAACAGCAACAAAATTACAAACAGCAAGAACAATAAACGATATTTCTTTTGATGGAACATCAAACATAAGCATATCAGCTATTAAAGCAATAGATAATAGAACTGTTGCTCCTTCTGCATTTAGAACAACATATGCAAGTGTTGCATTTGGTACATGGAATAATAATAATGCTTCGCCATACTCTGATAATATTATACTTAGAACATGGAGTTCTTCTGGTGGTGGAAATGATAATATGATTTCTATTAGAAAAGATGCTATCGGAATGAGATTGTGGCAAGCATCTTTTGGTTCAAACAGTCCATTTTCTACATATAAAGATATTGCATTTACAGACGGAACAAATGCTACAGGAACATGGCCAATTAGTGTTACTGGAAATGCAGCAACAGCAACAATTCTTGCAACTTCAAGAACAATTTGGGGTCAGAGTTTCAATGGAAGTGCTAATATTAGTGGAAATATAACCGGTGCTGGAACCATCCAGATGGGTACTCAAACCAACAAGGCAACCTTAACATATACAACCAATACAGCAAGAACATATACAATTCCTAATGCTGGTGCAAATGCGGACTTTGTTATGAATGCTGGCAATCAAACGATTGCTGGTATTAAGACATTTAGCGGAAATACTACATTTCCTAATGGTGCGGCAGCAACTCCATCCATAAATTTTACAGGAAGTACAAGTACTGGTTTTTATTTTGCAACAAATCAGGTTTCAACAACAATTGCAGGAACAGAAAGATTTAGAGTTTCAAATGCTTGGACATATACTCCTAAATTGTTAGTAAACACTACAACAACATCAACTGAAGTATTTAGGGTTGAAGGTGATTCAAGGTTGAAAGATACTTACATAAATTCAAGTGGACAAGAAATATTAATATCAACCAATTATCGTTCAGGCAGTAGTGGAAGAAATATTTATATAGGTAATGGTGGAGAATTTAGCAGTGGTACATCTTCAAGTTTTGGATCCTTTAATACTTCTTTGGGTGTATATGCATTATCAGCAATTACAACTGGAAGATTTAATACTGCTATTGGTTATGCTTCTCAACAAAAAGAAACATCTGGACAATATAATACTTCTGTAGGATATTCTTCTCTAGGAAACGTTACAGATGGACAACAAAACACCGCTGTTGGTTACGATGCTTTAAGACTTAATACAGGAAGCTTCAATACAGCAATTGGATCAAATGCAATGGATGCATCAAATGATCCATTTTCTGAGTATAATACCGCAGTTGGTTGCAATGCACTAGAAAAAATTATATATGGGTATAATAATACAGCAATTGGAGCAAATGCAATGCGTGAAGGAACAGATGACGATGGATTTAATTATCATAATACAGCTGTCGGGGCTAATTGCTTACTTAAATGTAGTACTGGGAATTCTAATACAGCAATTGGATCAAATGCTGCTTCCTTACTTACATCAGGATCTCAAAATTCTTTAGTAGGTATTGATGCTGGTGCAAATATTACATCTGGTGGATATAATAATTGTATAGGAGCGTATTCTGGTTATTCTATTACTAGCGGTGACTATAATATTGCTATTGGTAGCAGTATGTATGGAATTACAACAGGCTATGGTAATATTGCTATTGGTAGCAGTGCTTTAAATGGAACAAGTAATGTTTCTAATAATGTTGCTATTGGGATAAATGCTTTAATCTATGTTCGTTCTAGTTCTAATACTGCTGTTGGTTATAATGCAGGTTCATCGATTGGTTCTGATCTTACAACTTCAAGTGGAGTAACATACATAGGAAATGGTGCTGGTGCAGTATCAATGGGTTCAGGAAATACAGCGGTTGGTGATAGATCACTTAATCAAGGTAGTTCTTCATCTTATAATACATCTATTGGTCGTCTTTCTCTTTATGAATGTGACGGTTCCTATAATATAGGAATTGGTGCAAATGCAGGTAGAATGACAGGAACTGGTGGTGCTGCTTTAACAACTGGTACAAACAATATTCTTATAGGTCAATATGCAAGACCAAGTGTTGCTACTGGAACATATCAAATTGTTATAGGTGATTCTCTTGCTGGTAAGGGTAACAATACTGCATTTATAGGCGGTACTGGAGGTGCTTATAATGGAAAAAATACAACTACATGGGTAACTACGTGTGATAAAAGAATTAAAAAGAACATAACAGATAATTCTGAAGGTTTAAATAAAATTAAATCAATCAGAGTTAGAAATTTTGAATATAAAAAATTATCAGAAATAGAAGAAATTGCTAAATCATCTTTTGTTAATAAAGAAGGTATACAATTAGGTGTTATTGCACAAGAATTTAAAGAAATTTTACCAGATTGTGTTAATGAAAACGAATCAGGAATTCTTTCTGTTAATACAGATCCTTTGGTTTGGTATTTAATAAATGCTGTTAAAGAATTAACAGAAAGACTTGAAAAGTTAGAAGGCAAGATTAAATAATTTTCTATGAGAGACATTATCAAAAATAATTTAAAAGATGAAAATTATCTACAAGTATTATTTGATAGATTAATTATTCAAAGAAACGATGCACTAGACAGAGTATCGGTTTTAGAAACTGAATTATTAAAATTAAATGCTATATCTCAGTCTTTATCAGAAGAGAATAAATCTTTAAAAGAAAAGACAGAATCTGAAAATATAGTTTCTTAAAAACATTATAAATTGTAATTATATATATGAGCCTTTTAAAGTTTATATATATAATTACAATCTCTTTTTTTATTGTTTCATGTACTGTTTACACAACAAAACAGTCAGAGATTCTTTCTCAATCTGTATATCATGCAAATGATTCCTTTGATAAAGGAAGATTTGATTTAACAGATAGTTCTTTAGACGAAGCAGTTCGTATTGTAAGACCCCCTGAAAAAAGAATACCTGTTGAAGAAATCATTAATAAAAAGACATCATCCACTACACCAAGTTTACATGTAATAGCATCTAATAGTGGGAAAAACAAGCAAACAGGTGAAAGAATAATAATTGTTCCTGAAAAATTCAAAGGAACAACTGTTGTTGTTGTAAATTCCGAAGAATATTCTCAACTTTTAAAAGATAAAGAAATATTTGTACAATTACAAAATGATTATAAAAATCTAAAAAATTTACAAGAAAAAGTTGATCAACAAATTATTTCGGAACAAAAAAACGCAGAAAAACTTGTTAATGACAATAATTTGATGCAAAAAAAGCTTGTAGAAAAGGATTTTGCTATTTTAAAAAGAAATATTATTTCAGTTATTTTGATTCTCATTATTGCTGGTGGAATTTATTTAAGAATGAAAGGAATTTTATAAAAATGTGGGCAAAAATTATTGAAATAGCAAAAACAGCAAGTTCAATGTTGCATTCTGGTGATATTCCACCAAATACACCAACAGAATATCAAAAAGACTTGAGTAATATAAACTTTTTAGCATCAAAAAAATTTTTTGTTGTTTTTTGTTCTGTAATAATACTTTCTGTGTTTTATGCGGTTAGTATTTTTGTTTTATTTTTAACATCTGGAATGTCAGCAACAATAACATCTGCATTTGTTACAATATTTGTTGAAACAATAAAAATATTAGCAGTAATAATCGGTAGTTATTTAGGTGTTCAGACATTATTAGACTTTAGATATAAATCTGATTCAAATGTTGATTTTAAATCAGAAAATAAAACAGAAAAATTTGAAGAAATAACAGTAATTACAAGTAATTCAAAGGAAGATGACTATGAATTACGATAAACCTTCTCCAAAAACACTTGACTTGCTCTTAAAATACGAAGTAGGTGGTGGAAAATCTTATTATGATAAATTCTTATCTAAATTTACATGGCCAAAAGGAGCATCTGGACCAACAATAGCAATAGGAATTGATTGTGCATATTATACTAAAACAGAACTTTCAAAAATATTTAATTTTCTTCCACAAAATCAAATTGAATTAATTCAAGGTTCTGTTGGTAAGACTGGTGAAAAAGGAAGAGAATATACTAGAATTCTGAGAAATGCAGGAATAACTGTTGATTGGGAAAAAGCTCTAGATATTTTTTACAGTATAACATGGCCCAAGTTTACCAAACTAACAAATAAAACGTTTCTGGGGGCTACAGAGCTAAAAGAAGATGCCTATGGTGCTATTGTCTCGATTGTTTTTAATAGAGGAACAAGTTTAAATGGTCAATCTAGACTGGAAATGAGAAATATTAAAGAATTGATACCTTTTAAAGATTATAAAGGGATTGCAAAAGAAGTAAGAAAAATGAAAAGACTTTGGGTTGGAAAAGGTCTTGATGGACTTCTTGAAAGAAGAGAAACCGAAGCAAAATTAATTGAAAGCTGTGCATAAAAGCCTTGAACAAGTTTATTCTTCACAAGTAAAGGGTAAAAATTCAATAATTTTAACTCCTTCATCTAGTCCTTCATTTTCTCCTTTTTTTGAAAGAGATCCACAGAATCAAAAACTTGAGAACGATTTAATCAATACATTCAATTCTATATTGTCAGAAGAAGAAAAAACAAATCCTACAATAAAACCAGAAACTTCTATTGGTTTAAAAACATATTCATTTGAAGATGCATTGAAAGAACTCTATGAGTTGGAGAAAAAATCAAACAATTGTTAGTTTTTTTAAAAATTCTTCTTCTTCTCCTAAAAGATCCAAACAGTTTAAATGTTGAAATGTTCCATTTGTTTTGGAAAACTCTAAATCTGTAATAAACACGTTTTTTTCAAGTTTTTTTAAGATTTTTACATTTTGTTTTATAAAAACATCATAATTGTCAAAATATTTTGAAAACTTTCCTTTTTTTTGTAAATTTATTAATACAATCGATTTAGTATTGGTGTTTTTTTGAATTTTTTTAATTTTATCTATTTCTTCTTTTAATACTTTAGATAAAAAATCATAATAATATGGTATTTTATTAGGAACTTTATAATCTTTATCTAATAAATCCCATTCTTCTATATATTTTATAATGGTTTCTTCAATTATATTTAAATATAAGGTATAATTAAAAATTGTCAAGCGATTTTTTAAAGAAAAAAACAAATAATCCGTCATTTAGAAGAAATAATAGCATCAACTATAATTTCTTCAACTATTTCTGTTGGTAAAACTAAATTTATTTCAGACAAAATATCTTTCATTTCGGATAATTTACTTGAAACAAGTTTTTTCGATTCAATAGCAATAACCATTTGCTCTTTATCAAGGTTTTTATATGTTGGTTTTTCCATTAAAAAAAATGATTCCAATAAAGGCACACTTAAGTTAGTTATCATTGAACGAACTTTAGAATAAAAATTATCTAAAAAAGAATTAGATTGTTTTTCTTCATCTTTATTAATTTTTTCTAAAAAGTACTTTAACAAAATAGATTTTTCAGCTTGTTCTGTAAATCTATTTAAAAATTCTGGTCCTCTTACATGAATTTTTCCATATGGATTATTATAACATCCAGATCCTATTGCTTTAGAACCGCAATATATACAAACAGTTGGATCACCAGTATGTACGTGTACTTTATTAGGAGACAAATAACAAGTTTTTCCGTAACTAGTTGAACCGCAATATATGCATTCTGTTTTATTTTTCATATAATTTGTTTTTATTTTTTTCTAAAAATTCGTTTATATCCTGTATAACATATTGGTTTTTGTACAGATGATAATTTTCTTTTTGCATATTTACAGGAAATTTTGAAATGTCATAAACAACAAATATACCTTTGTTATTTATTTTAAAAAACAAAAGCCATTTAGATTTTTTTGTATTTGATGATTGTTCTATCCATCCATCCAGTAATGCATTTTTTCCTAAAAAAAGACCGCTAAATGAAAAATCTTTATATGATTTACATTCCATTGAAATATGACTTAATTCAGAAGGAACTATAATATCACCATCAGCCAAAAGTTTTTGTTCTTCTGTTAAACCATCATACCTAACTATGTTTTTTCCTCCAACATAAGAACCGGAGTTGGGAATTCTCTGAAAGTTTATTCCAAAACAATTAGTTAGTATTTCACAAATTTGTCTTTCGAATGCTTTTCCTTTGTTTTTGTTTTTGTTTGCCATTTTTTTTCTTTTTCTTTTGATTAATTAGTTCAGGAAATGTTCTTTTCTGCATAGGAAAATTATTATTTGGTATAATATTTGATCCGGTTGCGTACGAGTCTGTGTTATATAATTGAGTCCCTTGTTCAGCAGATGGTCCTGATGTTGAGCCATATACACCACCCCAATCCATTTCTTGTATAACATTTAAAATTATTTGTTGTAATTTATTCATAATATATTATTATATATTTATGAAAAATTTGTTCGAAGAGTATGAAAATGAAATAACATTGGATACTAAAATAGACGAACTTAATCTTTTAGAGAAACAATTACAACTACCCGGCGTGAAACACAAATGGGTTGCAAGATTAATTTCTCATAAAAGAAAACTAAACATTTTAAACAAAAAAAGAAAAGAAATAAAAGAATCTGTACTTTCTAAATTACAAGATATTCCAAAAGGAATACCTAGAAAAAGTCTTGATTTAAAAATTGATTCAACAGAACAAATTATTACAATAGATGAAGAAATAGAAGAAACCAATATCATGATTGAATATTTGGAAAAAGTTGAACAAATATTCAAAACAATGAGTTATGATTTGAAAAATATCATAGATATTAATAAACTCGAAACAACATAATGAATATAAAATTTAGCGGAAAGAAAAAAAATATACTCCAATTAGACGGAGATTCATCAATGGTTTCATTGGTGAGAGAATATTTTTCCGTTCAAAATCCTGCATACAGAAGTAATTCTCCATTTGTTCAAAAAAGACTTTATTGTATAACTCCTTCTGGTAAATTTGAGATTGGACTACTAGGAGAAGTGATCGATTTCTTTTTTAAGAAAGGTATATTTGTTCAAATAGAAGAAGAAATAAGAAATCTTTACAATCCTATAAAAGAAATAAAAGATTTTGAAATTCAAAAATTAAGTATGGATTTTAGATCTTATCAAGAAAAATCCATAGAAAAAAGTTTGTTGCAAGGAAGAGGAGTAACAATTCTTCCAACAGCAGGAGGGAAAACTTATGTTATGGCTTGTCTAATAAAAAACATAAGATCTTTATTAAACAAAGAAAATGCAAAAGTTCTGGTATTGGTTCCTTCTATTCAACTTGTTGAACAGACATCAAATGATTTTATACAATATGGACTTGATAGAGTAACGAAGTGGTCTGGAAAAAATAAACCAGATTTTGAAAATTCAGATATAATCATAGCAGGAACTCAAATTCTGTTAAGTAAATCTAGTGATTTGTCTATATTAGCAGAATTAGATGTTTTTATATGTGATGAAGTCCACGGAATTCGCAAACAAAATAATATAAACAAAATATTTTCACTTTTAAATACTCCATATACCTTTGGATATACAGGAACAATGCCTCCTTCATTGATTGATCAATGGAATATTATAGGAAAATTTGGACCAATAACATACGAAGAAAAAACAATAAATCTCGAAAAACAAGATTATATTTCTTCATTTCAAATTGTTATTTTAAAAATAAAACACAAGAATATACCATCATATCTTTATTCAACAGACCCATCAATGGATCTTTACAATAAAGAATTTGAATTTCTTACAAATAGTTTGGAAAGAAACAAAATTATTTGTAATTTATCAGAAAAAATTGAAAACAACACTATTATAATGGTTGATAGAATAGATCATGGTCAGTTTTTATATGATTATTTAAAAGATAAAAGCAAAAAACAAATTTATTTTATAAGGGGTTCAACAGAAATAGAGGAAAGAGAAACCATAAGATCATTGATGGAAAAAAGTAATGATGTTATAGTTGTTGCTATGTCAAAAATATTCAGTACTGGTATTAATATACCAAATTTGCATAATATTATTTTTGCATCAGCAGGAAAAGCAAAGATAAAAATCATGCAATCAATTGGAAGAGCACTAAGACTCCACCCAACAAAAAAAATTGCAACAATTTTTGATATAACAGATAATACAAAATATGCTATTAAACATTTGAAAGAAAGAAAAAAACTATATGATGAAGAAAAATACAAAACTATCGAAAAAGAAATTTAAAGAATTTGATGACGAAGAATATTTGGCATACAATCCAGAGAATGAAATTTATGCCGAAGATTATGATGAAGATTCTGATGAATTAGAAGACATTGATTATGATGAATTAGAAAAAAAGAAAAGACAAAACAGACCTAAAATTCCGAAGGAAAAATTTTATGTTGATCCTAAACAATTTGATGATGAAATTGTAAAATATTACAATAGTGGTGTTATATCAAATGAATTAGCAGAAATGTTAAACAAAATTTCAAGTAAACTAAGTTATTCATCAAATTTTGCAGGATATACATACAGAGAAGAGATGGTTGGTGATGGAATTGTAAGAATGTTTAAGGCGCTTATTTCTAAAAAATATGATAGAGAAAAGGGAACAAATCCATTCTCTTATTTTACTAGAATAGCATTCAATGCATTTAGAAATAGAATTAAAAAAGAAAAAACTATCCATGAAGCACAAGAAAGGTATCAGCAAGAATATATGTTAATGACAGAGGGTTATTCAAACTTGCTTAAAAATAATCAAACAACTATAACAAAAGATTTAAATCCTTTTGATAATGATTGATATTATAGATTCAAAAGTTGGATGTTTTTCTGACATCCATATAGGTCTTTATCAAGACAGTCAGGATTGGCACGATATATCTTTAGAATTTGCTAAGAGAGCATCGAAATATTATAAAGAAAATGGAATTAAAACAATAGTTATTGCTGGTGATGTATTTCATAATAGATCCGAAATTTCTTTAAAAACAATACATACAGCAAAAAACTTTTTTGATTATTTTATAGATTTCAAAATTATTATTTTGGCTGGAAATCATGATTGTCTACACAAGGAGAATAGTGATATAAATTCAATCTGTGTTTTTGATGGATGGAATAATATTAAAATAGTTGATAAAGAATATTTTTTATTAAAAACAAAAAACAATAAAACAATATCATTTATTCCTTGGGGTGTTTCTTGTTCAAATATTCCAAATTCAGACATTTGTTTTGGTCATTTTGAGATCAATACTTTTTACATGAATACTTTTAAGACATGTGAAAAGGGAGAAGAATCTAAAAATCTATTAAACAAAAGTTCTTTCATAATATCAGGTCATTTTCACAAAAAAGACCACAGAATATATGAAAAAGGACAAATTTTATATTTAGGAAGCCCATATCAACACAATTTTGGAGATACAGGAGATCAAAGAGGTTATTATATCGTTGATCTGGATAATCAATCATTTGATTTTATTGAAAACACATTTTCTCCAAAATTTGTGAAATTAAAAACCGAAGATTTGAATAAAAAAAATCTTTCCAACAAAATTAAAAACAATTTTGTTTCTCTAAATTTAGATTCTTCATTAAAACAAGAGGATGCAAGCAATTTATTAATGAAGGTTATGAAACATGAACCATTTAATGTTAAAACAGAGTATTTGGAAAAAGAAGATAATGATAAAACAGAAACAAAAACATATGACTCTGTTGACATTCTTCAAAATATATGCGAATATATAGATACATTGGATATTGACTGTAAAGAAGAAACAATTAAATATTTGACTGAAATTTACAATAAAACTACATGAAAACAGGAATAGGATTATTAGATTTGTATGATGACGATTCATTAAATAATGTTCTGGATAAAATACCAGAAAATGTTTATGTATGTGTTGTTAGTAATAGAAAAACGACAATTAAAAACAATAAAATACAAAATCATATTTTTGTTGATAAAGTATCTATTGCCCACATGAGGAATTTAATTCTTCATGATTTTAGAATCAATAATTTAGATTATTATTTTATTTTACACTCTGATCAAATTATTAATGACAGTAGTATTTTTGAAAAAATACACGAAACAGCAAAAACATTTGGAACTTGGTTCTTATCAGGATATGTTGATGATAAGACATTAGACGTAGAAGATGATAACGGATTTATTTTGAAAATTTCAAAAAAACTTAATACTAAATTTTTATATACATTTAAAGGTATAATAAAAAATGTTGGTTTTTTTGATGAACAGTTTATAAACACTCATGATTTAGATGTTTATGATTATATTACTAGATTAAAAAATAAAAAATTATATACGCCAAATGGATTTTATCCAAGCATTTCTTTAAAAATGGTAGAGAATAAAAAAACTATGGAAAATTCTTATATAAAAGATTTTCCTAGTGAAGACTTAACGGTAAGATATTCTTATGGTTATTTTATGAATAAAAACAAGTTTATTCCTAATCACAATGAAATAACCGAATCAAATGAAGAGACTGTTCTACAAAATATAAATTTTTTACAATCAAATTATGGAAAAAAATAAAATAGGTTGCGGCTTAATAACCTGTGATCGTTTAGATTTTTATGAAAAGTCTATAAATTCTTTGATTAAAAGAGAAGATATAGAGATTGTCGTTGTTAATGACGGAGAAACAACACCTTCTTTTATTCCTAAAAATTATATTAAAACAAAAGGAAGAAAAGGAGTAGCATTTTCTAAAAATAAGGCACTACAATTTCTTTTAAACAAAAATTGTGAACATATTTTTTTGATGGAAGATGATGTAGAAATAATAGATAAAAATGTTTTTGAAAAATATATAGAAACATCCAAAAATACAGGTATTTTGCATTTAAATTATGCTTTACATGGTAATCATAATAAAAATCCAAACAATGGGTCTTTTAATATAATAAAAACCATAGAATATAAAAATAATATTAAAATAGATTTATATTTTAATCTTTTAGGAGCATTTTCTTATTATCACAAAACCGTTTTAGATGAAATTGGATTGATGGATGAAGAGTTTTATAATGCTATGGAACATGTATATCACACATATCTTTCAATTGAAAAAAACTTTCACCCTCCATTTAGATATTTTGCAGATGTTCATGAATCTTTTAAATATTTAAAAGATATTGTTCCTGATCATCAACAAAGTAAAATTAGAGGAGAAGATTTTATAAACACATTTAAAAAAGGTGTAGAAACTTTTATAAAAAAAACCGGTTTTTCTGTTGTTCAAAATTATGGACCTCAAGAAAAAATAGTTTCAGAAAAAGAATGTTTAGAAAAGTTAAAATTTATATATGAAAAAAATAAATTTTAAAAGCGAAACGCATTTAGGAGATTGTTTGCTGCATACTCATTTTTTAAATGAACTTTTAAAAATTTATCCAGACTTGATTATTGATTATTATGTTTTGGATAAACATAGTAGCCAAGTTCAAGACTTTGTAAATGAAAAACAAAGAATTATTGTAAAACCATATAATAATGCACCGATTGATAGTTATAGAGGTTGGGTTGGACAATTTGGAATCCCCCCCATACCGTTTAACCTGTGCGAATTAAGACTATATTCGTATAATAAACTATGCAAATTGTTAGGCTTAACATGTCCCTTTAAAAAAATAGAAGATATGTTACCTGAAATAAAAGGAAACAACCCAACATCTCAAGACTGGGATATACTTTTAATAAATTCTATACCTCTAAGCAATCAATTATCGAAAGATATAGCAGAAAATCAATTTATAGAAAAATTCAAAAATAAAAAATTAATTACAACAAAGAATATAAAGGATATACCATGTACATTAGATTATAACATGTCAGTTTATAACATAGGCCAATTGTCACTATATACAAAAAAGATTATAGGAATAAATACTGGTCCTTGGTTTTCTGTTATGAATAAAAATAATTTTTTAAATAAAAAAACATTGTATTATTTGGACGAAAATTGTAAATTTTCTTACAATAATTGCATTAACATAGAAAGTTTAGACATTTTTATATGAAATTTTTTATAGCAGGAAGAGAAATTCATAGTGATAAAACACTTCAGATTGGACCATTAGAAAATTATTACGAACTTGGTTGGGAAGTTATAACAACACATCTTTTATCAAAGAGACTCATAAATACAAAACAATTAAACACAAATGAGGATGTTGTTGTTACATGTAGCGGTAGAGAATTTTTGTATAGTAAACAAATTAAAACTATTTCTTGGAAAGAATATGAAGAAATAAAAAAGCAAAAAGTTGTTAATGAAATCAACTCTATAGAATTTTATTTAAATTGTATTTTTCAGGAAACAAAAGATTTTCATGATTTGTATTTTGTAGATTCTAAGCCAAAATATCGTTTCTTTGAGGAAGATTATGATTTAATAACAAACCTAGATTATAACCATTCAATAGTACCGAATAAAAAATTTATATGTTTGAATAGACGAATAAGAAAACATAGAGAGCATTTAAATATGCCAGATGATTATAGTTTTGGTTTGGTTGAAAATTTACAAAAACAATATAATGTTCCAATTTATATAACAGGATTTCATAACGAAATTTTTAGTAAAATGCCAAATGTTCATTTAGTAAATTTAAAAGACTGGTGTTCTCTTTTAAATTCTGAAAATTGTTTATTCTGTGTACAGAATCAAACAGGAACAGCTAATTTGACTCAAATATGCGCTAAAGAAAATTTGATAAATGTTGTTTTGGATATGGAAGGAGCGCATTTTATGCCAGTTTATGCAAACGGAAGAAGACCTGATGTTTTGGGGAAAGGTGTTAATTTCAAAAAAACAAAAAATTTAATTTTTTATAAAACACCTAGTTATTCAGAGATAATAAAAGAATTACAAAAACATGTTAAATCTTGAAAATGTAACAATAGTATCAATTAATACGAGAGATTCAGATAAAAGTATAAAGGCTATAGAGTATAGTTCCAGATATATAAAATTTGGAGATTCGTTTTTATTAAGCGATAAAGAACATTCAAACATAAAAACAAAAATTATACCAAAAATAAAAAGCTTGGGAGAATATAGTTTATTTTGTGTTAAGGAACTTTACAACTATATAAACACAAGCCATGTTTTAATAGTGCAACCTGATGGATTTGTAACAAATCCTCTCATGTGGACTGATGATTTTTTGAACTTTGATTATATAGGCGCTCCTTGGGATATTTTATTGTCACAAAGAGGAATGTATACTTGTAATATGGGTATAGATATAAGAAAAACTCCTATTATAGTAGGAAATGGTGGGTTTTCACTGAGATCAAAAAAAATCTTAGAAGAAGCATCAAAATTAGATTATCCTGATCCAGATTATGTTCCAGAAGATAATTTTTTCTGTATATTAAAAAGAAAAGAATTCAAAGAACTTGGAATTAAATATGCTGATGTAAAAACAGCAAAAAGATTTTCTTTTGAATGTCCTATTGATTTAAATGAAAAAAATATTACAATAGATTCACATTTCGGATTTCATGGAGGTCATGGTTATAAACAAGAATTGTTAGATTTATTAGAAAATAATAATGATATATTGCCTATACAAATAGCAAAAAAACTTTTTAATAAAAATGAAAATTGATATAATATATAGGTGTTGTGAGAATGAAATTTTAAAAAATCAATTTAAACATATAAGACCCGATTGGTTTGATAAAATAAAATGTCTTAATTCTTTTCTAAAAGCTCTAGAATATTCTTCAGAATTAGTTAATAAAGTTATTTTTGTACACGATGGTCCTAAAGGTGTTTTATATAAAAATATTCCTAAAAATTTTGAAGTAGTAAAAATTGATTATAATAATAATGAAAAAAGTTTATTAGAAACCTTTAAAATAGCAGATGAATTAACTAATCACTTATATTTCGTGGAAGATGATTATTTGCATCTAGAAAATTCCATAAAAACTATATATTATGGTGTTTTAAATTTTAATTTGGTTACAGGATATGATCATTTAGATAGATATACAAGATCAGATGATATCACTTTAGGTAAAGAATATATAGCTTTTTCTAAAAAAACAAATTGTCATTGGAGAACATGTGAATCTACCTGTTGCACTTGGTCATGCACAAGAGAATTTTGGAATAGTACAATGAAAGATGCTGCTTATAAATTTAAATTGAATGACCGAGATCTTTTTCGATATCTAATAACCGAAAAAAATACAAGACTATGGAATCCATTACCTGGTGTAACGACACAGGTGGATAAAAATTTAACTCCTTGTATTAATTGGAAAAATTTATAATTAAAAACATGAAAAAAAGAAAAGCATTAATAAGTGGAATTAATGGAATGGATGGAAGTCATCTAGCCGAATTGTTATTAGAAAAAGACTACGAGGTTTTTGGTATAGAAAGAAGAAAGGCTAATGAGGACAGAAGAAATACTACACATTTAGTAAATCACATAAACTTTGTAAAAGGAGATTTATCAGATCAAAATTCATTAGTAAGATGTTTAAAAGAATCAAATCCAGACGAAGTTTATAATTTAGCATCACAATCGTTTGTTGAAGATAGCTGGGATACACCAGAAGTAATAGCAAACACCACAGGTGTTGGTGTATTAAGAATGCTTGAAGCAATAAGAGAATATGGAAGTAAAAATATAAAATTTTATCAAGCATCTTCTTCGGAAATGTTTGGAAAAATGGTAGAAAATCCAGCAAAAGAAACAACGCCATTCTATCCAAGATCTCCTTATGGCGTTGCCAAGTTATATGGTCACTGGATTTGTAAAAATTACAGGGAATCTTATAATATGTTTAATTGTAGCGGTATTTTATTCAATCACGAAAGCGAAAGAAGAGGAAAACAGTTTGTAACAAGAAAAATAACAGACGGTATAGCTAGAATACATTTAGGATTACAGGAAACATTAAGTTTGGGCAACTTAGAAGCATCTAGAGACTGGGGATATGCTCCTGATTATGTTGAAGGGATGTGGCTTATGCTTCAACAAGAAAAGCCAGATGATTATGTTTTAGCTACAGGTGAAACCAGAACAATTAGAAACTTTTTAGATGAATCATTTTCAAATATAGGAATAACAGATTGGTCTAAATATGTTGTAAAAGATGAAAAATTCTTTAGACCAGCCGAAGTAGATGTTTTAAGAGGAGATGCAACAAAAGCTAAAACTGTTTTAAATTGGAAACCAAAAACATCATTTTCAGAAATGGTTTCTAAAATGGTAAAAAATGATATTTCTTTATTGAAAAGATAATAAACAACAATTAATATATATTATATGATAGAATTTAATAAAAAATTATTTAGTTTGGGTGATTTATATGTATCCGATTTTATAGATAAAGATTCAGATGCAAGAGCAGGAAAGCATGATTTGACTTTAGTAATAGATGAAAGATATGGTTCAGCAAGATTAAACAAAACAACACCAATTCATTCAATGTTTGGAAAGTATTGGTATAGAAGCGGAATTAATTCTACCATGAAAAGGGAATTAAGCGGAATTGTTGACAGCATAATTTCTTTGCAAAATTTTAAAGAAAATGATTTGTGGTTAGATATAGCGTGTAATGATGGAACTTTATTAAGTTATGTTCCTAAAACATTTAAAAAGTTAGGAATTGATCCAGCAGAAGACTCTTTTAAACAAGAATCCGAAAAAATAGCTGATCAAATAATTCAAGATTATTTTACATTAGAAAATTTCAATAAATCAAAATTTAAAAACCAAAAAGCTAATGTTATAACATGTATAGCAATGTTTTATGATCTAGATGAACCTATAAACTTTTTAAATGATGTTTATGATGTTTTAGATGATGATGGTATTTTTGTTTTACAAATGAGTTACACACCATTAATGATAAAACAACTGGCATTTGATAATATTTGCCATGAGCATGTATATTATTGGTCTTTAGAATCTATAAATAAACTTTTAACAGAAGCTAATTTTAAAATTGTAGATTGTCAATTAAATGATGTAAATGGAGGAAGTTTTAGAATTTATATTAAAAAGAAGAATAGTGATATTCTTAAATTTTCTACAGCACCATATCGTGATATTTGTAATACAAGAATAGAGTCCTTATTAATATGGGAAAAAGAAACAGGAATTAATAGTGAAAAAACATGGCTTGATTTTTACGATAATATTCAAAAGTTAAAAGAACAAACTGTTTCTTTTATAAAATCAGAAAAAGAAAAAGGAAAAATTATTTGTGGTTATGGAGCATCTACAAAAGGAAATACTCTTCTTCAATATTTTGGATTAGATAATACATTAATTGATGCCATAGCAGAAAGAAGCCATTATAAGTTTGGGTTAAAAACAATAGGAACTAATATACCAATTAAATCAGAGGAAGAAGTTAGAGAAATGAATCCTGATTATATGTTGGTTTTACCTTGGCATTTTATCAATGAGTTTATAAAAAGAGAAGATGATTTTTTATCTTCTGGTGGTTCTTTTATTGTTCCTTGTCCTAAATTTCAAATTATTTCTAAGTGAAAGTTTTATTAGTAAATAGCAAAATTTTTGAATGTGGTGTATATCAGTATGGAAAAAGAATAAAAAATATTTTACAAAATGAATCTAGGTATGAATTTCTAAACTTAGAAACAAATAATGTAGAAGATTTTGATTCTATTTTATCAATACATAATCCAGATATTATAATTTATAACTGGCACACGGCAACGATGAAATGGTTGTCTAGACAAAAAACAGAACAATTAAAAAATAAAAAACAGCTTTTTATTTTTCATGAATTAACTTATCCTTATAATTTACACAGTGATGGTTATTTAACAGCAGATATGTCTTTTAATCCTTCTGAAAGAATTTATCCTTTAATTAGACCAATCTTTGATTTTTCTTTAAAAAAAGAAACAAATGAAGTTCCAGTAATAGGAAGTTTTGGTTTTGGTTTCGATAATAAAGGATTTGAAAAAATTTGTGAATTAGTATCTCAGACATTTAATAAAGCTATTATAAAATTACATATAACAAATCCTTTTTTTGGAGATTATAGCGGTAATACTACAAATAATATAATAGAAAGATGTAAAAATAAAATAACAAATCCAAACGTATCTGTTGTTTTTACTACAAATTTTTTATCTGATAATGATATTTTAAAATTTTTAAATTCTAATTCTTTAAATGTCTTTTTATATGACGAGATGCATGGAAGAGGTCTGTCATCTGTAATAGACTATGCTATTAGTGTAGATACTCCATTGGCTGTTAACAATTCGTATATGTTTCGTCATATAACAACAGAAACTCCAAATATCTCAATATCAAATAACTTTAATTTGAAACAAATTATGGATTCTGGATTGGATAATGTAAGATATTATAGATCTAAATGGAATAATATAAAATTTAGAGATAATTTATATAGTATTATAACAAATTTATGAAATACTTCTCTCAATCAAAACAAGACAAATGGGTTCTTGAAAATCTATTATATAAAACTAACGGAGTCTTTGTTGACATTGGAGCTTATGATGGAATACAAACAAGCAATACCTATTGTTTAGAAAAATATTATAACTGGAGTGGATTATGTATAGAGGCAAACTATTCAGTATATCAAAATCTAATTAAAAACAGAAATTGTATCAATATTTATGGTGCTATATCTGATAATAATGGAGAATGTTATTTTTCATCTGATAAAATAACAAAACAAGGAATTAAAACTCCTTGTTTTATTCTAAATGATGTTTTAGAAAAAAATTTAAAAGACGATACCATAGATTATCTGTCTTTAGACGTGGAAGGTCACGAATTTACTATATTAAATACTATAGATTTTAATAAATGGAAGTTTAAATTAATGACAATTGAACATAATTTATATTGTTCTGGATCTGAACAAAAAAACAAAATATTTGATTTACTAACAAGTAAAGGGTATACTAGAGTTGTAGAAAATGCAGTATGTCTGGATTCTAATCCAGAATGGAATAATAAACCATACGAAGATTGGTATATTAATTCAAATTTTATAGAAGGAAATAAAATATGGATACAATCGGAAATTTAATTGACAAATTAACTATTACTAATATTAGGATTTGGATGGCAGAAGATATTAAGAGAGATAAAAATGCTTCTGATAAACAAATTGCAGATGCTACTAGAGTAACAAATGTGGCAAATTCTTTCAGAACTGATTTGATTCAAGAAATAGATGAAAAAATCAACGAGTTAATCGTATCAGGAAAACCACAAAAGTTATATAAACAAGGATCTACTAAAATGTATGGTAAGTAAAAGTTATTTAACAGGTCCAAAACTAGGTGATTTTATTAATAGTTTGATGGTATGCAAAAGAAACTATGAGATTTCCGGTTTTAAAGCAAAAATATTTTTAAGTAATATCGGTTGTAATTTTGAAAAAGGATTAGATTTCACTTATAATGATTTATACCCTGTTTTAAAGAAACAGGATTGGTTTGAAAGTTTTGAAATATATGACAATCAGAGTATTGATATAAATCTTGTATCATTTAGATATTCTAATCTTTTATATAGAGATAATTGGTTGAATATTTTTTTAAAAACATTTTTAAATGAAAAAAACACACCTAAAGATTATAAATGGATAGAAATTTCAGAAAAAGATGATTCTTTAAAAGATGTCTTATTAATTAATAGATCTGTTAGAATACCATTAACTCAGAAATCTTCTAAAAAATATGAAGAAATTATTAAAAATAATCAAAATGCAAAATTTATATGTTTTGATGAAGAACAATATAATAATTTTAAATTTAAAAACAACGTAGAAATGTTAAAAGTGTCTTGTTTATATGATTTTTTTATAAAAATTAATAGCTGTAAGTTGTTTTTGGGAAATCAAAGTTCTCCTACCACAATAGCATCATCATTAAACAAACCAAGAATAATAGAGTTATGCGAAGGTTTGGATTCAATTCATTATCGTTTAGATAATTTATATTATTCTAATTTTAGTTGTTTTTAATATATTGTTGAATATATTAAAAACATATGTTATATTATACATAATATAATGAAAAAAATTTTATTTAAAAAATTAAAAATTAAAAATTTTTTATCTGTTGGTGATGATGAATTAGAATTGTCTCTTAAAAAAGGAATTTTTCTTATAACAGGGGAAAATAAAGATAAACAAAGTAAAAATGGTTGTGGAAAAACCACAATTTTAGATGCCTTATATTGGGTTATCTTCGGAAATACTATAAGAGATATCAAAAAAGACAAAATTGTTCACAATCATTCTAAAGAAACTTGTTTGGTTGAATTGGAATTTGACTTAACGCCATTAGACGGTAAAACTACAGAATACAAGATAGAAAGAAGTTTAAATCCAAGTAAAGTTCATTTGTATAAGAAAGAAGTCGATACAACATACTCTACCATTCAAAAAACAGACGAAGCCATAATAGAACTTATAGGAGCAAATGAAGAGTTGTTTAGAAACTCTGTAATAATGTCATTAGACAATACTATTCCATTCATGGCTCAGAAGAAAGTGGAAAAAAGAAAATTTATTGAAAGTATTCTTCAAATAAACGTTTTTAGTGAGATGCTTTCTAATGTTAGGCAGGATTACAATGACTTAAAAAAAGAATATGATATTTCTTCCAGCCTTTTTTCAGAAAAACAAAAAACAATTTCTTTTTTTAAAGAACAAAAATTAAAAAACCAACAAATAAAGGATCAAAAAATTGAAACTTTAAAAAATAAAATAAAAGAAAACGAAGAAAAGTTAAAAACAAATAAAAATCAAACACTTTTAGACACAAAAAGTAAATTGGAGGAATCTTTGAAAAAAACTGAAAGTGCTATTAAAAAAATAGAAGAAAAAGTATCAAAAATAGCTGACTCATTGCTGGATGCTTCCAAAAAAGAAGCAGTTTTTCATACTGAAATTGAAAATATAGAAAAACAAATAAAATCATTAAAGAATAAAACAGGAATATGTCCAACATGTAAGAAAAAACTGTCGGATGAAGACGATTCTTCTATAGAAGAACATTTAAATCAATTATCTGATGATAAAAACACAAAAAAACAAGAATTTGATAATATATCAAAACAAAGACATGAAATTTTAAATGAAAAAAATAATTTTATCAAAAAACAAAGAGAATTAAATGATTTATATAAAACATTTAATCAAAAAATAACAAATATAGATGTTTTAATAAAGGAGAATTCTACAATTAATGACAAAAATTCGGAAATTCAAGAATCTATAGATAGTTTACTACAAGAAAAGGATCATACAGAAGAAAAAATAAAAGAAATAGAACAATCCGTAAAAGAAATAGAAGAAAAACTTACAAATCAACAAAAAACACTGAATATTCTAGAAAATTCAAAACTTATTGTTTCAGAGGAGGGTGTTAAGACACATATTATTAAAAAACTTCTTGTTTTCTTCAATAATAAATTGAATTTTTATTTAAAAAGACTAGAAGCACCATGTACATGTACCTTTGATGAATATTTTGACGAAACAATTATAAATGAGAACAAAAAAGAATGCTCTTATTTTAATTTTAGTGGAGGAGAAAGAAAAAGAATAGATATTTCAATACTTTTTACATTTCAGGACATACTTAAATCACAGTCTGGTATATATTATTCACTTAATATGTATGATGAACTTTTTGATTCAGCATTGGATGAAATCGGAACAAACAAAGTATTGGAGATTTTAAAAGAAAAATCCGAAAAATACAAAGAATCAATATATATTATTTCACACAATCCTTCTGTTTCTAAAAACAATATAGATAATGTTATAACTTTGGAAAAAATAAACGGGAAAACAAGAATAGTAATTTGATTTTTATAAATTACTTGATATAATATATCACAATTATGGCTTTAAAAATAAAAAAAGAAGAAAATTCTGATAGAAGAGTTACATATGGATTTAATGTTCTTAAGAAAGAAATCCCGTTTCCTCCTGTTGGGACTCAAAATAATTTATTAAATTATTTTTATGTTCATCTTTTCCCTATAAAGATTCCTACACCAGCACCAATTGAAATGCCAGAATCCAGTCTTCCTAGAGTCTTAAATTATTATGCTGACTATGGTGGATGTGGATTCTGGAGAATGATATGGCCAGAATATCTTTTAAATTTTTATCAAAAAGCAGTTTGTTCTGGAATGACACAAATGATTTTAGATGTCAGGTTTTACCAATCTCTAAAAGCCGTTAGATTCCAAAGACAAGCAACTGAACATCAATTATCTTTTATCAAAGAACTTAATAAAATTAAAAAATCTATTGATCTTAGACTTATTTATGAAGTTGATGATATTGTTTTTAGAGAAGATATTCCTGATTACAATAGATGCAAGGACGCATTTAATGATGAAAAAATTGTAAAAAATATTTTAGAAATCATAGGAATGATGGATGAAATGACTGTAACTTGTCAATTCATGAAAGATTATTATATAGAAAAGACAGGAAATAAGAATATAACAGTTATTCCTAATTACGCGCCGAAATTTTGGCTTGATAGAATGTACGACTCTCAAAAACTTCTCAAAAACTTTGAGAAGAACAAGAAAAGACCAAGAGTTCTTTATTCTGGATCAGGTACACATATAGATGTTTTGAATAGAACGGGTATGAAAGACGATTTCGGTCATGTAGTTGATGAAATTATCAAAGCAAGAAAGAAATTTAAGTTTGTTTGGAAGGGATGTTACCCATTAGCAGTAAAACCATTTATAGACAATGGAGAAATGGAGTATTTAGACTGGTCTGTGTTACCAGAGTACCCACAAGGTCTAGTAGATGCGAATTGTAATGTTACTTTTGCTCCTTTGGTTGATAATATCTTTAATAAATCAAAGAGTAATATTAAAATGATAGAAGCTGGTGCTCTCGGAATACCTGGTGCATACCAAGACTTATGTACCTATGAATTATCTCAAAACAAATTCAAAACAGGAAGAGATTTAGTAGGTATGTTGGAACATTTAACATCTGATGTAAATGTTTATATGAAAGAATCAAAGAAAGCCAGAGATTTTGCTGAAACAATGTGGTTAGAAGATCATATGGATCTATATGAAGGTCTTTATTTGACTGGATGGGGGTCAAAAGAGAGAAATGAAAAATATCCTAACTTGACTTTACTAAATAAAGATCAGATAATATAAGCCAACTCATGGCTTATCGAAACGTAGCATATAATAATAAAGACGGATGCATTAATCTTTGGACTTGGGATGAGGATGGTAATAGAATAAAAATCGAAACATCCTACGAACCTAGTTTATATATTGAAAGTAATGAAAAAACTGATGGAATTTCTATTTTTAATACAAAATTAAAAAAACTTACATTCAAAAACAATTATTATAGAAATAAATTTGTAAATGAAACACCTATAAAAAGAATTTTTCAAAATTTGAATGTAGAACAAGATTTTTTAATCAATACATTCAGAGAAGATCAGAAAACAAAAGATTTATCAGGCTTTCCTTTGAAAATATATTTTTGGGATTTGGAAACTTTTAGCCCAGAAAAATTTCCGGAACCTTCTCAGGCAGAAGATCCTATAAATTTAATAACCATATATGATTCTTTAAAAAAGAAGTATTATAGTTGGGGTACAAAAAAGTATTCCTCAAAAGAATCAAATGAAATTTATTATTTTTGTGAGAACGAATACGAATTATTAGAAAAATTCTTACAGTTTTGGGAAAAAGATCCACCAGATATAATGTGTGGATGGAATACAGAAACATTCGATGTCCCTTATCTCATTAATAGGATTAAACAATTTAAGGGAGACGAATATAATAGACTTTCTCCTATTCAAAATGTTTATTGTAGAGAAGGTGTTGTTATAAACAAGTACAACAAACCATTTGATAAGTGGTATATTTCTGGAGTTTCCAATCTAGACTACATGATTATCTATAAAGCCTTTTCTAGAGGCGATTCTGAGTCATATAGTCTGAATTTTATTGCTGAGAAAGAACTAAAAGAAGGAAAAATTGATTTTGGAACAGGTAATTTAGCAGAATTAGCAGAATCTGACTGGAATACATTTGTAAAATATAATATTCAAGACGTAAGACTTCTTGTAAAACTAGAAGAAACATTGAAATATTTGGATTTGGTAAGAAACTTATCATATAAAGGGTTTATCCCATTTGAAAAGGCTACTGGTAAGGTTTCTATGATTACAGGAGCAATTGCACATGAGGCATTATTGCAGGGTAAGATGATTCCAACATTTAAATCAGATCATGAAAAACAAGAATATGTTGGAGGGTATGTACATGATCCAGAAAGAGGATTACAGAAGTCACTGGTTAGTTATGATGCCAATAGTCTATATCCCAATACAATTATTACATTAAATATTTCACCTGAAACTAAAATAGGAAAAATTTTAGAAAAAACAGATGACGAATACAAATTATCTTTAATTAATGGTAAAATAATCTCTTTATCAAAAGAAAAATTTTTAAAATTAGTTGAAAGAGAAAAAATATGTATTTCTGATTATGATGTATTGTATACACAAAAAACAAAGGGTGTAGTTCCCTGTTATATTGATAAATTATACAAACAAAGGGTGGATGCTAAAAATGAGATGCAAAAATATCAGAAAGAAAGTTCTAATATAACCGATAAAGCCGAAAAACAAAAAATTAAGCAAAAAATTCAAGACTTGGACACACAGCAAAATGTTTACAAACTTGTTTTGAATTCTATTTATGGAACTTTTGCTCAAAAGTTCTCTCCCCTATATGATATTGATCATTCTGCGAGTGTAACAATGACTGGTCAATCAGTCATCAAAAAAGCATCCGATATTGTTTTTGATTACATGAAAGAAAGAGGATTTGATGGAGAAAAAAATGGTGTATATCTATATTCTGATACGGATAGTATTTTTTTTACAATAGATCCTTTATTAAAAAAGGAAAATTCCTTATTGTTGGATGATAATAAAGAAGTAACACCCCTAGCTAAACAAATAATAGATGAAATTGATAAAAAATTAAATAAAGAAATTATAATTTGGTCAAAACAGAAACATAATTCAATAGATCCAAGGTTTGTTTTTAAGAGAGAAACAATTTGTGATAAAGGATTGTTTCTTGAGAAGAAAATGTATATTCTTCATGTAATTGATAAAGAAGGAACAAAACCAAAAAAACAATTTATATATAAAGGAGTGGAGTTGGCTAAATCAACAATGTCAAATGAAGTAAAGGACTTGATTAGAAACGTTGTTGAATCAATTATTTTATCAGAAGATAAAAAAGAATCTGATAATATTTTTATAGAATCATATAAAAAGTTCTTAGAGATGGATATAAATTTAATTTCTACAAGAAAAAAAATTACAGATATTTCAAAATATGAATCTATAACAGTTGGATTTAAAACACCTAAAGCAACTCCTAATCATGTAAAAGCATCAATATACTTTAACAATCTTTTAAAAAGTTATAACATAGAACATTTATATGAAAAAATTTCTAGCGGAAACAAGGTTAAAATCTTTTATGTTTCCAAAAACAAATACAACATAAATGTTATTTCCTATAATGAAGTTTTTCCAGAAGAAATAAAAAAAGATATTGTCCCTGATTACGAAAAAATGTTCAAAAAAACTGTATCTCCTCCATTAGAAAGAATTTATTCATGTATAGGATGGAGTTTTCCATCACTTACATGCAATTATGAAACAGATATAACAAAACTTTTTTCAGAAGATTATGATTAATATGTTGACTTTTTATTTTGTTTATATAAACTATAAAGTCTAATATGAGTGATACACAAACAAATAAAAAAATAGTAGTTTTTCTAGATTATGTAGGAAGAACAATTCTTGGAGAACTTTCATCTGAAGATGAAAGTAAATTAAATGTTAAGAATCCAGTAATTCTATCTACGGTTCCAACACCGGATAATAGAATGTCTATTCAGCTATTTCCTCTGTTTTTTAGAGAATTCTTAGCAGAAAAAGAATCTGATGTTGTTCTTTCTTATAATAAGGAAACTATAACAACTACAGACATAGAAGCAATTGACTTTAGATTACAGGCTCAATATTCTCAAATCTTCAATAAGAGTAATTTATATGTACCATCAAATCAAGGAATAACCACTCCAGAAAACAAGGGACCAGATGTTATTAAGCTATTTGATGAATAGAATTTAGTATTGACATAAGGCATAAAAAACCCCGATTTTAAATCGGGGTTTTTTATTTCTTGCTTTTACCAAAAAAATATCTATAATCATTCAACAATTATGGCAAAAACAAAAAAAGAAACAAATCAACAAAACGAAGAAACTGGATATATTGAAGATGCTTTTAAGGTTCTGGATGATCTTAATCCAGATGCTGCGTTCTTAAATGAAAATACACTTTCAACAGTAAGTGAATGGATTGATACTGGTTGTATGGCTCTTAATGCTATCATTTCTGGTTCTCTTTATGGAGGAATTCCCATGGGTAGGATTACGGGATTTGCTGGTCCACAAGCATGTGGAAAGACTTTGATGGTAAACAAAATTATGGCAACAGCACAGAGAAAAGGAATGCATGTTGTTTACTTTGATACAGAAAATGCTCTTGATCCAGAAACAGCAATAAATTTAGGATGTGATCCTAAAAAAATCAAACATTGTCCGACAGAGATTATAGAAGATTGTAGAAACCAGATTGTAAAATTCTTAAAAACCATTATAGAAAAGGGTCTTCAGGGAAAAGTTCTTCTTGCTATCGACTCCTTGGGAAATTTAATCTCTGCAAGAGAAGCCAAGGTTATAGAAGATGGTAAAGATTCCGCTGATATGGGGGCTAGGGCAGTTTCTTTGAAGTCTATGTTGAGAGCAATTACACATGCTGCGGCAAAAGCAAACTGTCCAGTGGTTTTTACTAATCATATTTATGATAATCCTGGTGCGATGTATCCAACACTTGTTAAAAGTCAAAGCGGAGGATCTGGTCCTCTTTATATGTCATCTGTACTTGTTCAAATGGCAACAAAACAAGAAAGAGTAGGAAAATCCGATAACAAAAATGCAAGCGATGAAGTGACTCCTTTATCAAAAGATGTGAATGGATTGACTATGAGAGTTTTGACAACAAAAAATCGTTTTGTTCCTCCTTTCTTGGAATGTGAAATGTATCTTAATTTCAGAACAGGTTTATCAAAGTATTCTGGTTTGTTAGAAATGGCTGAAGGATATGGAATAATACATAAACAAGGACATAGATATGCTGTCGGTGAAGAAGTTCTTGGTTTTTATAAAGATTGGAAAGATGATGATTCCGTTTGGGAATCCAAGATTTTACCATTATTGGAAAATAAACTTAAACATGAACTAAAATTTAAAAACGAAGCAAATATTGTTTTAAAACAAAAATCTGAAAAAGTTCTTATTGAAGAATAATTATGGGAGAAGTTATTGATTTTGATTATGACCTTTTTGAAAAGGTTATAACATATAATTGTTTTTTTGATAGTTCATATTTTGAATCAATATATGAACATTTAAATCCTTCATTCTTTTCGGATGAAAAGAATAGAACATTTATATCTATACTTTGTGATTTTTATAGAAATCATAAAAAAATACCAAACCCAACTGAATTAAAATTAAATGTTGTTGATGAATCAAAGAGAAAAATTATAAAAGAAGTTTTCTTGGGGTTTTCGGATATTGATAAAAAATATAACAAAGAACTTCTTACAAAGAATACAGAAAAATTTTTAAAAGAAAAATCGGTATTTAATACTGTTTTGAAGACCAGTTTAAACATTCAAAGTGGAAACATAAACACTTCTGAAATTTTAAAATCTTTTGAAAAGGCGTGTTCAATATCTCTTGTAATCGACAATGGTTTTGATTATTTGGAAAATATAGATTTACATTGTCAGGAATTACAAAAAACATTTACATACATTCCTTCTGGTTGGAAGTGGTTGGATGAAAGAATAGGTGGAGGATTCCTTGCAACTGGTAGGGCATTATATGTTTTTTACGGTGTAACAAACGTTGGTAAATCTATATTTTTAGGAAATATAGCAACAAATATTTTAAATCAAAATAAAAATGTTGTTTTAATTTCTATGGAAATGTCTGAACAAGTTTATGCAAAAAGAATAAGTTCACAATTGTCACAAATATGTATGGATGATTTAGCTGATCAGATTGTTCTTTTAAAAGATAAATTAAATTCTTATAAGATAAAACACAAAAATTCAAAACTTATAATAAAAGAATTTCCTCCTAAAACAGTTTCTTGTTTTCATATAAAAACATATATAGAAAAATTAATAGCATCTGGAATAAAACCTGATGTTATTATTTTGGATTATTTAAATCTTATTGCTCCTAGTGAGAAAGGTGTCTCTTCTTATGAGGCTGTTAAAGAAATAACAGAAATGGTTAGAGCAATGTCTTATCAATTTGAATGTCCTGTTATTTCAGCTACTCAGACAAATAGATCTGGATATAATCAACAAAATCCAGGTCTTGAAACAACTAGTGAATCTATGGGTCTTTCACACACAGCAGATGCTCAATTTTCGATATGGACAGAAGAAGAAGACATTGAACTAGGAATAATACATCTAGGTATAACAAAAAACAGGTTTGGTCCTAGAGATTGTCATACTGTATTAGAAATAGATTATCCAACTTTAACATTAAAAGATCCAGATAATGTCTCCACTTCTTTTATTGTTTCTAGCAATAGAGAAAATAAAAATGAAAAAAGTCACGTATCTGATACAATAGGATTACTAGCATCATTAGGAGATGATATTGAATGATATGGATATAAGTATTTTAATGTCAAATAAATTGTATAAGGTTTTCACTCACGGTGATCTCGATGGTGCTGTAAGTCTTCTTTGTTTTTTATGGGCAAGACCAGATGCAACTATAGAATATGAGGAATTATTTAATAATACCATTGAAGATAGGTTGATGTTGTATAATGAAAAAACAATAAACAAACCAACAACTCTTATTATGGATTTTTCTTTAAGAGAAAGTTTTTTAAATTTTGATAGTTCTGAATTTGTTTTTATAGATCACCACAAAAGATCAGAAAAATTTTTAAATCAGTTTAAAACATCAAAAGTAGTTTTTAAAGAAACCACATCGAATACATCATTGATGTATAATACCTTTTTAAAAGAAAAAAATACCCTAACAACAAGTCAAAAATATCTTATAGCACTGGCTAATGATTTTGATTGTTATGACTTAAAACTTAAAGACTCGTATGATCTAAATGTATTGTTCTGGTCAGAATATAAAAATAATTTTTCTAAATTCATAGAAGACTACAAATCAGGATTTAAACCATTTACAGAATCTCAAAAAAAATTAATTGAGAATGAAAAATATTTGGGATGTAAATTAGCAGAATCTTATCAGAAATTTTCTGGTGAATTAAAAATAAAAGAAGAAAAATACAATACTATTGCTGTTATTGGTGAAAAATACAATTTACTTGCTATTGATTGCCTTATTAATAAGTATGATCCAGATATATTCTTTTTTATAAACGTGAAAACAGAAAAAGTAAACATGAGAAAAAAATCAAGTATTAAAAATTTTGATATCAGTGTGTTTGCAGAAAAAGTTTGCGAAGGTGGTGGTAGTTCAAATTCCGCAGGAGGAAAATTGACACCTGTTTTTATGGAAATGATGAAGAATTTGAAACCACAATGATTATAACATCGTATCAACAAATAGAAAAATTAATAAATCCATCAAATTCTTTGGATGTAAACGAATTTGAAGAAATTACTCTTCAATTTGGTTCTTTTATAAGTATCTGTCAGAATAAAAAATTAAATTTTCTTAATTTATTAAAATTAATTATTGAAGATAAAGAAATTCAAAAGTTATATTGTGATCTTTTAGGAGAATATAATCTTCAATATGTTATAAAAACATATATAGACAATATACCTGGTTTTTACAAAAAAATATTTCGTTCAAAATTTAACAAGTGACCGACATAACCGAAAAACAAAAACAAATATACAATTGTTATTTGAAATATTCTAGGAAAGGTGAACCATATAATCCTAGAAAGAATTTTGATAACATCAATTCATCAACTAGAATTGATTTGTATAAATTAGAAAACTTTTTTAATAAATTCAAACATATAAATTTGAATTTTTTCTTTGAATCATTTTCTTTTGTATATCCTAATGAAAATTATCCTCCATTATCATTTTTTACATCAAGAAAGGCTATAAAATGCTTTTCTTTATATAAAGATCACAAAGAAAACTGCTCACCTGATTCTCAGTTAGATGAAATAAAAAACAGTATTATATATTTAGGATCTTTTTGTCTAAGAGAAAGAATTAATATGGATTCATACATAAAACATAAAACTTTATGTATGCCAACATGGGTAAAACATTATAAAGAAGGAAAAATAAACATTTATTCTTTAATAGCAATTGGTGTTTCCACTGAATTCTTTATGCTTCAAGAGGACGAACGAAATATTTGGATTCCAAATCTTATAAAGAATATTGAATCTTATAAAATAAGATTCAATAATTGTCATTCAAAGGAAAAAATAATACTTTGGGTTAATAAAACAAAAGATTTTGTCAAAAAGAATTTGACATAACACAAAAAATAAACTAATATCGCAGTCTGAAAATTATGAACAAATACACTAGTAATCTATTCGAATCCATTAAGGATGCACTCAACAAAAAAGCTCCAACTGAAAGCAATTTCAAGGATTTTATGAAAATGGAGACAGGAAAAACATATGTTCTTAGGTTGCTTCCAAACATTGAAGCACCAGATAGGACATTTTTCCACTATTATCACCATATGTGGAAGAGTGTTGTGTCAAACAATATGATTTCTTTTCTCTGTCCAACAACATATGGAGAAAAATGCCCAATTGAAGAGTATCGTTCGAGAATTTATCGTACAAAGAACGAAACAGAGATCGATAAGACCCGTCCAATTAAGAGAAATGAATCTTGGCTTGCAAATGTCTACGTTGTTAAAGATCCAACCAATCCAGATAACGAAGGAAAGGTAAAAATTCTTAGATATGGTAAACAGTTGAACAAAATTATTACTGATGCAATTTCTGGAGATGAATCTGACGAGTTTGGTGCAAAAGTGTTTGATTTATCAGAGAATGGTTGTAGTTTTAAGATTAAAGTTGAACAGAATGAGGGTGGATATCCGACATATGTTAGTTCCAAGTTTATGTCTCCTTCTAAACTTGATGGAATTGATGATATTGACGAAATTTATACTCAAATTAAAGATTTGGATAAGATTTTTAACCATAAAACTTATGCTGAGATTAAAGAATTGCTAGATTTCCACTTTTTAGGTCTTGAAAAAGATTCTCAAGACGCACAACAGACATTATCGGAGAATGAAGATGCAAATTACGATAATATGGTTGAAATTGAATCAAATGCTGGTATCTTTGAAAAGAAAAACGTAGTTGAAAAAAAGCAAGTTAAAGAAGAAACAGATAGTTTTGATGATGCTGATGCTAAAATTGAAGAAATTCTTAAAGATCTTTAATATCATGCCTGAAAAAAAGAAAGAAAATGATATTTTATACGTTTCCAAAAACGTAGTTGATCAATCTCCACACTCAACTGTAGTTGGGTGTGGAGATTTGTTCATACCTATAAAAATAGTAAGCAAGAGTGGAGACTCTTATATGTCTCCTTGTCATGTAAGGATCGAAACTTCACTTAATAATAAAACAAATGGTGTAAACATTAACAAAATATCTGATTATTTTTTGTCAAAAACATTTCCAACTATAGATGAGTTGTTTGATGATGTGCAAAATAGGTTTATAAAAGATTTTGAATCACAAAATTTAAACATAAAAGTTGATTTTTCATACTTTTGCACAAAACAAACACCTGTTTCTAACAAGAAATGTTTGTATAAGTACGATTCTTCCATTTATTTGTGCTTAGAAGGAAATAAAAAGAAATATTTTCTAGAAACAAACTTACCATATTCATCGCTTTGCCCAGCTTCAAAAGAGATTTCTGATTATGGCGCTCATAATCAGAGAGGAAATGCTTTCTTTAGAGTAGAATTCGATGATATTAATATTAAAAAATCGTTTTGGATAGACGATTTAATAGTTTTGTTAGATAAATCATGTTCAAGTCCTGTATATAATATGACAAACTTACAAGATGAAGCATATCAAACAGAATTAATGTATGAAAATGCACTTTTTATAGAAGAAATTGCAAAAAATGTATCTGAAAAATTACAAAAATATGTAAATGAAAGACATATTAAGCATTATTTGGTTAAACTTTCACAAAAAGAAAGTATAAACACATATGAAACATTGGTAAAAATAGAATATGGAGAAAAATAAAATGATATCTGAACAAGAAGAAGCAATGGAAGCAGCACTTTTGGCTGGTATGGTTAAAAGTAAAATGAGAAACATAGATTCCATGATGGAATCTAGGCCGGATGTTCCAGCTGATAGAATAAATCTACATGAATTTGTAAAAGGAGCTAAACAAGCACAGGCTCTACCACCTAATAGAGATCAATCTTCACAAAACTATCAAGTTCACAGTATTCCACCTATCCAAAACATTCAACCTCAAAGTATTTCTAATACACAAACACATGATAACCAGATTTCTTATTCTAGTTTAGAATTTGATATTAAGAATATAAACACAAATTTGGAAAAAATTAATAACAACTTAACAAAATTAACTGGAATGTTTGGAAAAGTGTTTCAGAACATAAATAAAGCAAATCAAAAATGACAAGTTTTTCTGTTGAAAAGTCTTTTCTTCAAAGATTTTTAAAAACTATTGGGAGATTATGTGATAGCTGTACGATAAAAATAGAAGATGATCAAATTTATTCAATAAGTTCATCATCCGATAATATAGTTATTCTTTACATAAAAGGTATTCTTGCAGAAAAGCAAGAAGAACCGCATAAAATAAATATTATAGACATTCAAAGGTTTTTATGTGGTTTGGATTGTTTGGATTCTAAATTTATAGAAATAATAATTAATGAGAATTATTTAAAATGTCAAACAAAAGATGTTCCTGATAAAACACATTTTAAATATCACTTGGTTGATGATAGTGTAATGTCAAAAACACCATTTAGTCTTAAAAAAATATCAAATTTAAAATTTGATACAGAGTTTTCAATACCATTACCTTGTCAGAATAAAATAATGTCTGCTTATTCGTTTTCACCAGACGTTTCAAAGATATATTTTAAGGAAAATGAGAGTTCTATATATGCAGAAATTAATGATTTAACACAATATAATAAAGATAGTGTTGAATTTAAAATATGTGACAAATATATTGGTGATTCAATTAAACAACCAACACCAATAAGTATAGAACTTTTTAAAAATTTGATTTATACAAAAAATAGTAGTATAAATGTAAAAATAAATAATGAATACAAGGTTTTTGTCTTTAATGTAAAAGAAGATGAATTTATTGATGTAAAATATATAACATCAGCACTTGTTAAGTGAAATTATTGCAATAATTATATTAATATGGCAAAAACTAAGATAACATCAATAAGTTATTTTCTTAAAAGATTAAGAGATAGTGGATATGTGGCTGATAAGTTATATGTAGATTATAGTAATAATGATTGTAGAAATTGGACTGTAATCGTTGATCCATCAAATACATCTATATTAATAACTTGTTTCAATAATAAAAATTATTTGGGAGAAGAATTTTTTGAAATTTATGATGGAGGTCAATATATCCCTGAAAATTTTAGAATAAAAACATCTTCAATAGAAATTGTTGTTGAATATTTAAGTAAATTTAATATTAACAATAAATCATCAACATACAAAGGAAATTAATCATGCCTCCTAATAAAAAAAGGACTAAAAAACCAAAACAAATACAATCAACAATGCCTAATTTATCATCTTCATCACAAAAAATAGATGATATTGAAAATAAATTATATGATGCATTAAATGCTGTTGAACTAAAAAGAAGTATGGATAAATGGTTGAAGTCCAACGAAGGAAGAAATTCTGTTGTTATTAGAGATTTAACAATTTTAAAAGGTATTATTGAAGAATACTTAAGTAGTTTTCTTCTTTTAGGTTATACTATGGATGGTGAAAGAGTTATTTTACAGGGATATGAATCTCCAAAAGATAAAGATGCAGTAATGGAGTTTCTTAAAAATGTTTTTATACAACAGCATCAAGGTGAGGTTGAATAATTATGAGCAGTTCTAGTAAACCATTAAATCCAGACGTATGTGAAATCCCAGAACTTCCTGATATATCAAAATATCCAGATTTATCAAATCCAAAAAATTTAACAGTAGAAAATATAACACCATTTCTTTGCGAAGTTATAAAATTAGCTAAAAGAGATGATGTTGATCCTGTTTTAATACCTGGTCCTTCTGCTTTTGATATAAGTCCTTGGATTGATTCATTAGTAAACTTAACCGATGTTGGTGATCCTAGATTAAGTCTAGGTGAATTAATGAAAAGAACATTAGATAAATACAAGCCACTTCTTGAGGTAAAGCTTTCAATACTTCAAGACGGATGTAGAATAGAAGATGAGATAATATGTGATCCTTCTGGAAAAGAAGTTTATAATGTAAAAGAAGTTTGTGGACAAGGTGGGTTTGATATTAATGATATTAATGAAGAAATAACACTAGAAAGTTTAAAAAAATTTACATACGATATTTGGAATGAAAAATTAAATAAAACCGCTGAAGATTTTTCTGAGTTTATAAAGAAAAATTATCTTAATAAAGGTTGGAATGTAGAATTAATATCATATAGTACAGGTGATCTAGAAAGAATAAAATATGGAAGAGAAATTCCATTATTTGTAGTAAAAGTTCAAAATGAAAAAAAAGAAATGAAATATTTTAAATATTATTTTGATTCAAGAAACATTGTTGCAACTAAACTTAATTTAAAGATACAGATTAAAAATGTTAAGGATATGAGATCATCAAATGATATGGACCTAGTTGATGCTCTTACTGGTCCATTTTGGCCAAAAATAATAGATTAATCACAAGGAGTTTCATCTACTGTCAAACGAACATTACCATCTTTTTCATATACTACTTTAGTGTTGTTTTTATTAATAACAGTACCGTTAAATCCTTTTAAATCGTTGTCTAAACCAAAGGAGTTTAATTTAGCTTTTCTTCCACCAGAAGAACCAGCCCAACCACCAAAACCACCACAACCAGCTAATGATTTCGGTCCACCTTCTGGTCCTAATCCGTTTTTTCTTGCCCTTGTAGGAACCTCGTTTGGTTCAACAGCAGAATCATTTACCCCAGCAATATCATCGTAATATGTACCTTTTGGCATAATATAATCATGATGATGTGGTTTGGGATCTTCCATATGATTGTGTGCAAAGTTTTGAATATATCCCCAAGAAGAACCAGGTCCTGCTGAATTTAAACAAAAACCATAATATATACCCGTTATTGATGGTTCAAGTATGCAATTTGTAAGGATTGTATTATAATTTTCCATTACAAATTTTATAATATTTGAAAGCAATAATAACGAACCAGTCATGGAATAATGTGTCAAAGCAAGCCTTACTGTGTTTGCCGTGTCATTTGATTGTGCTGCACCTATGGCCCAATTCGCAAAAGGAATTCTTTGATCTGGTGACATACCATCATCACACTGCATTCTTTGAGCAACAGTATTTAAATAAGGTATTGATAATTCACCATCAATTCTAGCTCCACCCTTTATACCAATATCTCCGGTTGCAGTGAATCCCTTGCATATCATATGTGGAGAATTTATATTAACACCACCTTCTTTTGTTTTGTCATTAGCATTTATCGTTACAACTTTGCCACTTAGAGTTGTGTGATTTTTTGATCCAAGTAACAATTTCCCATCTGATGATAAAATTTCTATAGAACCACAATTTAATGATATTTTTCCTATTGTATTCAATTCAATACCTGGTGCTCCCGCGATTATTTTTACAGCATTACCACCTTTAAGTAGTATATTACCACCTGGATACTGCACAGGGGGGATATATGGAACATCTTTTAAACTTTTTGCAGATCTAGCTCTTATTGTTTGAGTACTACCCTTTCCATCCTCTCCTTTTGTTTGTCCACCAATAGGTTCTGATATATTTGTCGTCTCAGCATAACATTTTGCATCATTCATAGGACCACCAGCAGAAATTACAACATCTTTCAATGCCGTAACAGAATAACATCCACCACTCCCTAATTTTTTTTCCAATTCACCTATTTCTTTTTGTTTTGAAACTAATTTTTGTATTGCCTTTTTATTTGCATCTTCTATTGGTTTTTGTGGAGAAGGAACAAATCCATTTTCACATTCTTCGTTTCCACATTTACCCAATGCACTACCGGGTACGATGGAACAAAATGGAACAACTAAAACATTATTTAAAAAATTTACAACATCAACTACATAAGAAAAATATGGAATTTTTAATATTCTACTTAAAAAAGAAATTACTTTTTTGCTAAATGCACTTGCTCTATCAACTGCATGTGAAGTAGAACATAAAGGACATGGAACCTTTTCTCCGTTTTTTGCATTACTTTCAATCTCTTTTATTTTTTCTTCTTGAATTTCTTTAGAAATCTTATGAATATCTTCTTGTGCTTTTAATTTTTCATTTATTTCTTTTTCTGTTCCATTAAAACCTGCACTAAAATTAAGATCTTCCGATGATAATTGATAGGTCATTTTTACATTTCTGATTTCATGACCAAGAGATTGATTATGATTATCTCCGTAACAAGTAGTTGTTTTACCAGCAGCAGCTATCTCATGAACATAAGATCCTGACTGATACAATGATCCTTGTTTACCAAGTGACACCTGTTGTTCTTCCACAGGAACTCCATTAATGTTTCCAAACATGTTTGTTGAATTAATGGAACCATGTACCTCATTTATTCTATGTACATTTTCATTTGTTACTTGAACTTCTGGACTAGATACAGATTGAACTTTTTGATATGATTCTTTTTCCAATAAACCAGCAAAATAAATTGGTTTTTGAATATCACCAGCTAAAAAGAAAACAAAAACCTTTGCACCTATTTTTGGTGTTGAAATAAATCCAGATGGTTGTGCTCCAGCAACACCAGCAGGAATTACTGATGGGTTAAAATTTGGTATTGGATTAACCATAACAGAAGAATCTGATCCATTAGAATTAAAATTTCCTCCTTTAGCACCATTTGTATTTGCGTATTCTATTTCTTTTTCTCTTCTATTTTTTAAACCATTATAATCTGGGTGATTAGGGTTATTTCTTATATCTGGTCCAGCAAAATTTTCTCTCATTTTAGCTGATATATCATCCCAAGATGAGGATCCAACTAATACGTCATCTAACCCTTTTTCTGGATTTCTATTAAAAGCAAAGGAAAGTAAAGCTTCTTTTTGAGCCTGAGTTACTGTAATATTGTTTTTTTCTAATTTTCTTTCTAAAATTGGTAATCTTTTGGTTTGTAAATCATTTATTAGTGCTGCTTCAGCTTGTTCTGGTGTATATTTTGTTCCAGTTGGAGCCTCAGTACCATATCCACCAGTTATTAATGTATTATCTTGTCCAGCTTCACCTTTAAATCCTTCCCATACTTTAATAGCATTTACTAAATTTTGACTAAATCCTGTTGAGGAAGAAATGTCCTGTGGTGTAAAGTCTGCTTCTTTTGCTGTTTTTGCTGCATTTACCGTTGTTCCAGCAACTTCTGCTGTATCAGCAGCTGTTTTTGTAACCTGAGAATTCTGCAATTCTGGTAAAACTCCATTTTTACCAGAATTTTTTGCTTGAACTATAGCAGGTTCATCATTTTGCTCTCCTTGATAAGCCCAATAAGTACTAGCAAACTGTTGACCTTGTTCTGGGGTTCTAATATCTAAATGTAATCCAGCTTTTTGACCATCTTTTAACATTCCATAACCAACACCACCGTTTTTATTAGCTAACCAATATTGAATCATTGGAGCCATTTCTTCATTTGCTAAGTATCTTCCGTTTTTTTCAATGTAAACATCAGCAGCAAATCCATCATCGTGTCTGGTTGTACCTGTTCTTCTTTCACCTTCACCTATTGCATCTTGACCTCCACTATAAATTACAACTTTTGCATCTGGACCATATGCATCGTAAGCTGCTTCAGACAATTTATTCATTAAATCATCTTGAATAGGTTTATTTCTTGTAGTTCCGTCAGAATAAGCATACTTAACATTTTCTTTTGTTGTATTTGATATCCTAGAAACTGGTTTTACAAACGTCCTGTGTGGATTTGTATCTGTTATTCCTGTTGATGGATTGTATGTTGCAGATGTTCCACCACCCATAATTGGTCCAGCACATTCAGCCCAAGGTAAAACATTTTTTAATTCTTCTACTAATTCAGGAGTCAATGCACCTGATTCATGAATATGTTTAAATTTTTTATCATCCATCTTTTCATTCCAATTAGAATGTAAAGTATTTGATAAATAAGGAATCCATACCTGAACCCTACCTCTTTGTTCAGGATCAAAACTTGCATCGTTTACTACGATTCCTAAATGATTTCCATAAATTGGATCTTTTACATAACTCATAATAAATTAACCTGATGTGTTTGTTGTTCCAAACCCAAGATCATTTGATCTTTCGCTTATATTTCCAAGACCAAATGTATCAGAAGCACCTTGTCCTATATCATAAACTTTTTGGTCTATTGTATTTTGTAATTTTTCTGTTGATCTTCCTAATCCATCAAATGTTTTTTTAACATCTTTTCTAAATTCTGTAATGATTGCTGGTAAAACTACATTTGGAGAAGGTTCGTTTGGATCTGTTAATTGAATTTTTCCAGAAACTCCATATTTTTTCATAATACCAGAAATAGGATATAGAATAGGTGCTTGAGATCCAAATTGATCAAGAACTCCACCCATAATATCTCCTTCTAAATATTTTGCCATATAAGAATAACCATAATCACTCAACACACCTCCTAAATATCCCATAGGGTCATTTGCAACACTGTCTGCTATGCTAACTATATTTTTAATATCATCAGGAAGAAAATCTTTTAATGAGTTTATAGGATCACTTAAAAAATTTGCAATATTAGGATCACCTATATTAAATGCTTTTAAAACATCTGATATTTTAGCTGAATGAGAAAAGAAATTTGTTATAAATGTTAAATCACCAACAAACATAGATATAATATCTAAAATTAAACAAATTATTTCAAGAGGAATAATTTTATCGACCAATGATAAAATAGTTTGCATTATCATTCCCATAATAGAATCAATTGCTGCAATAAATCCTCTTATCGCTTTTAATGCTCCTTGATAAATTTCATTTATTTGTTGTGCAACAGCTGTTACAATTCCATTTATATAACTAATAGCATATTGAATTGATCCTAAAATACCTGATGGTAATGCCAAATAAACTTTTCCTTTAAGAACATTCACATACTTTTCCAATTCTTGTGAAAATTTAGGATGAATTTTATTCAACATTCTTTCAACCAATGATGGTGTATGCTTTGATGATCCAGACACAGGATTGCTTGGTAATCTTTCACTATTTGAAAGCATTGTTGTTCCAGCTTCACCAATATCTTCAAAAAACTTATCTTTAAATGCTGGAGTTTTTTTAAAAATTTTTGTAATTCCTTTGTGAAAATATCCCTTTACAATAGAATTTCCTTTAGTCCACATATACATCAACATATTTCCAGAGATTGTAATAGGTTGATCATTTTTATTTGGATTGTTTTCCATACTAACTGTTTTATTGACAGCACCTGAGCCGTTATATAAAAGGTAAACCCATGCAGCTAGTAAATTTAAATTAGTTGGACCAGAAACATATGTCGAAAGAGCAAGAAGATCGTCTAGGTTTAATCTTGCCGCCTTACCTACATCAACAATGTTTATAGAAACATTACTAGAACTACCTCCAATTTGTTTTTCTTTTGTAGCATCTGACTTTTTATTTGCTACTGCTTCTACTATTTTAGGATCACCTTTTATTTTTTTATTTGTTTCTGGACCAGAACCCAATCCTGATGTTACTTTGTTTGGATCTAAGTTAAAATTTTGTGGTGTTAATGGTTCTGTATACTTTAATGGATCAGTTAAGTTATTAACTGCTGTTTCGAATTTATTTAATGGTTCAGCTTTTTTGACAGTTTCATTAATATAATTTTCACCAGAAACATTAGCATTTGCTGGAGGAACTGTTACAGTACTACTATTAGTAAAACTTTGTATTCCTACATTTGGATTATATGTTAAATTACTAGTATTAGGTTGTTGTATAGGAGTAGAATTACCTAAATAACTTAGTGATGTAAGAGGGTTATTGTCAGATGTTTTATGTTCTTTCCCGTCGTCTGGATTTATAAAAGTAATCACCATATTATTATATAAGATATTTATATAATAAAACTTAATTTACCACTTACCAATAGGACATTTTTCAGCTTTTAAATAAGTTTTCATAGAAAGAAAACATCCACATCTTGAACATCTTTGTGATAAAGACTCAAAAAATTGACACCCCTTGCAAATAGATAATCTTCTATTTGCTTCTTCTGGTGTTAATCTAAGATCGTTCCCTTGTGCAACACTAACAGCATTATTAATAACACTTCTTCCTAGACCTTTTGCCATTTGACCAATAGATGGCATAGAAAGATTTTTATTTGATGATTGAAGCTGTCTTTGTCTCGTTTCTTCTAGTCTTCTTTTTAAAAAATCAGAATTCATATTAATAATACTTAATATTTTTTATCAACAACATCCCAATGTTTTTGTGATGAATCAAATTTATTAGAATAAACTTCTGTAACATACATATTTTGATCAAAATAATGAATTACTTTTGTTATAAACCATTGCCCTAAAAATTTATCATTAAATAAGTTCATATCACTCGAATCAACTTTGTCTACGAATATAAAATTACCCGGTGTTCGGAGAGTTAAACCTTCATTTTGAAAATATAAACTTTGATTTAAAAACAACATATCTTTAGCCATCCTAACAGAATTTAATATAGTTGGGCCTTGAGTTAAAAATGAATTTTCTACAGAAATTCCCTCTTTTTTGGTTTTATTTATATTCATCCAAATCTGACCATTTCCACTAGTAGAAGAAAAAGAATAAAGACCACCAGAAGTACATATTTCTTTAAAATTTTCATAAAAACTTTCAATTTTATTATCTTTAGCATGGATATTATACGTTCCTGACGAAAAATCAAACATATGTATTGGTCTGTTTGTAAATCTAAGATCATCAACTGGAGCCATTTGCGAGAATTTATAATTTCTTATCAAAGAAGCTCTGGGGGAAGTAAAGTTTATTATTTTTTTATCATCTTTTTGTAAAGATGCTCTTCCTACGTATGCTTTTGATGTTGGAGCTATTCCATCATCTAATAATAATTGTTCCAGTTGTTTAGCTTCAAAAAAATAATCTTTTAATGATAATAATTCCCATTTTTTATCATATCGACTAAGCCTTAAAAAAACAGGATCTTTTTTGTCACCAACAGCATGGTTTAACATAAAATCTAAGTCATCAATCACTGTTGAATTAGATGGAGACGTGTAAAAAACATTATAATCAGGAGATATATATCCCTTATTCCACAACTCATTGTTTATATTATTTAAAGGAATGTCTGGTTTATCTATAGATCCGTGTTCATAATCATAACCAACCTTTATTTCACCTTGTTTTACAGAAGTTACAAATGAATTACATGATGCTGTGTTTATTATTGATTTTATTGCATCACAAGGATTCATTTTTCTTTGACTATCTGGTAATGACCAGACAGGAGTTCCTGATTTTGCTGCATCTCCATGTGTAGATGTTGACCAAGGAATATTTCTTTCAGAAAAAATTTGATATCTTTCATCAATAAAATAAAATTTTTTTGCTTTTTTAACAGAATTTATAGATTCCATATCTTCAACATCATATATAATGAAGTCATAATCCATTGTCCAAAGTTTTTCATCCAGAATATCATCAGATACTGTAGATATTCTTATGTTTATTTTATTTCTACCATCATGTCTAAATTTATAAATATAGTTATTCTCATTATAAGAATCCTTTGATTCTGTGAAAAGATCGGGATTAGCTCCTTTTTCCAAAACTTCAAAATCATTTTGAAGAATAATCCATCCCTTGCTCCACCAATTAATAATGGTTTCTTCTATCGTTAATCCCATAACAACCTTATATGGTATAAAAACAGGTTTATCCATGTTATTATACATGGTTATTCTTATTTTATATAATTGGTTTCTTAAAGTAACCAATTCACCATTAATTTTATCATATTTTGTCATGACAATTTACTTTACAATCATTCACATTGTGTTCCATTTCAATATGAAGTTGGTTATATGCAAAAGACACTGAACCAATTATTTCTGCTCCATCTTGATGTGAATAACTTATTCCTCCTAAATTTGTTATAAATGCGTCTTCATAAATTATTTTCATTAATTTATTATTATATTCATCCATTACAATTAAATTTAAATTAGTTACATAATCTGAAAATGGATTTTCCATATCGGAATCACCAATATGTGGTATTTCTTGTGTAGTAACTATATCACTTGTGGAATATTTTGAATCATTAAATTCATTTAACCATTTCCATAAAATATAATAATTATGATATCCATTATCTATAAAAAATTTTACTTCTAATGGACTGAAATCTGGTCTTGAAAAAGAACTTGTTTTATATGTTTGACCACTAAATCCTAATGATATAGGTGGAATTGTTATATCAGGAACAGATAATCCAAATATACTTAATTCCACCTTACTGTCATTAAAATCGCTCATTAAAACAGGGTCAATCTTTTGTTTTATACCAACAGGTAATCCAAACAAAAGAGCGAATTTATCATTTCTTGATTTATTTAAAATAGATTGGTTCATTTTTAAAAAAGAAATATAGGATTCTGTGATTCTTCAGAATCTTTATTTTTATTTTCTCCTGTATTATTTATACTTGAATCCCTTTCCCACAAATTATTAAGCCAAAATACAAGATCCAATGACTCATTGGGATCTGTTCCATCATTTTCATCCATACCTATATAATTCATAGGTCTATGATTATTCTCGGTCTTTCTATAAACACTTCCTTTACCAGAAAAAAGAGAACTTTTCTTTAATAAATCTGAATTATTCACAAAAGGTTTTATTAATAGAGGTCTTCCTTGTTCATCTAAGTTATTAACATAAAAATACCTCTCAACAACCGATGGTTCTAAAATAAACATAGCCCAAATTAATGCAAATACTCTATCATCAAAATCATCATTCGTTCTTTTACTGTATGTGTAATTAGGATGCTGAATAAAATTATTTATTTCCAGTAATGTATCTAAATCATAAAAAGAAATTGCATTTAAAGAATTAACCCAATATCTAAAATTAGAAGTACCTCTATATTTTGTGTTTGTATGGTTATGAATACCTAATCTATTTTCGTTTTTATACTGCTTACTCATACCTTCACTATAATATGATACTATATTTTCATAATTGTGGATTTTACCTAAAACGTCTAATACTTGTTGACCGCTATTATTATTTTCGATTAAAATAGGAGGTCTACCCCAATCATCAAGTATACCCATCAATCTTGTTCCAAAATGGTATGGACTTATTTGATTATTAACATAAATTGCTGCTTGTTTTATAGATGTTAAATCAGATACATTCAATATTTGAACAACAGTATTTGATCTACCAATTCCTTCTCCAACATCCACACCTACTACAAAAAAATCATTTTCTTTTGGAAAATCAAAAATTTTATAAGAACCCTCATCTAAAACCAAAACAGGTTCCTTACATTTTGATTTTAAATCCTCTAATAGTTTTGGATCTACAATAGTTTTTCCTTTTGTAAAAAATTGATTACCAAATTCTTGTTCAAAATCAGCTTCCGAACCAAGTTGTTCTATTGTAGATATTTTCCAAGCCTCGTCTCTACCGGGTACGTCCTCCCAATGAACCATCTCTAAATTCCATTCACTCTTTGGTTTTTGTGCTTCTTTATATAATTCATAAAATTTATTATCAGTTCCATTAGGAGTACTGATAACTATTATCTGTGAATTTTTAGAAGACGAAATAATAGGAATAGCAGATTTCCAAAGTTCTTTCATGACTTCATTTGGACAATGGGCCATTTCATCTATAAGCAAAAGATTACTTGTAGAACCACGAGGACCAGCTGATGATGTTGTACTAACTTGTATTGCTGATCCATTAGCTAAATTAAAACCATTTTTTCTCCAAGATTTAACCGATGGTTTTAGATATAATGGAAGTTCTTCAAATGCCATCCTTATTCTACCAAAAATTTCTTCAGCAGTATCTGCTTTATTAGCTACAATAGTTATTCTTTTATCATCAAAAAAACAAACCAACCAAAGTGCATACATTGTTATACAAGTACTTTTTCCTACCTGTCTACTAGCACATACAATATTAAATCGATTTGCCTTGAAAGATTTTAATAATCTTTTTTGAAATTTATATAGTTCTATTTTTCTTTTTCCTTCGTCTAGAGTAACAATATAAAAATGACTTTCAGCGAAATGCAAAATACTTTTTCTGCAAAGTTTCAAGTCCTCCTCCATCTCCTTTGTCCACTTTAATGTGGCATTTCCTCTTAAAAGATTTTCATTTCCTTTAAAAAAATCACCATCAACAACCATCTCTTCATTGGTAATATCTACAGGAGCTATTATTTTTTTAGGCATATTATAATATTTGTTTTTTTATTTCACTTAAAACCAACCCCACATATTCTCCCTTTAGTACTTTCAATACAGTTTTTGATTTTAATGGTTTGAATGGATTTATTGTTCCATTATATAAACAAACCAACCACCAAAGATTTAAAGTTCCGTATATTTTATGAGAAATAGAATACCAAGTATCTGTACCGTCTGCTATATATTCTTCTTCTACTTCACTGTTATTTGATGGGAATATGGATATATTCTTTAATAAATTAAAGAATCTATATCCTTTATCGGTTTCATACACATTGAAAAAATTTTCAAATTTAAATGAACTATCTGATATTTCTAATATATCTTTTTTTTTCATAATATTGTTTGATATTTTAAGTTGTTTGGGGGTTTATCCTTGGTTGGTTTGTGGTTTTACTGTTGGTTGGTTTGGAGCTTCTCTTAAACTAGACAAATTTCTATCAGAAAAAACTTCAACTTTATTTCCTCCCATAGCACCCTCAAAAATATTTGTTGATTGTGATATTAATTCTCTAAGTGTTATTGATACAGAATATGCTTCAGGTATTAGTAAATTTTGACCAAGAATTATTTCATCTGTTTTTCTAACAGTTCCTATGCTTTCTATTTTAAGATCTTCAACAACAGCAATAGGCATATATAAACCACCAATAGAATTACAAGACACAGTATAAACAGAAGGAGGAATATATGTAACCATGGATGTTCTGTTTTTTAAATTTTGAAATGTTATTAAATTTACAAAATCAAAATTTCTTCTAGTAGAAGAAATATCAACTGTATTGTATAAAGGAAATTTTATTGTTACAGAGTATTGTTCGGTTTTTGAGAATGTGTATATTGGTTCCATCCCCCAACCAGGCGAAGCGGCTCCAGCGGCTAAACCAGCAACAAATCCAGCAATTTTTTCAGCTTTACTAGGTTCTCCGCTATTAGCAGGACTCGATGCACTATTTCCAGACATATCATTCCAAGTGTTTTTAATACCCCTTATAGTTCCACCAGAACCCAGCAACCAAGGAAAATGATATACAAAGTTTGATCCCTGAGTCTCAACCTGATACATTACACCATATGGATCAGATAAAGCTTCTTTGAAATCGCCAGAATCTACTATACCTTTTGCTGTGTCATATATATTTGCAAGAGTTTTAGCAACTCCTGACATGGACAAGGTTCTTTCTTCTAAAGTGATAGTAGGAACTTCCGATGTGTCCATTCCTCTATTTTTCCAATCAAAATCGTTTACAATATCTATTGCTTTTTTGGGAAAAAGTTTGGTTCTTTTCAAAAATGATGATACTGAGATTATGTCTCTAACACCAGATGTTTCAATTGTGTCGTCATCTACTGTGAAAAGTTCACTATCTTTTAAATAACTTACTTCTTTTAAACTTATTTTGCTCATGTATATGATGTTCTGTTATATGAATTGTTTCTAATATAATCATATCTTGCCATCATATTTTGATCTCTAGTAGAAGACATATCCAATTTATTTGTTGACTGAGTTGTGTTGTTGTTATTTATAATAGTTGGTGATTGACTATTATTCATGTTTTGTTGTTTTAGTGCCAATGCAGAAATTTCATTTGTAACACCTAACATTTTTTCTGTTAACTTTTCTATGTTTTTATTAAGTTGTTTAAATGTATCATTTATCGGTCCTTTATCATTAAAAGATGTTATTCTTTCATCTTTAGGAAGAAAAACATACTTACCAGAACCAAAATTAGGACCAGAACTAGGTTGATAAGAAAAGTTTTTTTGTTTTACTGGTAAATTAAACATATTAGTTTCATCAAAATCATTTGCATGAACAGAATTTGTTAATTCCTCTATCTCTTTTCTTAATGAAGTTATTTTTTCCAATCTTTTTGGATCTCTGGATTTTTCTTTTTGTATCTTTGCAAGTTGACTTACCTTGTCTTGTAGTTTTGATTTTAAATTGTCTTCTTCTTGTATATTATTATCATTTAATGATTGATTATTCTCTAATAAATTATCCTCTTTTGGTTTTTTATTTTCGAATTTTTTACCTTCTTTTAATTCTTTTTGTCTATTAATTTGAATTAGTAAATCATGTCTTTCGTTAACAAGGTTATCTAAATCTTTATTGAGTTCTTGTATTTTTTTGTTTTTAGCATCTGCTTCCGATCTATCTTTAACTGGTTGTTGTTCAGTTTTTACCTTATCTTCTTCTATTTTTTTTCTTTTAGAAATAAGTTCTTTGTCTTGTTCTATTAATTTATCTTCTTCTTTCTTATTATATTCTGTTGGTAAATTATCTATTATTTTTTGTGTATTATTTGTTCTAAATGGTTTAGATGATTCCAATGTAGGAGAATTTTTTGTATCTAAGTTTAATGCTTTTCCTATTGATTCAAACATTCCACCAATTAGAGGAATATTTGATAATGTTTTAAATGCTCTAGGCATATCACCCATGAATACAGCTTCTATACCATCATATAGATCAAAAAAGGTTTTCATAACAGGCGTTTCTTTTACCCACTTCCAAACTTTAGAAAACCAATCACCAACAGCCTGAAATCTTGTTTTTCCGTCCTCTCCCTTTGTTGACATGAGAGTATTTAAAACATCAACACCTAAAGAAAGTCCTGTTCCTATACCTGGAAACAAATTGGCAACACCAGAAACAAGATCTAGAGAACCAGCTAATATATTGTCATTTTGAAAATTATCCCATGCATCTGCAAAACTTAATAAACTTCCAAGAAGAGGTATTCTTTTAAAAAAAGGTTTACCTAATTTTGTAACAAATTTCGTAGCTTTTAGTGCCATTTTAGCATAATCAAACCCTGTTTGTTGAACACCACTTTCTTTTGCTTCTTGTGTTCCTATAATTGAACTTAGAATATCTAATCCTATAGAGACAGGCAATCCTACACCGGGCACAAAAGCAGCAATACCAGAAGCAAGATCCAATGTTCCTCCTAATATATTATTTTGATCAAATTTTTCTTTTGCACTTGCGAAATTAAATAAAGATCCTAAAAAGGGAATTCTTTTCAACACTGGTCCACCCATTAATTTGGCATAAACACCAACACCCTTTGTTAACATTCCGGCAATATTAAATGTTTTCTGTATTAATTCCTTTTTTTCTTCCGGACTTTTAAAGTCTATAATAGCGTTCATAACACTTAGACCTATAGAAAGACCCGTACCAATACCGGGCACAAATGCGGCTAGTCCTGCACCAATATCAATTACACCCTGTGCATACTCACCTTGCTTGAAGCGACCCCAAGCTTGAGAAAAACTAATGATAGTTCCAATTAATGGAATTGCTCTCAATGCTGTTATTGATAATCCTCTGAATAAAAGAGAAGCTCCTTTTTGTAATGTAGAACCTAGTCCCTTTCCTATAGCTGCCCCTGCAACATTATCAGCAGCACCAGCAGCAGCAGTTCCACCAACACCCAATAAATTATCAAAAATACCACCAAATATTTTTTTAGCACCACTAGCAAAGTCATCAGCAACAGTACCAAGCAAAGAACCTAATGTTTGGAATGTTTTACCAACAGTAACTTGAAGACCACCAATAGATATAAATTTTGTTAATCCATTTACTGTTCCTTGAAACTGATCAAAGACTTCTGCTGCTTTATCACCAAACTTTTCATTAATATATTCTTTGATTTCAGGCCAAAACATTCCAGCAAGAGCGGATGCACCACCAATTGCTGCAAATAATACAGGAAGAGACGTAGCTAAATCCAATAAATTATCCAATATACTACCTTGTTTTGTTTGTCCGAGGTTTAATCTTTTTAAATTTTCTGCATTATCGTTTGATAATTTGTTTATCCACTTATCTATTAAACTTATTGTGGGTAAGCTGAAAGAAATAATAGTTTCTGGTGTCTTTTTCTCTATTAATTTTTCTTCTGTTGGTGAATCAGATGTATTTAAAATGTTTTCATAACTATTTTTATCACTATTATTTTGAAGAACTGTAGGTTGTTGAGTATTTTCAGATTTATTTTGATTCAAATAAACATTTTTAATATCTTCAATAGTATTATTAAATTTTTTATTGTTTTGATTTATAATATTTTTTGTTTCTTGTTCAAAAGAAGAGAAGAATTTGTCAAGTTTATTAAAAACATCTGATGCTTTAAGTGCATTTTTATCAACATCTTTGGTTAATTTATCCCAAGATTTTAATAATGGTATTAAATATTTCCTTTTAAATTCTTTTTGAATAGATAAAACTTCTGGATCGTTTTTTGATAAAAATTCAAAAAACGAATTAAGAATAGTTGATGGATTTTTTAAATTATCACCAAAAACTTTTTGAATTTCAGAAACTATTCCCGATACATCTGTTGCCATAATACTATTTATGACAAAATATTAAAATTAAAAAGAATTACATTAAAAATAATAAATTATCTAATGATAATACTTTCTTATAACTTCCATCTTTTGAAGAAACTTCTATAATATCATCTAATGTTTTTTTCCATTCAGATATCTTTTCAAGTATATTTTGAGTTAAATCCGCAGTTAAAACTTCACAAAATTTAATTCTTTGATTAATTGTAAAATTTTTAAAATCAATTTCTTGTGAATTAAATGTAATTTTACTAATAAATTTGGAAATTTCTCCAATAAAAACATCAGATAGGACAGTTCCCATTTCATTAATATTCTTGATATTTTCCATTTTTTTAGTTGTTTTTGTAATTTCTGATTCGTACTTTGCCTCCAAAGATATAGTAGGAACACTTAGTTCAACACTCAAAACAGAATCATTTTTAACTATATTAAAACTTTCAGATACAGGGTGAATATATAATTTTATTTTTTCTATAATCGGAGATATATCTATATTTTCAGTATATACAGGAGATTCGTTAAAAATAACATTTAGACTTTTTGAAATTTTTGATCTTAAAAAAATACCAATAGCAATTTTATCATAAATAGTAAAATTGTCTGCATCGATATTCTCGGTTATTAAATTTTCTTTTATAATATCTAAAAAAACCTTTGAAAATTCAGTTTTATAAACCGAAGTATCGGTTACTGTTTCTAATAACTTTTTTTGTTGTCTAGTATTAAGTTCTTTAAATTGAACAGTTTGATTTAAAGAAGGAATTTTTATATCTATAACAAATGTATTAGTTAGAGTTGTTAATTCTTTAAGTAGTTCGTTAAATGAAATATTTGTATTATCGCTCATTTTATTACTTTAATTAATAAAAAAAATTAAAAATCAAGTAGCTTGTTCTTTTGTTGATTGTATAAGATAATTTATATAATTATTTTTTTGTTGAGGTGTCATATTATAAATTTCATTTATATTAAAATTAAATTTTTTAAGAAAACAAATCTCTGCTATTTCTGAATCTTCATTACCAGCAAATAGAAATCTTATAATATCTTGTATTGTGGCATTATAAAACTCTAACTTATATTGATTAAAATCTTCTAAACCAAATAAAGTCATTTCTGATAATTCTTTTAAAAGAGATAATATATTTGTTTGAATAATATTCTGAACAGAAACAGGTAAAGAATCGATTAATGTTCTTTTTTGTTCAAACTCAAGATTTTTAAAATCAAAAATTTTATTTTTTATAATAATTTTATCAACAAATAAAGGAATAGAATTAACAAATTTTTTAAACTGGTCATCTTCTATTGAATTTAGAAAAAATATTTCGTCTTTTAATAGAGGCCAGCTTAATGAAACTTCGACATCATCTACATTTATAGTTTTATATTTTTCTATTATATTTGTTGATTCAAAAACATTTGCCATCAGATCATAAAAATTTATATTTATTTTTACGTTCTTATCATCTCTTTTTCCAACTTCTAATTCAACATTAGTTGATATGGATAAAGATCTTATTCTTATACAAAACATTAAAAATTCTAGAATATTGAGATTATATATATTTTCTTTTTCTTTTATACAATCCTTTAATATATTAACAAGTTGAATATGATAATCTGTTCTATTTTCAGAAGAAGCTGGAAAATTATTATTTATTCTTATTAATGAATAAGATTGTTCACATGTTAGTTCTTTAAAACTCAATATTGTGTTTGTAAATGGAAATTGAAGATTATGAATATAATAAGACATTTTTATCAGGAATTGTAATATGTTCTTTCTAAATTTGCATAAGAGTGTGTATCTCTTATATAGTATTGATCATATACAAAATCAACTGATGTAGTCTTCATATCGTCCGATAAATATGAATATTGTTCTCCGTCTATACTAACAGGGACAATATTTTGAAATCTATAAGATTTCCTAGATTCTTGTGGATTTTTTGCTGATGTTCTTGCTAAAAAATGAACATCACAAAAGGTACATTTAATATTTTTATCACTATCTTGCCTTCTAGACATCATTCCATAATATGATGCTAAAACCAACCAAGGTTTAATAACAAAATCAACAAAAGAAGCATTTGTTTCTAGAAATGTAACTCTAAGCTTATTATATTTTGTCCTGTTGTTAGATGTTGCTGGTGGTAGCCAACCACCATAACTTAAACCTTCATTACCAGCCTCAAAAGATTCAGTGGGTAAACTTACTTGTTTCGCAAAAACACAACCCACTCTTTCTTTAAAATGATATTCGTCTTCTGTTAGTTTGGATACTGTATTTTCATTTACATACCATCCATTCTCTGTTCCAAAATTACCCTCGAATTTGTAAAGAGTTTCGTTTAATTTTTTTGTAAGAGCATTAACACTAGATACATCAAACCACAAAAACCATTGATTTGAAGAGCCTATAGCTGTAGGCCATTCAGATAATGTTTTTAAGTAGTTTTCATAAGGACTAGATAATTCATCCGCCATATGATATATTTATCAAAAAATACGAATTTTAATTGATTATCTTACTCTCCAATATTGGTAAGCAATTGTGGCTGGAGCAGTGATTATATCACCAGCAGTTCCTATGTTTAAAGTAAATTCTCCTAAATTAGTTAAATAGCAACCAAACAAGTCATATGTTCTTAGTGTATTTCCTTTTTTGTCTAATAAAAGAAGAGTGGTAGTTCCATCATCTCCATCAGGAATACTATAATCTCCGGTGCTATCTTCATCGTCAAAAATTCTTTTCATCCAACCTTCAAGTTTTTCTCTTATCTCTAAACCAGCATCCATTCTTATGTTAACAGACCAAGCAGAACTGTTTGGATACTGTACCGTACCGGGAACATTGAATTGTAATCCCATATAAGGAACTGTTACATTATTAATTGTTTTACTGGGAAGAGTTGCTGATTCTACATAGATCAAATCATCTTGATCCAAGACATTACCTCCAAAATTTATAATTCTGAAAAGATTCTGTCTAAAAAAATCTTTTCTTCCAGCAACTTCGTGAAAGTTTCTAATACCTTGTTGTGTTAATATTGACATATAATTATATTTACCTTTCTATGTGTTAAATTAGCCTATAAGATCATCAAGATCTGTACCAGTTCTTGTTGCAATGAAGTCAGCTAATATAAATTCTGCTGTTCTTACGGGTTGTATATAAACAGCCAATCTTAATTCATTTCTATCAATTACATCTGGTGTATTGTTTCTTTCATCACAAACAAGTCTATAATCATAGACACCTTGACGTGTTTTAGCTCTTTCAAAAATAGGTGTTAAACGTAAGATAACTCTATTTCTGGTAGGTATTGTGTTTGGTTCAAATACAAATCTATCCAATATTCTGGTTGCTTCTTTTTCTAAATGTAAAAATAGATTTCTTACATTCAATCTATCAAAAGCTGTTTGATAATTAATAAATGTTTTTTGACCATAAACAACCATACCTTCTCTTGGGAAGTTTACAACTGGGTTATATGAAGACCTATAAAGAATATCTCTTTGTCTTTGATTTGGATTTATAGCCAAATCAGCAACACCGGAAAGTCTTCCATAATTAAATCCTGCTGGTGCAGTCCAAGGTGCTCTTTTCTTTGCATTAAGCATTATTTTTCCAACAAAACCAGAAGGCGGAACCCATGTAAATTCATCAGAAGCAGCATCATACCTTCTCATCCAGTTCGCATAAACAGACATATATGTAGATCTACCAACTTTTGCATATGAATTCTGTAATGGTCTAAAGATATCATTAACAAAATTAAATGATTTTTTATCAGTTGCTTTAGAATTAATACCCTTAACAAATATATATCTTAAAGGATCTGATATAAATACATGATTTTTTCTCTGTTGAGCAACTGCCCTAAATCTTTTTATAATATCTACATAAGAATCTCTTACAATATCTGGTGTTTGTAGATATTCTCTATAATTTTTTGGAATTTGTTTTAAATTAGTAATATCAACTGGAATAGTATCATCAAAAGTTTCTTGATCAATATTCCCAGTGATAGTCTTTTGATATTTAACACCAGCATTAATTGTACCGAGTCCTGCTTCACAAACAATATCAATATTTTTTGTTTCGTTCTCAGTCAATTCATACATCTGGAATGTTCTATCTAATTTTAACATTAGATTTCCTATTCTTTTATTCTGTTCAGTTATAGTAGTTGGTGTATATATACCAGTAGCCCAAAGAGACTTTGCAGCATCAGAAATTATAACTCTCTTTGTTGGCATTGCAAAAGAATCAGTCCATGTTCCAGATTCTGATATATTTGGATTTACAACCATCTTAATTCTGGAATTTGAATTGTTTTCTACTTTATTTTCAATAAAGAAATTCACAAGTCTACCACCATTTGGGTTATTTTGTTTTCTTTGTGAATACAGAGATCCAACATAAGCTTCAACGGTTGATGGTGTATTTAAAGTAATAGCATCTTGTAAGTTTGTTGAAGTATTAATTTTAAAGACAAATAACTTTAAGCAATCATTAAATGAATCCTGTGAAAAATCATATGAGGGCCATCTAGCCATCTTTTCAGAAACACTCTGGAAATTAATACTGGAATATGATTCAGATAAAGTAAAATTCAATCTCTCTTCTGGTACTGTAAAGAATGTTTGAATAGCCTTTGTTGAATCAGAAAGAGGCATTCCATCAATAGCAGAAATAGAATTAACTGCTTTTAATGCAGTAACTGATTTGAAATCTGTATAAGGACTGTCATCGGAATTATCTGTTAATCCAACATAGAACCCTTCGAATAAATCATTATTTCTTAGTTTATCACTATTAACAATTATTATTCCTGATTTATTAATATCATCTACACTGTTTATTGTAAATTTATCAATATTATCAGAATTATTTGTTAGATAATTTAAAGTATATTTAATAGGAATATTAAATAAATTTCTAGATGAACTGTTTGCTGAAAGTTGTTCAGCAAAACTTGTTAGAGATAAGTTCGTAGTTACAGATGCCCAAGCAGTGGGAACTCCAACAACTTGTGTATCTAATTGATTTGTTTGGTTATTTGTGTTGTATGCTAGTCTATCAACTACCTCGTTTATTCTTTGTTCAAAAGCTCTCTGAATATTAAATGATGTTAATGGTCTGGATAAATTTAATTGACTTGGTAATAGTACAGGACCAGAATAAACAGTCTCAGATGGTCCAAAATAACTGTTTACTACTGGAACATCTGTAACTCTTAAATCATTTACAATATCTAGAAATATGGCACTAGCAGCATCCCATGTTAAATTGAATGTTTTGTTTTCTACAGTTGAAACCTGAAAATTATTTGTCCATGCAATATTTCTGTCTTTAATTTGAGTTTCATATGCATCTTCACTTAAAAGAACAGATTTTGGTGGAAGAACATAATATGTTTCGGCTTCACCATAAGTTTTTCCATGAGGAACGATTGGGAAAAATAATGCACTATAATAGTTTTGAATTCCTTCTCCAGCATTTTTACCATAAGGAAGTCTTGTAACAAGAACATCAGATCCAGAAGAAACTAATTGTTCAACTGTGTGGGATAGATATCTTTCAGCTGCTGTTTCTGGAAGACCAAAAACAGTATTAAACTGGGCCATGCTTGTTATTTTAACAATTTCATCAGTTGGTCCTTGAGCGGCAAAGCCAGCAACCATCGCAGCTGGTCTTATTGGTCTTTGAGAAGTTGGTCTTCTTGTTAGATCTATTTCTGTGATTTGAACACCGGGTGATTGGATTCTTCTAGGTGATTGTATGATTTTTGTAGCCATATTTTATAGAAATATTTATCTTTCAATAATACCAATTTATAAAAAAATAAAAATTGGATGTAAATAATAATAATATGATACCAGAAAATTTTGATAATTTGGTTTCTTCTTTATTGGAAGAAGCCGCCAAATGTACAGGTCCAACAAAAAAAGCTTCTAGTGATCGAAAGGGTAAGAAATGGATGAAGTGTGCTAAACAATCAGATGGTTCTTATAAAAAAATTCACTGGGGTCAGGCCGGTGTTAGAGTGACAGGAAAATCTGGAAATACTAAAAGAAAGAAATCTTTCAAAAAAAGACACGGCTGTTCTTCTGCAAAAGCAGGAACTCCAAAAGCAATGGCATGTCGTGATTGGGCTTAATAAATTTTATGTCAAAAAAACCACAGCCTAAAAAGAAAATTAACACTAAGGACACTTCTGCTTATATTCATCAAAACGAAAAAATAAGCTTTGATTTGTCTATAAGAGAATTACCTTGGACCATAAAACAAAAAGAAATCATAGATACCGTAATTGATAAAAAGGCAAATATGACATTAATTGATGGTATTTGGGGTTCTGGAAAAACACTTTTGTCTACATATATATGTCTAAAACTTCTTAATATGAAGAAGATATCAAATATTCTCTATATTAGAAATATTGTACAAAGTGGAACAGGAACGCTTGGTTGGCTTGGTGGCGATTTACAAACTCGCCTAAGTCCATACATGATTCCATTCCAACAAAAATTGGAAGAACTTTTACCACCAAGTCAAGTAAATAAACTCATTGCAGACGGTACAGTGGAATCACAACCAGTTGCCCTTTTAAGAGGAACCTCATATAACGCATACGGAATTATCATCGATGAAATGGGTTGCATGTCAAAAGAAGATATTATGTTAACTCTTTCCAGAGTGGGAAAATTTAGTTATGTTTTTGGTATAGGTGATTCTTGGCAAGTTGATATTAAAAATTCAGGATTTAAAGAAATATATGGGATTTTTGATGATCAAGAATCAAAGGACAATAATATTTATACGTATATGTTGCAAGACGAAATGGATGTTATGAGAAGTGATTTTTTAAAGTTTGTGATGAAAAAAGTAAAAAATTATAAAAAACAAACCATTTAATTTCACAAACGATGATTGGAAACCATCAGAAGGTAAGTAAATAATATAATGGACAACAAAGAACAAAAAATAGATTATAATAAAGTTAACAATAAACCAGTTGGTTGTTTTTATTGTGGAGCAACTACTTATGGTAAAGTACAAAACAATCAAATTAAATGGGTTTGTCCTAGATGCAATCAACTAGTAAAAGTAGGAAACGTATGAAATTAGACAAAATTATTGAGGAGATGATAGGAAGCTCTGCTAATATTAGAACATATTCAGCATATGAAACTCCTGCTCGCAAAGATTTTGTCACATCAAATCAGTCTGATTATAACTATTCATATCAACAAAATATCAGATCCGGTGGAGAAAGATTACCAGAACCACCAATAAAAGGATCTATACCATGGCCATTAGAAAATATAATAGAAGACTTTACAAATGGGTATATTGTTTTCTATGAAATTGGTCAAAAAATAAATTATTGTATTAATAACAATAAAACATTAACAAAAGACCAAAAATCTAATTTAAAAAAATACTTGAGAGATATAAAAAGAATTTTGGATCACATTAAATTAATGGGATCAAAAGTGTTAGATGATTCAAAGATAAATTAAAATTTTTATTGACATTATAATGTATTTTTTGTATTGTTGATACATGAAAAATATATTAAGGTTTTTAGTATCAAATATAATATTGTCTTCCTTGTTTGGTCTTATTTCTGTCTTGTCGGGTGGACATTTTTTATATGTTTTCCTTTTTTCTTTTTTGATATTATATGTACTTTATTCTGTTATAGCTAAAATTATAATTTCTTTTTTTAAAGAAAAGACTAGACAAAAAGAGTTGGATAAATTAGAAAATCTATCAACAATTTTAGAATGCGCGTATTGTTCGGATAAAAACATTTTAACCTTTATACCAGACCAAAATGAAAAATTAGAATTTACATGTGTCTCTTGTAACAAATTAAATTCTGTAATAATGCAATTTTCTGTTATTAAAAAGAATGAAACCATACAAATTAGTTCACTTTTAACAAATGATGAAGACAAAAAATAAAAATAAAATAAATTTAATCAATACACAAAATTCTTTTGATAAATCATTATACTATGCAAGATGGATAGCTTTATATGAAGCTATCAATATGATTGCAGAGGAGGCTGAACAGAGAAAGAAAAAATTTGAAAATATTAAATTAAGTCCCGTTAAAATAAAAAAATATATATCTAGTGTTGAAGATCAAATACAAAGACGTTTGATTGGAAAAGACCTGAATGCTAAAAGTATTTAATAATCACCATAGATGCTATCATTAGCGCATGGATTACTCAAATAGTCAAAATTCTGTTGAGAAGATTCTTCTAATGCATCATTATCGTCTCTTTGTGTATTTCCTTGCCCAGCACCTGGTCCTCCGGTTTCATAGCTATACTCATACCTTCTAGCCTTAAAGAACCACAAGTAATGTCCACCTAAAGGATTTATTTGAAACTCATCTATAACTTCTGTTAATTCATAAACAGTTGCTCCTCTTTTTGGGAAATGTATTCTGTCAGAACCAAACTCTTCTAGTTCTACAACATCTCCAGCTTTTGGTTCACTTCCCTCTCCAAAAACTTCTTCATACATTTTTGGATGAATTACACCATTTAAATCACTATCAGCCACAATACCAAATTTAGATAAAAGATAACTATCATTATTTAAATTTAGTAAAACTATTAGATTTTTACCTTCACCAAAACCAGATACAGTGTCTTCACCATATAAAGAATCTACAGAAGAAAGTGTTGTTAAATTGGAAAAAAACTTAACATCTTGACCATACATTTGAATCTGTTCACGATTCCAATTGTCAAAATTATTCCTTTCGTTTAAATTTACTTTCTTATTTAAAAATCTAACAGATTCCATTTTATTTTTTCCTTATTACAGAATATTTATTATTATATCTTACTAAATTTAAACCAGTTCTTTTTAAAGACATATTAAAATTCTTTTTATCATCAGTTATTGTTAATCCAAAAATATTAGCTAACTCAGATGCTATTTTTTCGGAAGGAATTGGCAAAAATTTTAAGTTTTTATTTTTTTCAAACTTTTTTATAATATAATGTGATCTTTTTACATTATCTGATCTAGGAACAAAATTTAGATGATTACGATCAATTGTATTTCTATTTAATGCTTGTGTATGATTTTTTTTAGGTTTTATAATAGAATTTAAAAGATTGTTTTCCTCAATGTATTGTTTAAAACTCATATATCTACTTATAAAAAAACTCCACCTGTTTAGGTGGAGTTTTTAATTTTTTAATTTTTTAATTTAATTTTACTTATTATCAACAAGTGTTTTGTTTTTTGCATTTACTGCATTTACTTTATTATTTTTACCTTGTAATGATTTTCCTGCTGATTCTTTATGTTTACTTAATTGCCCTTTGAATCCTTTTCCTGTAAGGGGAACATTTGCTTTCTTTTTCTTTGCAGAAAGTGATCCTTTAACTACATTGTTTTTAGGATTGTTCATTCCTTTTAAAAGCTTTTCTTGATCAACTAAAGAATGACCAACGATTTCAGCATCAACTTCTTCTTTCGTTAAGGTTTCATCACCTTCTTCATCTTCCTCATCTTCAGAGGAAAAAATGTCTTCATCTTCATCTTCACCCATGTCTTCACTCATGTCTTCATCTTCACCCATGTCTTCACCACCAATAGCAGATTGAAGAACTTCTATTAATTTTTGAGCAGTTTCTTTATCAAGAGTGAATGTTACTTCGTCAGAATCACCTTCATCATCCATTTCATCATCCATTTCATCGGATTCTGATTCGTCTGATAATTCAAAATCATCAACTTCTCCTGTTGTCTCTTCGTTTTCATCTTCTTCGTCTTTATCCATAGACCAACCAAAAGAATCTTCTTCTGATAGGATCTTATTATAAAGAGTTTCGAACGGATTTAATTGTTTGTTTTCTTTCATGTCTTTATAAGATTTAGATTTTTCTAATTCTCCATTATCATCATCGGAATTATGTTCACTTTCTACTGGCTTTTTCAATGTTACATTTTCTTCTGGATCGTTTGCAGTCTTTAAATCACCTAAAGCAGAAGAACCTGTTTTTAGATTTGTTTTTACAATGCCTTTATCAGCACAGCCTTCATTGACTATTTCTAAATATTTTTGTGTTAATGGATCGATCATAATTTTTAGTTTGTAATAATATTTACTCTGTCAAGATACATTTTCATTAAATAATATTTCTTTATTTATCAGCATTTTGGCTTCTTCATTTAAACAAAGTGGAGTTATGATCTCATAATTTTTATCTTCAGGAAACCAAATAATATGTAAATTATTTACCTGAAACCCTGTGTGTTTTTCCAATATGTGTTTATAGATGTGAAGTTGTAATGAGTATTTTACTAACTCACAATCTTGTAAATGTGAAAGATCATTAAGCATCTTTTGTCCCTTAAATCCTTCGGTTTTTATATTTTTATTTGTCTTGTAGTCGAGTATAGCCAGAGTTTTTTCTTTTTTATGGAATGATAAATTGTCTATTGTTCCACAAATACCGCTTTCTTCGTCACCAACAACAAATTCAGACTTCAAAAAATAATAATTTTTATCATACCATTTGTAAAAATCCAAAAAATTGATTATCATTTTTTTGAAAACTTGGATATATTCTTCTTTCTTTTGGTCTATATTTTTACATTTTTCCGATAATAAAAAAAGTTCAAATGCGCTTTCATCAATAGAAACAAATTTTCTATTTAAAAAATTTTCTATATATTTATGAAATTCAGTACCCTTCAAACATGAATAATTCTTTTTAAAATCCCATTCTTTCAAAACGTCCTCTGTTTTTTTATTTTGTTTAAATGCTAAATTTTTTGCTATCTTCTCTGATTCAAATTCTAATGAATATTTCTTCAAAAGAGAAGTTACAGAATACTTTGATAAAGTTCCATTTATTTTATACTTGTGATCTTTTTCAAAAAACCTAATACCCTTAAATCTTTCGTTCAAAAAAATGAAATCATCAAAACTTTTTATTGATTTTGTCATCTATAAAGAATATAATTTTTGATATAAAAAATCAATAACTAAATTTAATGACAACCACAATATACACAAAAATAGAATGGAAAGAAATAATTTCAAAGTTTCCAAAACCAGATGATGAAATAAAAGAACAAATATGGAATAAAACCAGAAATTTAAATATTCAAAAAGAAATAAAAATAGATGATGCAAAACAAGACTTTGATAGTCTAAACAAACTAAATTGCCTTTCCTTGATAAAGGAAAGTGATGTCTTTTCTAGATACGATTATAAATGGGATGTTGGTAGGAAGTATATTGATTCCTGTAATACAGGAAATAAATCTTCAAATTATTTTCATCAAGATCTAAGATATAGATGTGATTCTATAAATTCGCCTTCTCCTTACAGAACATGGAATGATAAAAAATTCTTTTTCACATTATTAAATGGGTTGTGGTCCTTAAGGGTAAAGGAAGTAACATCAGATACTCTAAGAACATGCGTTGCAATGCGAAAATATATAGCAAGCCAATTTCGTCCATCTTCTGCAAAATGTTTATATCAATATTTTAATGCAAAAAAAGTATTAGACTTTAGCTCAGGTTGGGGTGATAGATTATCAGGAGCAATGGCATGTGAAAATGTTGAAGAATATATAGGAATAGACCCAAACAAAGATTTATTTGATGGTTATTTGAAACAAATAGAAACATTTGGATATAAAAAACAAATACAAATGATAATGGAACCAGCAGAAGAAGCTGCTTCAAAACTTGATTATAACCCTGATTTTATTTTTACAAGTCCTCCCTATTTTATAATAGAGAGATATTCAAAAGACAAAACACAGTCTTGGCAAAGATACAAAAAACTTGATAAATGGTTAAATAATTTTTTATTTCCAACAATAGAATCTTGTTGGAAAATACTAAAACAAGAAGGACATATAGCAATAAATATAAGTGATGTTTATTGTAACCACACAGTAAACAATATATGTGATCCCATGAATGATTTCATTTCAACTCTTGAAAATAGTTGTAAGGTTGAAAATATAAACTATAGAATGGCAAAAAGAATTAATAGTAAATCAGGAAAAGATGGAATATTTGTTGAACCAATTTGGATATGGAAAAAACAAAAAAAATGAAATTCACAAAAAGACAACTCACTAAAATATATAATAATTGCTTAGAGTTGGTTAAAACAAAAAAACCTGAGTTCTTTTCATTCAGAAAAATGAAAGGAGTTGTGGGTTTGTGTTATGACGATCTCTTAGAATTTGATTATAGAAAAGACATTATTCCAACAATGTTTCACGAATGTATACATTTTATATACCCTAAATGGTCAGAAACAAAAGTACTTATAGCAGAAAAAAGATTAATAAACCACATATCCCCTTTACAAACAGCTTTATTTTTAATGGAGATATCTAAAAAAATTTATAAAAGTGAACTTATCAATGAAAAGGACACTTTGAGATTTTAAAATTTTTCTTTGTCCTAAAGTGTCTTTTATAGATATTAAAAAAATTTGAAGATGCTTTATACCATTTGAATAAAAAATTTGAATTGTATTTGTAAAATTGAACATTGAAATTTTCTCTTTTAAATGGAATAACTTGAGCAATTGGTGTTCCCTTTTCAATAAGACCAGTGAATCCTTTCTTTATAAAGAAAGGGAAATTAACAGGTAATGGATATTTGTCCGTATCCACAAGACCATCAAGAACCCTAAACGGAAGATCATCATAATACGAGGGATGTTTAAATATACATGACCAATTTTTAGGAGTCTCTATTATCCAAAAATTATTAAATCTATAAGGCTCTTCACAAAAACCTTCAGGAACAGGAATTCCGTTTGATTGCTGCATTACATGTGGGGTTATAAGGTTTAGATTTCCTAATGCCCATCTAAAATTGGTCATCTCATCTTCCTCTTCTGTTTTAATTTTTTCAACCCAAACATCACAAGGAAGAGGAATTGTGAAACCACAACCAATCATATCTCTAACAGGCATACAATTTTTTATTGTAGATGTAGGCATATTTAATTGATCTATTTGTTTTTTATCTGTATAATATGTGGGAATTTTTTTTAACCATTCTGGATTTATACTAGAAGAAGGAAACGGTTTTTCCAAATATTCAAAATATTCATTTTCAGTAGGAAAAATTTTTATTTTTATACTAGACATACTACTATAATAGCATTAAATATTGGCACTAGTCAATATGAAATTTTTTAATTTATTTCTAGCTTGGTTTTTTTATCTTTTAGGAGATTTTTTATGCAAATTTCCTTTTTACTTTTGCTATGTTTTATATTCAAAATTTATGAATCTTTCTGTAAAGTTCGATGAGAAATGTGGATATAAAATTTGGAAAGAATAATCTTGCTTTTACTCCCGCTTTTATGATAATTATAGTACTATGATTTTCGAAGAACAAATATCGCGCAAACCAAACAAGTATCCTTGGACAGAAAAATTTATCGAAGCAATCTATGCTGGATTTTGGACAGATAAAGAGTTTTCTTTTTCTTCTGATATTCAACAATTTAAAGTAAATTTAACCGATAAAGAACGTGAAATAATTATTAGAACATTGTCTGCTATCGGACAAATCGAAATTAGTGTTAAAACCTTTTGGGCTAAACTTGGAGAAAATCTACCACATCCTTCTTTGTCAGACTTAGGTTATGCAATGGCAAATACCGAAGTTATCCATAACAATGCATATGAAAGATTGATTACTGTATTAGGAATGGAAAATGTTTTCGAAGATAATCTAAAATTGGATTGGATTGAAGGAAGAGTAAAATATCTAAAAAAATACACACACAAATATTACAAAGATTCCAAAAAACAATATCTTTATGCTTTGATTCTTTTTACATTGTTTGTAGAAAATGTTTCATTATTCTCTCAATTTTATGTTATTAACTGGTTCGCTCGTTTTAAAAATGTTCTTAAAGACACTGATCAACAAGTAAAATATACTAGAAACGAAGAGTTGTTGCATGGTCTAATAGGATCTAAAATAGTTAACACTATTAGAGAAGAATATCCCGAATTATTCGATAAAGAATTAGAAGATAAAATTCTTACCGAGGCTCAAGAAGCATTTAAAGCAGAATCTAAAATAGTAGACTGGATGATAAATGGTATAAAAGAAGATGGTTTAGATGCTGATACAGTAAAAGAATTTATTAAAAACCGAATCAATATTTCATTAGAACAAATAGGATACTCAAAGGTTTTTGATATTGACAAAAATCTTATTTCCTCTACCATGTGGTTTGAGGAAGAATTATTGGGTACTAACATGACAGATTTTTTCCATTCAAAACCAACTGGATACCAAAAGTTTACACAATCATTTTCAGAAGACGATTTATTTTAAATTTTTATGCATTTTAAATCAGATAAAACTGCTGATGAATTGGCGTCATCTTGGAGAAATGCTCAACAAGAAACAATTGAAGAATTGTTAACAATAATTAAAAATCTCGAAAATCAAATTACGATTAGAGATAAAATTATTGTAGAATTAAAATCAGAAAAACAAGACAATATTTAAATTTATGACAAACAAATACGAATGGTTAAACAAAGATTCACGAAAATTTCTCGAAAGAGGTTATTTGCTAGAGGGGGAAACAGCAGAGAAAAGAATTAGAGATATTGCAGAAGCAGCAGAAAGATATCTAAACTTAAAAGGATTTGCTGATAAATTTGAAGACTATATGTCTAGAAGCTTCTATTCCTTGTCTAGTCCTATATGGAGCAATTTCGGAAGAAAAAGGGGAATGCCGATTTCTTGCTTTGGTTCTTTAGTACCTGACACAATGGAAGGGATTATGAATAAAGTTTCAGAAGTTGCAATGATGACCAAACATGGTGGCGGTACATCGGCTTATTTTGGAGAATTAAGAGGAAGAGGTAATGCTATTTCATCTGGCGGAGAATCTACTGGTTCTGTTCATTTTATGGAATTGTTTGATAAATTGATGAATGTAGTTTCTCAAGGAAGTGTTAGAAGAGGGTCATTTGCAGCATACCTTCCAATTGATCATCCAGATATTGAAGAATTTTTAAAAATTAAATCTGAAGGAAACCCAATTCAAAATCTTTCTATTGGTGTTTGTGTATCTGATGAGTGGATGAAAAAAATGATTGATGGTGATAAAGATGCTCGCAGGATTTGGGGTCTTGTTATTAAAAAAAGATTTGAATCTGGCTATCCTTATATTTTCTTTAGCGATAATTCTAACAACCAATCTCCTCAAGTTTATAAAGATAAAGGATTAAAAATAAATAATTCTAATTTATGTAACGAGATACATTTATCAAACTCAGAAGACGAATCTTTTGTTTGTGATTTATCTTCGTTAAATTTAGAAAAATGGGAAGAATGGAAAGATACCGATGCAGTAGAAACCTTAGTTTATTTTTTAGATGCTGTTATGACTGAATTTATTAACAAAACAGAAGGTATTAAGTTTATGGAAGCACCTAGAAAATTTGCAATAAACCAGAGAGCATTGGGTGTTGGTGTATTAGGATGGCATTCTTTATTACAGTCTAAAATGATAGGTTTTGAATCATTTGAGGCTAAAATGTTGAATAATGAAATATGGAGACTTATAAGAGAAAAATCAGATAAAGCAACCAAAGAACTTTCTGAAATATTTGGTGAACCAGAGTTACTAAAAGGATATGGTAGAAGAAATACAACTACACTTGCTGTTGCGCCAACTACAAGTTCGTCATTTATTCTTGGACAAGTATCTCCTAGTATAGAACCAATCGAATCTTGTTATTATGTAAAAGATTTAGCTAAAGGTAAATTTTCATATAAAAATCCATATCTTAAAAAATTATTAAAAGAAAAAGGAAAACATGATGATGATACATGGAAATCTATTCTTTTACATGGAGGAAGCGTTCAACATTTAGATTTTTTAACTCAAGAAGAAAAGGATGTATTTAAAACCTTTGGTGAAATTTCTCAAAAAGAAATCATCATTCAGGCCGCTCAACGTCAAAAATATATTGATCAAGGACAATCTTTAAATATTATGGTTAGTTCCGATACAAAGGCTAAAGAGATAAATGAACTTATGATTTTTGCATGGGAACAAGGTATTAAAGGTTTGTACTATCAAAGAAGTGGAAATGCTGCACAAAATTTGGCAAGAAATATTTTGAGTTGTAAAAGTTGTGAAGGTTAAAGATAAATATATAAAATGAAAACTGAAGATTTTAAAAATTTAGAACAAGTATACGAATCAATAAATAAAAAAGAAACTCAATTAATTTCTGAGGATGCAAATGAAACCTTGGGTGCTGCTCTTGTTTATGTTGTTGCTTTTGGATTGCCTTTAGTTTTTGAAGGATTGTCTAGATTATATCCAGAAATAAAAAATAAACTAAATGAAGCTAAACAAAATAAACAATTAGTAACAAAACTTCAAAGTGTTTTACAATCAAATAAAAAAGAACCACAATCAAAAAACGATAAAATTCCTATGTTAAAAGGTGGTAGGAAAACACCAGCTGGTTTTAGGCCATAATTTATATTATTTTGTTATTGATATAACAAAATAATTTTAGTATTATATTGGTTTAATGAAAATAAAGCTAATAGATAATAATTCAAAAATACCAACAAAAGGGTCTGAACAAGCTGCTGGATATGATTTATATTCATTACATGATTATTATGTATATCCACAAGAAAAAACAGTTATAAAAACAGGAGTTGTAATGGAGATTCCTACTGGCTTCTATGGAAGAATAGAACCAAGATCAGGTTTAGCAATTAGAAATGGTATAGATGTACTTGCTGGTATAATTGACTCTGATTATAGAGGAGAAATTGCTGTTATTCTTTATAATACAGATAAAGAAAGAACATTTTCTATAAAAAAAGGAGATAGAATCGCTCAAATAATTTTTGAAAAACATTATTCTTTTGATTTTGAAATTGTAGAAAAATTAGAAGAATCTCAAAGAGGAGATGGTGGATTTGGTTCTACTGGTGTTTAACACAAAAGTTTTTATTAGAAAGGAGGATACACACACATGAATGGTTATGAAATAAGACTTGAAGTTCTTAAATTAGCTCATGCTGATTGTTTTAATAAATACATTGAAACAATTAATAATATTCGTTTGGGTAATGAATCATCTATTCCACAAGATCAAATAGATAGTCTTTTTCCAAAGTCAGAAGATATTATTTCAAGAGCAAAAGAGCTTTATGAATTTGTAGAAACTCAAAATAGTTAAAAAATAAATTTATAAAAAGAAAAAAAACGCAAATTTAAAATTTGCGTTTTTTTTCTTTTTAAGAAGTAAATAATTTTGGTTTTGATGCTCAACAAGATCTTAATCAAAAACTCGCTTATAACAAGGAGAAATAAAAAAATGAATACAATAACAACACAACTAATACCCGGACATTATTCGTCCACAGAGAGGGTTTATCGCCAGTTACCCGCTTTGTTTAATGACAACTGGTTTAACAATGTATTTGGTGAATTCGAAAAAGCTTTCGATGTTCCAAATGCTGTATATCCATACAATGTAAAAACAGTTAAAGACAAAGACAACAATTTAAAAGAATATGTTGTCGAGGTTGCTTTAGCTGGTGTAGGAAAAAATAACATTGATGTAAAGGTCCGAGATGGACATTTATATATAAGTGTATTAAAAGAAGATAAAACAGAAGATTGTAAGGATTCTTGCTCTTATGTTAAGAGGGGAATTAGTACAAGAAAAGGTGCTTTGTCATTTTTGTTAAATGAAAATGCAAATGTTAAACAAATAAAATCAAGTTATATTGACGGGTTATTGCGAGTAACCGTCCCTGTAACTCAACCGGAGGTATTAAATATCGACATTAAAGTTGATTAATTAATATCTTAATCTTGTTGAGCATCGATTCTTATATATTTTTATAATAATTTTTCAAAATATATAAATATATGTTATAATTATTCGTTTTATTTTTTTAAATGTTAGCAAAAAATAATAAGTAAAATAAAGAATGATTTATAATTTTTCAGATCAAATATGTGGAGATACTTGGAAAGGTATTAGTTCCATAACTATAATGGAAAATAATTCCGCTGTAAATTTATTGGATTGTGATGTATTCCTACAATTTAGATCTAGTAAAAATTTAGCTTCTCCTGTATTTTTAGAATTATCAACATATTCTGATACTATTAAAATAGTAGTTCCAGAGATGGGACTTATCTCTATTCCAAAACAAATTATAAATATTCCTACAGGAGAATATAATTATGATTTACAAATAAGTTTTCCAACAGGAAAAACAAAAACCTATTTAAAAGGAAAAATAAATATTTTACCAGAAATAACAAGAATCTCCAGTGACCCTATAAATATTTATTCTCCGTTATATGATCAAAAATTAATAATAACTGGAAATGATGAAAGAATGTTAACGAGTGATGGAGAAAGATTAAATTATATATAAATAAACATATGCCTAAGAAATTCACAGATTTTCCACTAAAATCAACATTAACTGATAATGACTACTTTGTAGGAATAAACTCTCAAGAGAATTCAGAATTTAAAACACAAGTATGGAGTTTATCTGCTTATGTAGATTTATTAAAATTAAACGGAGCAACAGGATTAACTGGTGCAACAGGTTCAGGAGCAACAGGTTTTGATGGTGCAACAGGTTTTGATGGAGCAACAGGATTAACTGGTGCAACAGGTTCTGGAGCAACTGGTTTTGATGGAGCAACTGGTTTACAAGGTTCCACAGGTTTTGATGGAGCAACTGGTTTTGATGGAGCAACTGGTTTACAAGGTTCCACAGGTTTTGATGGAGCAACTGGTTTAACAGGTGCAACAGGTTCAGGAGCAACAGGTTTTGATGGAGCTACAGGTGCAACAGGTTTACAGGGTTCTACAGGTTTTGATGGTGCAACAGGTTCAGGAGCAACAGGTTTTGATGGAGCTACAGGTGCAACAGGTTTACAGGGTTCTACAGGTTTTGATGGTGCAACAGGTTCAGGTGCAACAGGTTTTGATGGAGCTACAGGTGCAAC